TTTTATATTTTTTTTTGCCTCTTTGGTTAAATAGCTATCTTTTTTTTTTTTTTTTTGATTATCCATTCCGATACCTCACATATCTACTTATTTTGATTACGCAAAATTATTAACAATTACTCCCCATTCAACTGTACCATCAATATGTACGAGATTAACCCCTCCTATTTGATATACAGATGGATTTAAAGAACCATATGAAACTGTTATTGATGTTACATCTTGTACTGTTTGTGTACTATACGAAACAGGATAGTATACTTCTTTATTTTCCGTGTCACTATGACTGACAATAACAATTTGTGGATATTCTACCAGTTTCCCAATTTTATCTTTTACTTCATCCAAATTAGTAATATCAGCGACTACACTTCCACCCGCTGTATCAATCATAACTTGTATAACCGTTGTTTGCGATCCAGTTCCATCTTCAAGATCAAGAAGCCTACGATATGTCTTTTTTCCTTCATCTGTTAATTTACTAATAATATCAATATCGTTCATAATATTTATCCTCATAAAAAGGCGAAAAAAGCCGCATATTCACAGATCGTGAATATACGGCTCACTTAAAAAATAAAAAAATCAAATTCACAATCTAAATAATATAATCAGTCTTTAAAAGACTTCTTGTTGGTATAAAAACCATTCTTCTTAAAATTATTCTTATTCTCGTAGGTTTTCACAGTAGACTGATCATGCTTCTCTTCGGGCTTCTCTTCAGGTTTTTCCTCAACCTTCTTCTCAGCCTCATCAGCATTTTCATCTACAGCTTTAACCGCTTCTTCAAACTTAGGCTCTACGGGATCAAGACTAATTTCAAGTTTTACTGGTGCTTTCTCTGCACCAATAAGCTCATCAACAAATTCAGCAATCCCATCAACATAAGTAGCTCGATTAACAAGATTAAGTTCCTTAAGTTTCTCGGTTGCCTCTTCCTTAGTTATGTACTTTCCACGGTAATCAGTAATAATATTGAACACATCACGACAACTCTCAACATCATAGTTGTTCTTCCATGTGTCATTTTTCTTACCACCACAATGATAACAATACTCATACTCCTTACCACAGCAAATACATTTACGCTTTACAATTCTTTCCATTAGTGATTCATCCTTTCTTTCCTACTGAAAAAAGCCCCACACCAAAATAGTGTGGGGCGAGATATTAGCAAAACACTAATGAATTAGTCCTCTTCGGTATCTTCGGGAGCGAAGTAAATGTTATAAAGAGCCTTGTCGGTAGAGCAGTAGTCGGTCTGAAGAGTACCGTTAAATGCGATACCTGCGTCAGTTGTAAGGGACAGGTCTACTTCCGGGGATACTTGGAAGGATGGGAATTCAACGTACATAGCACGAACCGTATCTGCGGAGCAAGGATCAATACCAAGAACTTTAAGGGTAAGCTTCACAGTTCCGGGGAACTTATCAGCAGAGTTACGAACTGCAATACCCTCGGTTACGTTACGATCATACTTAACGATGAAAAGCTGATCCTCAGCATCAGAAGTAGGAGCGGTAAGAACACCTGCGGTAGAAACAGCGTACTGAGTAGCAGAAGCGGCAGTACCCTTGGTGTACTCTTTACCCATAGTACCGTTAGTGGAAAGACCATAAACCTTTACACTATCAGTAACATAGCCAGCCATGGTGAGAGTATCACCAGTACCTACACGAACAACCTTCGGCATAATGATGGGCTTTGCAGAAGAAGCAAGCTCCTTACCAGAACCAGACTGTGCTCCAAGAATGTTAAAGTTCAGCATGGTATTGGTAGCACTGAATTCGCCAGATTTACCAGTATAGAAACGCTTAATCAGAGTACCGTTCATATCAACGGCATCTTTAGACTCAGCAGTAACGTTGATAGAAGCGTCAGAAAGCTGAGTAAGAACATAAAGCAGATCGCCATCAAAAGACTCGGCTACACCATAAATAATTCTATCAATTACGAAATCCTGAACCTCATACGATTATAAATCGTAATCTGAGATTGTTTGTTCACATAGAGTCGCTAATTCTATGCATCCTTTCCATATAAATAATGGTAGGTATCTGATATTTTCATATCAGCACAGACTATATCTTATCCATGCTTCATTTCTGAAGTTTAGGCGCAAACACTTCCACACGCTTGTGTGTACTCCCTTCACGAGGGATAGTCGTTGAGGGCAAGACTATTCATCTATTCCCTGCGGATCGCCCATTATGTTAAGTATTAAGTGTTTAGGATTTAACCATGCACCATATAATAGATTTTTTCTGCTTTCGCCACATTCACATCTGAACATATTTCGGTTCTATGTTGTAGTTCTATTATCTTTAGGGTTTTCCCGCATATTCGTTTGCTTCATTGGGTAATAATACTACCGCTACATACATGTTTCCATATATGCTGACTATTTCATAAATGTGTAAATTATATAACCCCACATCTATAATTTAATCAAGTTTAAAAGCCATAATTACTTTTCCTCCTATTTTAATAGAAATTTTAATTGAAGCAATATAAAAATAAAAAACAGACGGAGTATAAACCCGTCTGCTTCTTATAGCGACATATATTATAATCCTTGTAATCCTATTAATAAGAGTAATAATGATTTAATAGCGAAGCTATTTATTTCATCAAACTTCTCATGAAGTTGAATTCTTCCTTTGGTACTTTACTTAAATCCGCAAAACCAGAACTGGCTGAACTCAAAAGTGCTCTTGTATTCTCATACACCTGCAACCTCTGAACAGCGTCCATGAATTCAACTATTCCAACATGATCTAATTCATCTGCTCTATATTTGAAACCCGGATGATTAATACAAGAGGAGATAAGCGGAAGCAACATAGAAGGATTGTTATCCTTCTTCTGCATCAGCAATTTATCTTCTTCCTCCTGAATAATCCATTCCTTAGTTGTCTTACCCTTAGCTTTTTCCACCTTCGGAAAAATATTGAACATCACACGCATATAATTTGCCATCTTTGTGTAAGTCTCTTCATCTATCAGAAGCTCAGTTTCCGGATCATACAAAACCATAACCTCTTTATAATCCTTTCCTTCTTCACCCTCTTCACCTTCTTCAAGAGGTTTCTTCATGTTGTAAAGTCTAAGGGATCTGAGATCAACATCCTTAAAAAGGATCTTCTGAACGTCTGGATGAATACCACTTACGAGCATAGCAAAAAGCTGAAAATCAGTTATTTTGTTCCAGTCTATCTGCATCTTCCATAACTGAAGTCTATAACTTGTTGGGTTACTGACAAAAATATTTACCGTAGAATAAAACTCTTTTTCACCAAATTGTTTGTGATCACCGAATTCTATAATCTCACCAACCATAGGTTGATAGATTGTAATTCGATCATTTACCACATATGGTTTTTTCAGATACATCTTCAAAAGATCAATTTGTTCTACAGCCTTTTGTCTGGCGGCGGCATACTGTTGACCATTGATATCAATGTTTTGAACTTGCTGTGTAGAATTTTTCTCTACATGAAACTTATCTGCCATAATATCACCACCATTATAAATTCATATATGAATTAATGGTTTTAGGTTTGCCACCATAACTCTTCACAAGATTATTCGGCATATCACCCTCGAAGATGAGAGTGCGTGTTGCATAATCATTATCAGTTACAGATGGTCTGTCAGATACCAAATGCACCTGACAACCAAACAGATTAGACCAGTTAAAGTCATTCTGTATCAATGCTCCCATTAAATCATGTTTTGCTAAATATGTTGTCTGATCAACAATATTCTTTTGCTCAGACAAACAATAAAAAATGATTCTTGCAATTTTAATTACTTTATTGTATCGAGCCTCTTCAGAGAACTCGACTTCATAACACACAAAATTTTGTGATTTGGTCTGCGTAGGATGAATGATAAAATATGGAAGGATGTTTACACCAAAATAATCATCTGGTTCTGCATCAGCTTCCTCCAACTCTTTATTATCAATCACATGAAGTAATTTTGTGTTTGACAGAAGCTTCTGCTTGATTAACTCCTTCCAACGAATGTTATCACTATCCAACGAAGTTCTCAGCGCACGAAGCTCGTCAATTTCTTGATCTGATATGTTTAAGCCCATTATGCGCCTCCCTTTTACATACCAACTATTTCAAAACTCTGTTTCGCAGTAACGCCACCTTTGATAGCAGTTACAGAAACTATCTTACCAAGTAACTTATCAGAAGTGGTTTTGATCTTAATTTGATTCTTAGATAAAGTGGTATCATCATCAGAAGTGATGAAGCTGATTGTTTCATCTGACGAGGTTGTTATCTCAGTACCATCCAATTCTATTTTCCATCTATCAACATCTACATTCTCAACCACGTTTTCGTACTTATCGAGAAACGTAGCAGTGATCTTCTTGTAATTGCCTCTAACTTTAAGAGCAGGTTTTACACCTCCAAATACGAGTTTGATGTGATAATCAGGAAGAGAAGAGTGCGGTATCTGTTCCTCAGCCTCTACAGAATATTGATCAATTGGGTAGTAATCTGCCCACATACCAATAATCTTTCCAAACTCATCTCTCTCAATATAATCTCTATGAGAATCAAAAATATCTTGAGCGAGAGTAACCAACAAACATCCTTCTGACTGAAGCCTGTTTACTTTACTAACTAACCAACAACGTGGGTTCTCGGTTTTTATATCAATTATCATTCGCTGATTATAGAAAATGTTTTCAGTATCTTTATTCATAGGAACTACAAATTTAATTTGGTCTTCAACGGTAGTAAATTTGAAATCCGTCCAGAGGCCAGAGTTGTCTTATATCAACACAATGTAATAATAACAAGTTGTTGTTGTATGTTAACTATTGAGATCGTTACTTTCAATAGAATTATTTATACTATAATAATATAAATAATTTCTCATAGTCTCCTATGAGATCAGATCATATCAACACCATATTCTTTTAGAACTTAGGTGATTCCCGTTACCCCACTTGGGGACTTGATCGTTGAGCGTTCTTTTTAATTTATCTAAAAAAGCTTCGTTGCTGATTGACTTTATTTATCAGATTGTTACCATTTGGTACTGATAACCTAACGAGTGTTCTCAGCAGTTAGAGAATTTTCGACATATGGTTTCCCATATGAAGCGCACAATATCTACGAATTCTGACTCCTTCTTACACCAGAGATGTTAAATTTCTTTCCTTTATAAACATACTGAAATACATGATCACATGGTAATACATCATACTTGGGAAATTGCGGATCATAATAATCCGAAATTCTTACCACCAACCATTTATTATATCTACCCTCAGCATCAATGATATCTATATACAATCCAACTGGGAAAATAGCAGAATAAGCATCTTCAAACAATTCACCATAATAATTAACATTACATTGCTGATGAGGTCTTAACTGAATGTGTCTTGTAACGACATCTTTGTCATAGCTTTGATGTGTAGATATAATAAACTTAATTTCTATAGGAATCTTCTTGGGATCATTTTTGGAATTAAGATTCTTCAACTGCGTCTTATGATCATCATGATAATAGTCATACAGATACGCAACCTGACTCGCAGGATCATTCCACCAAGTGTCATTCATTGTATTGTCAGACTGTATCTTGGCTTTCTCACCCACCGTCATATATCCTAACCCACTTCTATAATTACTGTCAGTATATAGAGCTTTAAATTTTTCATATACTCCCATCGCTATCACCGACCTTCATCGCACCTGCAATAGCACCTGCGTCCAAGATAAGCTTACGATACTCAGGGAATGTATAATCATCACTCTCAAAAAGATTAAGAGCGGCTTCCAATATTACAATTACATTAACTAAATCATCAGGATAGAAGAGTATTGAATTAAATCCAACTATTTTCTTCATTATATTCTTTTGGTAAGCAGAGACATTTATATCAGGATAATCCTCAGAAGTTTTCGGATCAGTGTAAAGAATACACCAGAAAATCATCCGCTGAACTTCCTTAATATAATGTCGTATCTGAGCCTCGGTGAATAAACCGTATTTTGTTTTAACCATATTTACATCACCCATATCACTCACCATACTTTCCAAAATAATACCCATGTTGAGAAAGTTCCCTTCCCAACTTTACCTCAAGGTCATGAAGCCGATCCTGCATCTTTCCGTAATTATCAATCAGTTTCTTTTCTTCTTTACCACCAATCATGACAGCCATGTTAACACCAGTATCAATCTTGGACGGAAGATAGTTGATAATCAATCCTTCAGAAAGAATGTTTGTCACAAACTCCCTGTCATATTCTTCATCAACTGAGTTCCTCAAGACATAATCCAGTACCATCACTTCATCATCTGTGGTAAAAGAACTGAACTGCTTTCTAAACTGCGGAAGAGCAATGGCGGCTTTCAACCAGTTCTTCATATAGTCGTAAAAATCATCCTCAACAAGCTGAAATAATTCTGTGTCTTGTATTCTACTAAGCGCTCTCTCATATATTGTTTCATACTTTATTGAAGACATGACGCACCTCCGTTAATCAGGAATTACCGACATAAGATCAGTGCCACAAACATCATCAATAATTTTAATCTTTTTAAGAGAATCAAGAGTGCCCTTCTCAATCATGGTAGCGGCTCTAACAGCAACAGCATTTCTCATACCATCAGAAATCTCTGTGAGCACCTTACGAAGGGCGGTAGAAGGAACATTAATAATCGCATCAACATTGTCAAGACCATATACCTTCTCATCATAAAAGTCCTTAAGGTCTTTCCATCTTGGCTGATCCAAAAGTTCCTCATCCTCAATTACGAAATATGGCTTATACAGATATTCGGACTTGGCAGTTTTCCTCGCCCAAAGATCACCATACTCAACCTCGCAAAGATCACCAGTAGCTTTCCAAACATATGGAATTCCAGACTTACCAGTCATTTTGAGCCAACCCGCAGAAACATTTCTACAAAGAATAAGATCATGCTGATCATAAACCTTCTGCGGCTTTACTTCCTGCTTTACTGCTTTCTTCGGAGTTACGACTTTCTCAGCGACAGCCTCTTCGGTCTCATCAACCGCCTCCTCAGAAACAGCTTCCTCAGTTTCATCTACCTGAGCTTTCATAGCACCCTTTACAGCTTCCCTTGCATCATCAACTTTTGAAGCAGTTTTTGCTTTTGTAACATTAATTGAACTTGTTCTTCTTGCCATTATATATTCTCCTTATCTTCCTTAAAAAAGTTGTGCAGAGGAGTAACCACTGCACAACTCAGTAAGTGTAATTTCATCAAGCGGTAACGATATTCCAAGTACCAAAGTATCTTCCGATCACGACACCAACACCAATCTTGGTGATGTACTTGAACTCAGAAGTCATATCATTAAGAGTAGTATTATCGGTGATCTCACGAATCTCGGCATCACCCTCATACACAAGCTTAATGAACTTGTTATCAACAACAGGCATAATCAGAAGAACGTTAGGATTAACAAGCTTATCCTTTGTAGTTCCCTTAGCAAATACCTGCGGAATCTCTACAACACGAGTACCTTCCCAGATACCAACATGACCAGTATTTCTATGATCATCCTTATCAGCGGCGGCTCTCCAATCAACAGGAACGAGATTGCTCAGACGAGCAAGAGCAGTCTTAGTACCCATGATAACTACCTCGCTACCACGGTTAGCGGCCTGAACATCCTCAACCATAGTCTGGAAATCAAGCTTGGAGTCAGCAGTAAGCTCAGAGGTCTTATAGAACTGATCATCACCCGGAAGGATCTGAGAACCTGCGGACATAACAGCCTCAAAGACAACCTCGTTTACATAAGCGTCAACAGCGTCATAAACAGCCTTGGTGAGTTTAGCCCAGTCAGAGCGTCCCAGAAGAACTCTCTCATACTCTTCATAAACGCCAAGTCCTACATACTCTGTACGAACACGGTAAGGCTCATCCTGACCCAGTCTCTGACGGTCAATGTCCCAATGGTTGCCAGAAAGCTTTGCAACAGAAAGAACAGTATTGTCCTCAGTTACGAACTCGTTCTGATCACCATTAGAAAGATTTCTAATGTCAACCCACTCTTGGAAGAACTCATTCTCGCCCCAACCAGTGGTAAGAGCCTCATCAATATAGTCAATCAGAATATCGAACAGTTCAGGACGATGGTTTCTGATGGCTCTCTTGTATTCTTTTGCGGACATCGTCTCACGATTTCCACCAATAATTGCATCAAACTTTTCGGAAATAAACTTGTCAGCATCAGCCTTAGTAATGCCGGATTCGAAAGTGCCACGACCTGCATCAGAAAGCAGTTTGGAGAACTGATTGTATTTTGTCTGGTCGTTATCGAAAGCTTTGCTTACATTATCATACATAAAAATCTTCATAACAAATATTCCTCCTCTCTACTTTTTTAATTAGTCATTAGCACGAACAACGAGCTTATAGAATATGCCCTTCGTGCCTCTATTGATCTTCTCAAGAATCTGAGCAACAAAAGTCTTACCATTAGGCTTAGTAGTTCCTGCATCGCTAAGATCATAACCATCAGCTACAACATAATCGCCAACAGCGATTTCAGCACCATCAGCAACAGCAATACCATTAGCAGAAATGGTGAACTTATCGCCACGAACAAGATCATAAACCCTCATGATCTCACCCTCACCATTGTAGAAATTGGACTCAAGGGTAGCGGCATACGGAGTAGAATCAGGGCCAACAGGAACAGAAAGAATAAGACCAACACGAGAAGTAGCGGTAGGCTCAACCATGGTGAAATACTCATTCTTCTCCCAAACCATATCATCAAGATTTACGACTTTACCATTATCAATATCAGCAGCAGCTTTGATATTGAAGATATGTCTGCCATATGTAGTTCCAATAAGATTAGTAGACTCGGCAACAATATGCTTATCAACATTTTTTAAAAATGCATTAATCATAACTATCTTTTCTCCTTTACTAAAATTTAATTTAACTATTTAGTTTTTGTTATTAAAAAAGTCTTCGAAGATACCACCATATGGCTTATTCTTCTCAGATGTTTTTGTTTTATTTTCAGAATAGAATCCAAAGAATCTCGTTTCGTTTGTATTAGATTCTTTCTTGGCAAATGTATTCACATTTCCTTTAGCAAATTTGGCAAGCAGAAGATCAGCTTTAATACAGAAGTCTTCAACAGAGTAGTTGTCAACATCAGCGACAAGTGCCTTGAATTCATCAGTATCTTTAATTACATCATAGTCGCTATTATCAATTACTCTGGCGTGCTTCTCTTGTAAAACTTCTTTTGCTTTATAACTGTTAAGTTCGGTCTGCATTGATTCATAAGTATTTCTCATAAGATCAAGCGCATCTCTCTCAGAAGCAGTCAGGAACTCAGCAAACACTTCAACCCTATCACCATTAAGAGCGATATTAGTACCATCGTTTGTATACTCCTGTTTGTAATACTTGCAGGTATCCCAATCTTCCATAATAAAATAATTATTATAAACAGTATTGATAAACAAATACTCTTCAGGATAAGTAGCATAAATAAGATCATACAAAGCAAGACGAATATCATCATGGCTCAGTTCGAATGTAAATTTCCTTGTTCCGTTATCCTCTGTAGTTGCATTTTCATTATTTGCAAAAGTTTCATCAGGAGTAGATGGATCTTCGTTCGAAGACGCATCATCTGACTCACCGTTAGAATTGTCTTCAACAAATTCAGAAACAACAGGTTCGGATTCGGTAGTAGTCTGATTCTCATTCTGTTCAAACTGTTCAGCCTCAGCATTGTCGGCCTCAGCTACTCTCTGAGTGTTTTCCTCAGCTACAGTCTCCTCAACAACATTCTCAGAAGAATTCTCTTCCATAGTCACTGTCTCAGGAACATTCTCAACAGTCTGGTTCTCATCTGCTACCGCATTTAACTCCTTGTTAACATCCATCAGATTTTCCTCCTTTCTCGAATAATTATATATAGATATATTAGATAAAGTCTCATTAAGCTTATCTAACGTTTCTATCAATTTAGCATTTTCCTCATTGGAAAATCTGACAACAGAATTATTGTCCTCTTTGAAATCCTCAAGATCGAGTCTTGCGCCCTCCATACCTTCCTCAACTGGCGTACCATAATTACTTGAATCAATGCTACGACCCAGAAGAGTGACACCTTGAACTTCAAAATCATCCAAAGATAAAGCGCCCTCATCTCCGTTCCAAGACATTTCATCAATCAAAAGCTCTACCGAAACTTTAGTTCCACCTTTAGCTTCAATGATATCAGCGGCTCTTGTGTAGTATCTGGGTATAGCCGCATAAGCCATGATATATGTCTTGTCATTTTTCTCATCATACCAAAACCAAGGTTGATCAGAAGTAATAGACCCGACTTGCTTTTCTATATATACGAGATTGCCTTTTTTATCTATCTCGATCTCATGACTTGTAAAATCATAATCTTCCTCTTCATCAGAACCAAAGTTTTGAATATGTGCCAATACTGGCTTGTATTTCATAGTAGCCATTGCTTTCTCAGCAGATTCCTTTGGAACAAAACTTCCATTACGGTTTTTCCCTATATGGAAAGATCTGAGCTTTCCAAAGAACATAGAGTCACTTGAGACATCATTTTCATCATCCAATTCAAAATCTGCTGAAGTATGGACACACAACTGGTATCCAGTATCTTTTGAACTAAAACGCTGTAACTTGTTGGATTTACAAAAGGACATTAAATCATTTAAAGTTAATATTTTTTTCATACCTATTCCTTTCTAAATGATTTAAACCATTTGCAACATTTATAAGAAAAGCGTATTGGTATACGCAATATCTTTTAATTTTTCAAATAATGCGACATTATTCTTTCCATTATTATTAAGGAATACATATCTACTATTTGTGAAATTCATCAATCTATATCCGGCTTTCTCTAAAGCTCTCGCAGAATCAACATCTGTAGTAATAATAAATTTCTTTTCCATTACATTACTCCTTCTACTCGTCCTTCATCTCTGGCTTCTTCGCCTTTTTCTGATACATCATCTTCAAGTGGTCTGCCACCAGTGCTATCAGGTGTTGGATCATATACGCCACCAGATCTCTTGGTTGTATTAGCATCTATATCACCATTTGGACGGAAGCTCGTTGAATAACTGCTCATCAATGGTTTCATTAAGTCTTTAATACCAGATAGATTCTCAAAGCGTAACATATTCCATGCTTCTTGTGGAGTAAGATCAAGAGATGTTAAGTAATCCAAAGCAGGAGCACCGAGCGTTGCGGCATCCTTCTTTTCCTTAATATATTCATCCTTGTTATACCAAGTTTGTTTATGAAGCTTAAACGTAATGTGTTCGCTCATATTTCTTTTGATGAAATAATTAAAATTATCAGTAAGCTTATCCACCATAATGAATGTTGTGGCAGTATCATTTGCAATTGCCTGCTTAAGTCCAATTGAATTCGTTGAAGAACCAGATGAAACCACAAGCTGAGACGCACCCGCCTGAGAGAACACGTTGTTTATAGACCTCGAAATCATATCTACATCATTAGTAGAATTTGATCTATCGAATGTAACAGACTCAAGATCCATAGGAGAGTAAGCAGTACCAACAAGGTCAGGAACTGCGGCATCAATTAATTTCTGTGTCTCCTTAATAATGTCCAGAGAGACAGCAAAATCATCAACCCTATCAGAATCTATAAGAGGAATCTTACTTACTAACAAAACGTAGTTTTCAAGAATAGCTTTATCAGCGGTAAGCTGTTCATAGTCAAGCACATCAAGAAGAGGAATCATAATACCAGTAAAAAATGGAAGAGGATAAAGTGCCTCACTATCATCATTAGCTATGGCGCACATACTTTTTTCAGGTGGTAACATAAACCAACGACTGTTCTTTCTGTCATTCTTATATGCTTTCCATCCTTCTATAAACACAGTATCCCATAAACCAGTTGTATCAGTTGGATCATCTGGGTTACTTGATTCTACGAATATCCTGTTATTTCCTACAGCAAAATAAGAGGCATCAAAATATACAATGAACTGACCATTTTCATTTTTTCCAATTATCTTGCAATACTTCGGATCTAATGCTTGAATAAACGAGCCATCTTCCTTGAAATGATAAATGTATCCATAATACACACCATCTCGAATTAAATATATCATCATGTTCGTAAATTCTTTTGGAATGTCTATTGCGTTCAAACGCTTGATAACCTTCTGATATTCACGCATTACCTTTTCATAATCTGCCTCTCTTATAATATCTGTCTTTATAGATACAGTATAATTATAAGTAGGTAAACTTGCATGATACAAAATTATCTTTTTATAAAGAGTAGAAGTCCTATACAAGTACCTCGACACCTCTCTGATATTATCCTGATTGGTATATGGATTTTGGAAAAACTTTTTAATTAAGTCTTTTGTATATGAGAAGAAAGACAGATTACCACTTCTTGAAACATTCTGAAGCAACAACTCTCTAACTTTTCTAAAAGCAATAGCCCTTTTTCTTTCCTCAACATTATCGTCTTCACTTTCTCTTTTAATCCGATAATCCATTCTTTTCTTATCTGGCAGAATAGAGGAATTATCTTCAACTTCATTTTTCTTTTTTGTTTTCTGTGCCGCTCCTATTGACTTATTACCATCAACTTGATTGTATTTCCTAACAATATCAGCGGCGGTAGATTTAGAATTAGCCAATAAACAACACCCCCAATCATCTACCAAATGCCCCTATCTTGGGCTTCTTGAAATACGCATAATTTATTAACTGCCCTTTATCAATGGTGGGCTTTTGTTCCTTAATAGATATATCTGACGCAATCTTATAAGAGTATGCGAGAGAAGAGTATCTATCCTTTCTGTTCCCAGAACGCTCTTTAACTTTTACCATTGTGCCATTTTGTGTATAATCTAAATTAACGATCTCGTTTATTAATAGAGATGTTTGTATATAAGGAAGCTTTAACATGTGTCTATCATTTTGAGAAAGCTTGTTATATCCCTTAATCTTTGGTAACACATCATCTGCATCATTCTCTGTGATAAGAAGATTAATCTTGTTGTTCTGGAATCCTGCCCTTAATCCAAAGGCAATATCGCTATTAAATTGCGGAGAAGCTTTTATACTCCACACAACCTTTTTAGCATTTTTAACCTTACAACGATCTGCCATAACAGAATCGTTTACACAGTTTAATGCATCGTAAGTTGTTTGATATTCATCGTCATATTGGTTTTTTATTATATAGTCAAACACGCCAAGTCCTTGTCCTGCTGTGTCAAGCACTAAATCAGTGCATTCGAATTGATAAAACAACCTCATAACAAGGATACCAAGTTGGTCTGTTGTTAGACCTTCATTACTTTCTATATAAACAATATTACTTATATATTCATTTGAACTTTCCGTTGGGATCGCACTATTGATAATCAGAGCAGAAGCGTCATTATTCTGCTTCTTACGACTCTTCATAAGTGCAACGTCAACAGATAAGATTCTCCGCTCATTATGTTGTAATGGCGGCGGTTTAATATTTAACGCTCTATATATTTCCAGTGGATATAAGGAATATTTAATTTTCCTTCTATCTGAAATACTTTGATATGTAAAGAAACTTCCATCAGAATCGCTATAAAACAAACACCCAGACTCCATCAAGAATGAAATTTCATCGAAGCTTGCTTCACTCATCTTGTCCTCATAGTCCTCCCTGAACTGAAGACCCTCTTTTATAGCGAGTTGGTAAGGTATTCCACAACAAAAATATTTTTTGTTTTCATCTAACATATTTACGAAATATGATTTCAATTCATCATATGTCCAGTTGGATTTTGTGGAGCAAGAACTTGCCATAAGAATAGAGTTACGTTCCTTTAGATGTGCATACTCTGGCTTCTCTAAGTAGCGAGGAGCACGAGGAGAAGTCAGGAAGTTTTTAAGAACCGTATTGATTACGGAATGATCAACAAGCACAACTTCATCTATAATAAGGATGTTTGCTCTGTTATGACGAGACGAATCATTTGCCACAACAGTATGGATCAAAGAACCATTCTTGAAACCGATATGAGGATAATTCACACTGTCAGAATAATCATCTATTTCCGAACATAGATTCATAGACCCCCAACCATGTAACTTCATGAAGTCATTCATAATTCTCGTGATAATCTCACGGCTCTGTTCCTTTCTGAACGAAGCTACACAGATAACTGTTCCGGGATATAAGATACATCTGATTACAGCATACAGCGCAAGCAAGTGCGTTTTACCAATACCTCTTCCTGCCCAAAACATATTATTTATGTTGTGCATAAACTCATACAGATTTATTTTTTGAAACGGTTTCAAGTTTGTGATATTCAGATAATCAACCGCAAACTTGCTTGGATTCTCTCTATAATAAGCACACCAAGCCGCAACACCTTCCATGAGTCGTGTAGATTTTTCTTGATAAATATCTTGTAATGACTTCTTCTTATCATCAGACATGACGCATCACCGCTTAATAGTCCTCAACATTAGAGAAGATTTTGTCAAACAAAGCCTCATTTGTTTCATCATCATCCTGATTGTACTCTGGCTTTTTCACAGTATATTTATCCATAACCTTCTCATAGATATGAGAGAAGGAGTTTGGGATGTTCAGCATTTTACTCATATGTCCACGGTAGAATGCATCAATATATAATCCCATCTTATCTACATCCTTCAGGTCTTCATCAACCTCTGGAATTGGTCTTGTGTTTTCCCATTTCTGGATGAGTGTACCAAATGTCTGTGCATCTGACATAGCATCCATATTTCCTGCATTTTGTTTAGGCTGAATATTTTGGGTAGCAAGTAGCTCCTGCAAGCTTTTGTCTAAATCCTTAGTAGATTTACCTTCCCTTCTTGCTTTCATAGCGTCAAGCTTATTAAAGCAAATCCTTTCAAAGATTTCCTCCTGTGCTTTAGTCTGACACTCATATCTGCCAACCCAGTCCTCATATTCGTTCTCAAGGAATATAAGATCATCGTCTGGCATATTCCCAAAACGTTTCCTTGCTTTATTTAATTTCTCTACATTTTCTCTTGCTTCTTCGGTAACAACCACATTAGCTTTATTTGTATCGCCAAATTGAGAATCATCCCATCTCAAATCCTTATACTGATTCAGTGTTTTTATCATTGGAATATATGATGCGAAAGGAGAAAATCTTGTTTTTTCCTTTGTGTTATCCATAGCACTCTTTACGCATGATTCGTACAGTTCATCAATATATGGCCTGTCCATAAGTCTTAAAACAAACTGAACAGAATCCTTTGTTTCTCTGGGTTCATCTCTGGTTGTTTTTCTTTGTTCTACCATCATCTGTACACAATTTTTACAGATATAAAAATATCCAGATTCATTGTCTTCGTCCGTATAGAAGTTTGCCGAAGAGACGAACTTATTACAGTGGTGACAATAAAGATACTTCTTCACATCTGGATCTGTAATTCTGTTATACTCAGTTGCGAGAGAAGAGTAAGCTTTTCTTACATCAGCAATAGACATTGCCTTGATCTCTGCGTCTGTTTTGGCTTTCAATAAAACAGCCATTTGACTTCCTCCTTATTTTCATTATTTATATACATAAAATAATATTATGCATATATGTAAACAAACAAATTGATTTAATTTGTTCACTTAAATATGTGCATAAAAAAAATAAGGACAAGCCATAAAGACTTGTCCTTTAATTATTTTAATAAAACCCCCTCTGGATGTCTTCCCAGTTCTTGTTGTCGCCGGGCTTAGGGGTCGTGTCGGTGGGGTTGTAGTAGGGGTTGATATATGTGGTATACATGGTAACACCTCATCACACCGACTTGCTTAAACCCATTGCATAAAGCAGGAAATTCGGCGAAATTGTATTAGTCCCTTCGGAGTATAATATTAAAATAACGTTACGTACGTTAACATTTGTATTAACAACCGGGCCATAATATACCCCAGATTCACCCGTCACTTGTATAGACAAAATAGACGCATATGCCAGTAAAGAGGCGCTTAGTGGTTTAGCGAATAAAACCGCAGACTTAAAACCCTTCTCCCGCAATCTTCCCAAAGCAGAGTAAACACTAGAAGCTGCACTTGTGTCAATTACATGATATGTTTTACCCGGTTCAGTGGTAATTTGATCGGCGCCCATGGTTCCGATAATCTCGGTATTATCTCTCCCTTCCTTCATCGCTTCCAGTTCCGTCGCCGTTACGCTGGTTTCGTCTTCTGTACCTTTCCCAAGGGTCAGGCCGGCCGAGGTTTCAAGCTGAGTAGTGAATGAAGAGGATGAATCAGAACCCGATCCACCATTTGGATTATTGATAACAATAGCACCACCATCTGAGTTAACCCCAATAACATGAGCCACATAATCCTCATCAGTCCCATTACTGATATTAACGGTAACCATACTTTCATTGAACATCTCTAACAGTTCAGAAGCAGATACCTCTTGAGTATGCTCTTCATCATAAAACAGATCAGTTCCATCACCATAGAGTTCCTTCGTGAAACCATTTCCATAGTTAATGTGTTCTGTATATACTGGATATGCAATCTCATCATTATCTCTCACAATAACAATAGATCTACATAAAATATTCTGCGTATTATCAATTGGCTCAAAAGAGGTATACGTTGCCCTCTTCTGATAACCACCACCTGCAAGTGTGTTATACTTCGGATTCTCCTGAACCCTATAAAGATAATGCTCCTTCTCGGTAGTATCATTCTCATATGTCAACACAACCATTGTTGGGATAGCAGTAGCCAACAATATCTTAGCAACATCTATATTCAGTATAGTTGCCTGACCTGCACCCTCAGAATACTGAACATAAATTCTCGCATACTTATCATACCAAGTAGGAATAAGACTTGTCTCATCATTCAGCAGTGGAATAACTGCGGCATTACTATTTGCATAATTGCAAACATATACCTTATTATCTCCACTTTCAACAAGTCCAAAAATATATGTTGTTCCACCATCAGTGACTTCTAATCGTTTTACATCATCATTTCTAACCAGATCATTTACAGTTGCAGATTCATCATCAATCTCTAAACCAGAAATAGCATTATTAACAATGGTATATGTAGCAACAGAATCAACCTTACTTGTCAGATCAGTTACATCTTCTTCAAGATAATCAAGCTGATCAGTAATGTTATTAATCACTCCTGCGTTTAAAATTGTCTCATCATTATTACCTTTGGATAAGACAATTCCACCACCAACACTTAACGAACCAGATATTTCTTCATTACCTTCCCAGTCAAGTGTACGAGCATTCCTTCTGCTGTTTTGTGCAGTACCATTACCGACAATCTCTACATACTTGCCTTTATTATCCTGTTGGTTACTATAAGTATCTACAATATTATATTGTCCAAATACGTGCTGTGCATCTCTGTTAGCAGTAGTATAATATCCCTCAGCGTGAGCATAGTTTCCACCTACGACAGTACCCAGACCTTCGGCGTGAGCACCCTCAGCAGTAGCAGAAGTATCTTTACCTTCTGTGTGAGCATAATTACCACGACTATCAGTATTGTATCCTTCAGCATGACCATACTGTCCAGTTACACTTGTACTGTATCCTTCAGCGTGACCACCAATTGCATACACACCAACAGATGTTTCGTTTCCTTCAGCGTGAGAATGATCACCACTTGCATCAGTAGCGTTCCCCTCTGCATGAGCGGCGAGACCACCTGCTTGAGTATTTCTACCCTGAGCAACAGCGTCAGTTCCAACAGCAGAAGTAGCTCCAATCTGTTTAACAGCGCGAGAACCTTCACCATTGATCCAGTTGCTTTCAGTGGCAGAACCGCCTCCTCCAATAACTCCACTCTGAGCTATACTTATATCTACATCAGAATACGCTGTACCCCAAGTAACCTCGTATCCGTCTTCACCTTCTCTGACAGTGCAAATTAAATTACCAAGGCCATCATTGATTTCAACACCATTTGGTATCACAATGTATTCGGCCTTGATCATCACACCATCAAGCATAGCAAAAACATCAACAGTTTCATCATTCAGAGAATCCCAAACTTTAGTTGTTACATCAACCTGCTCCTGTCCATTTTTAAGAGACATAGCAGAGGTCATACCTGCGTCAAGCACAGCAACCTTTTCATCAATCTTCTTTTTCAGGAGTGCATATGTTATAAGATCCATATTAAGCCCTCCTTATAATTTCTTCCATTCACCAGATGAGTTTAACATATATACATCCGATGTTTCTATTACAATTGCCACAGAACCAGTGGCGCATCTCTCTTTATGAGTATTCCTTCCATATTCATCCTCATGAGGTTGATTTGTTGGAAGGTCTTGCAGATCAGCAACAGTATCACAAGTAAACTCTCTGTAAAGAGGATTATTCTTTCTATCTTCAACAGTCAATACTGAATACATCTGTACTTACCTCACCTTCTTATATTATGTAAATAATTCATCAGCTTCAGCTTCATCATCAATACCGCACACATATATTTTCGTTGTCTCTGCGGAATTGTGACCAAGTAATGATCTAACAACCTCAATACTCTTTCCGTCCTCAACGACTCTAACTGTCGCTGAAGCACTTCGAAAAGCATGAGGATAAATTCGTCTTCCTAAAATTGGAGTCAAAATATCCATACAAATATCATTGAGCGTAGCAGGTGTAGCAGGAACATAATTTCCATGATCCTTCGTTATGAACATTTCATTTACATTATCCTCTCCACGAACCTCTATCCATTTCTTAAAAGCGTCCATAGAATAGTCAGAGAATTTCAACTGCCTAATCTTACCAGTCTTGCCCCTACCCTTACAACGTATCTTAGGAGTCTGGTAATATTCAGCGGTTTTCTTCTCTACGCTTCCGTCTTCATTTTTTACCTCAACCTCTTTTACAATTTTCTCAGCATTGATAATATCCTTCTGAATCTGAAGCAACTCGCCTCTACGACACCCAGTTTCAAATGCGAATTTAATAAAAGCTATAATCATGTATTTGTTCCAACGATTACTCTTTTCTACCTCATCACAAAGCATCATGATTTCTTTGCGGGTAGGTGGATTTTTTTCATGAACATAACTTTTCTCTGGCACAGGAATAGAAGAGTTTACACAATTCCTGAACATTGGATATTCGTCTAAATAGTAAACTTCAATATAGTTATTAAGACTACTAATAGTGGAACGCTTTGTTCTTATATCAGAACTTGAGCATCCTCTGTTAACCAACCAGTTCTGAAACTTTAGATATTCCCTTGGTTTTATTTCTGTCACATTCTTGTTGTTCAAATTATCTTTGATCCATTTTAGCCAAATACGAAGACTTGACTTATATGCAAATAGCGTCTTGTCAGAAAGCTGTGTTGAGTTTACCAAAAAGTCCTCCACAAGTTCTCTGTTCAACTGATTACATAATGCATACTCTTCGTCAGTAATGGGTGGCAACTTTATCAATCTCATCACATCCTTTCATAGCATAAAAATTTTAAAGCACTTATAAATATTTGTAAAATATATTACACGCATTGATAAATGCTTTAAAATATACAAAAATATATAAAGATATTTATTGTAAAAAAGAAGAACAAAAAGGAGGACTGTTAAAGTCCTCCTCTATAAATAAAAATATAATTTATGGATAAGCACAGCCCCAGTGGAATAACCACCAAAGCCATGCTCATTAGCTTTATTCATATTCAATCCCAAATAACATAACTTCTTGGAAATTGTTCAAGCAATAATCAACGATCTCTTGGTTTACATTATCTTGGTTAAGAAAACACCTAACATAATCATCACCGCCTAATGACATACATTTAAGCACGCATTGATTAGCACCATTTATATTTCTGAAATTATATACTGGTTCAATATATATTCTTTTCTTTGCGTCAATATCAAGCAAATAATAATCAGCATTATTGTGATAGTGTTTTCCATCCCATTCAATTGAATATACTTTAAATCCCATGTTCAGGCTCATTAACCTAAACATCAAATCTAAAATAAAATCGTTATTACCAAATACAGATATACTATCAAATTCCTCTAAAAGATCAAAACGTATTATTATATCTTTTACTAAGTCATTCGTGTCTTCATAATCTTTGATCTCAAGATCTTCATATATGTTTTTCAATAAGCATCACCACCAGTTCCAATTATTTCTCAGCAACGTCCCTCTTCCAGTTCGTGGCTACCTTTGCCCTTACCCTTCTGTGTGCAGGAACGTTCATCATTTCACCAGTAGCAGGATTGCGTCTCTCAGCTTCCTCAACCATAGGAGTATCAAATGTCATGAAGCCCATGATTCTCACAGTGTTTCCTTCAATGGTAGCACCCATGATGCCATCCATAAAATAGTTAAGAACACTCTTGATATTTGCCTTGGAAAGTGCAATACCATCATCCTTCATAGCTGCCTGAACTGCAACCACCAAATCATTTAACGTAATAATCTCAGTCTTATTATTCTTGCTCATATCTTTCTTTCTCCTTATAATCTCTTTTTTAATCTAACTTTATATTTCTTGTGCATTCCCTACCTTCTTCATTATTCATGATCAAAAGTGTTTGACCCGCAGAGGAGTAGAGCCGTTTGTTGTTTGCGTAATCATCTGTTCCGCACAGACTTCTTACTATAATGCTTTCTATGTCGAAAGCTTCAAATTCTTCAAGATGATGCTTATCCCCGGAAATCACATAATCAATTGACTTTCCAAATTTTCTTGTGAATAATGTATTGACAGTGACTCCAACATCTTTGATGTTATCAAGATCACCATGAATAGCGCATATGTTATATCCGAGAACACTTAACAACGTGAACTCTTTATATTCTGATTCATACACTGTGACCTTGTGATTGTTTTGAAGCCTCTGCTTAATCCACCAAGGAAGAATCTTTTCCATATTATCTGTATGTACAGACTCTTTATTGTTTTGTATAGTTCTTGCGTGATTTCCATAACAAGAATAGAACTCGATATTTTCTACATATTTTGATAGTTTTTGAATCATTTCAGCCATAATTTCCGAAACATGCATCAACTGATCACATGTATCTTCCTCTGATGCAACTCTGCAAGAAATATGAATTGCTCCATGGAAAGCATCGCCAAGAGTTAAAATATATAAACGTTTTATCTGGAAGAGCTTTAGGTATTCAATGGTTTTCTCTATGAGTTTTTCAACACGCTCTCTACAGATTTCCGTATTATATTTATTCCAAATATTATCTGTTACCATTCCGTAATGCCAATCAGATAACACAAGGATTGCTTCTCTGTGACCAGAGTAATAAACATTATCTGGCGCAGGAGTATTTAGCGGAAGCTCCCTGTTTAATCTTTCAGCACATTCAAGAAGTTTTTCCGTAAGATTATCCGCTCTACCATCAGAAGCTAACAACTTGTTATACTCTCTGCGCTGATCACTTACTTGCTTCTTTATCTTATAAAGGTTGTCCTGTTGAATCTTAATTTCCTCAAGATGCTTGTCTCCTAATATGCTATCAAAAACACCTGCCTCATAGAACTTTCTGGCTGAAGCTACATCTTTTCTAAAAGCAGACTCACCTTTATAAGCTGAGAAATCTTCATTATATAACTGTCTGTTTACAACACCAACAACTTCTTCCCAGTTGTGATATATACCCTGACGAATTAATCCGTCAACCCTCCAAACATATTTATAATAATCCTCACCATCTCTGATCTTTAATTGATCTATATAAGTTGACTGTTTATCATCCATGCACAGCCCTCATCATTCCAAGTCAAGATCATCGTACCCACGAGGTGCTCCATCATTATCATCATCGGCCTCATCAGGAAGTTCGAAGGAAAGCTTAAATGTAAAATATTCAACACCCTCTGGAAGTTCGGGCTTAAGCTGTTCGCCCACTGACCCATTCTCATCCATCAGGACTCCATCTTCATTAATATATACATCCTTAAAGGTGATGTTTTTCTTTCTGTTAGTAACCTTTGGGTCTGTAATTTTAATCTGAATCATGATTATTTATTCTCCTTATACTGTTATACAGTTTAAATTTAATTCATAACAATAACATCAGAAAGACTTGTGATAATTTTGTCCGCAATTCCGAAGCTTTCAGATGTTGCTTCTTTAGGTGAGATATACCAGTCCTTCTTCTGATTCTTTGTGAACACCTTTGGATCAATTGTTGTACGACTAAGAATGTATTCACGCATTTTATGAAGAGTATCTTTGTAATTTTTTGTAGCGGCGGCAATTTCTTCTTGTGTTCCAGAAACACCCTCTATTCTACCCTGATGGCAAAGCAATTGACTGTGTTCAAATACAAATCTCTTTTTTCCTGACAGGAATATAATAAATGCTGCCGACATTACGGAAGACAACGCGATCGTATACACTGGCGTTACCGATGTTTGTATTACATCAGCAAGAGAGAAAGCCAATTCAAGATCTCCTCCGGGGCTATCAATCAACACCAGAATTGGTTTTCTTTCGTCTATTGATTTACCAATGTCCTCAATGTTAATGCTAATAATATTTTTAATTAACTGTGAAATTTCGGAATATCCAGAATCATCCCTATAGATTACATCCTCTATATAAAATGTTCTGTTGTTTCTTCCTATATAATAGTCTAAATCTTCTGGATCTGGCAGTTCCATTTGAGAATATGTTTTAAGCAAACGCTCAACACCTTGTAAAAGAATATCGCTCATGCAATTTAATAACTCCTTTATCAATATTTGAATTACATCTTATCTGCAACCTCAGCTATCTTTGATCTATAGATATTTTTCAACTCAATCTCTCCATAGAATGGTTGACCCCTGAATACCTCAGATAGTCTACGCATACCATTATTCTTACCAGAGTATTGAGCCATATCTACTTGCTGTTTATAATCACCATCAACAATACAAATACAGTCATTACCAATTCTCTGAAGCGCAAGCTTCATAAGAGTAATATCCATATTCTCTGCTTCGGTAATATATATTGCGGCACTCATACCAGACGTATCATAACCTCTGATATCACTCATTGGCATAAGGATGATTTTCTCCTGAGATAACATCTGCTCAAGCATAAAAGAACCACCAAGTTTTGAACTCAGTATTCCACCAACCTGAGAATCAACAAGCTTCTCGTCTCTTGTTCCGGGATAGAAACCAAGTCGAGCCGCATTAACAGTAGCAACAGGATTACAGAAAACAATAATTTTATCTATCTTATGTCTCTCTAAAAGATTCATCATCACACCAAGTGCAAGAGTAGTTTTACCAGATCCCGCCTTACCAGTAAGCATTGTGATCTGATTGTTGAATAAGCTATTTAATGCGCACTGTTGATACACATCACCGTTATATGCTTTGACCATTCCAAGAGCGGTAGACTTAGCATTTTCAATTTTAATATTTTTGTATTCAGTGCCATTCCAAATGAGCTTATCAACTATGTTGCCATTTGAATCTTTTACTATGAGATACTGATTAATTAAAGTATCGAATCTACGTATTTTTAAATCGCTGTAAAACTCAGCCATCTCTTCATCAGAAAGACTAACCTCAACATATCCAGTATAATCATTCTTCTTTTCATCTTGCTCTTCATTTACTCTGAGTTTGAAAGACTCACGAGCAATTATCCTACAGCAAACATCTTTAGAATAGAAGATAAGATTCTCATCGTTAAATACGACCTTGCTTGAAAGTGCATCACTACAAATGATATCGTCTGGTGTTGAGCATTGATCCCTGTCTGCAAAACTTACAACTTTGAACTTATCATAATGATGATCAATAAACTTGGCAATTCTATTTGCTTTGAGCTTCACATCATCATCTTTGTTCTTGTTGGTCTTTATATTCTCCAACTCACGCAAGGTTTGTGTGGAGAGATATAAATAATCATCCTTCGTAAGTTCGTCCAGTTCTTCATTCGAGAGATCAAGTAAATAGCTTGTGTCAAAAAATCGGATCATGATAAATTCTCCTTTTTTAATTTATTTGTTCAAAATAAGAAAAGAAGATTATCACTTCCAATCACTTGAGTAGATTATTTTATCATCTCTATACTTCTTTAAATAAGAAAGATTTCTGGGAGATTCTACCATATAATAATGTCTGCGCTTTCCATATGTATGAAAAATATTTCTGTCACCAAATCTCTTTCTGATTGCCATAGCTTCTTGTTTATTTACTAAAACCAAAATTATGTACCTTCCTTATATACATATTCTGAATCCTTACCCTTAACAAAAGATTCCATGAAATACCGATTATTTGTTCTATACATACAGTTCAAGAACTTTCTGGAATATCTCTTGTTAGCATCCTTTAATTCAGTTCTTTCCAATTCATTATCATTCAGAATAGATAGCTCAACTATCTTGTTCACAGTAGCCCTTCCCATTTTAATACCACGAATACCATCTAACAGTTTTTCCATCTTAGATGATATTTTAGTGTAACTGTCAAAAGAGGAGAGTTCCTTATCATCAGAAATATCCGAGATAGCTTCTATGTATTCTTTAATTAACATCCTAACCTTTGTAATGTGATCCGTGTTAAAGTTGTCTTCAACCTTCACAAAAAAATCAGTGGTAGGAAGAGTCTTGTCATATATTGTTGGTTTGATGGCGTTTAAACATTCTACCAACCAGTTCATAGGACAAACAAAATCAGGATTGATTCTGTTTTTCATCTTATTTATGTTCTTCTTAACAACATCATAAGAAATAACATCACCGTCTTTTATATGCTGAACTGGTCTTGTGTGTTTCATAAATTTTGGAAAGTCATATTTGTACTTTCTAACATTTCCATCATCATCTGTTATATATCTAACGTACTGCATACACGAAAGGTTTTGCAGTCGCACAATCTCAGCATTGGCATCCACCTCGAATTCTCTCTTAGTGGAGTCGATAATAACCTGCCCTGTTAAGTGTTGTAGCTCTTTATCTACAACCTTTGGCTTTCACCAAAGTGTCGGACTATCTCTTTATCTACGACTTTACGTTTAGATATTCGGCGCTCGTGTCCTGATTATTGCTTACCTGCTCACAGATTAGTCTCTGAACCTTCTTACTACTTTTATGGTATTCGTAAGCTTGGCTTCTGATTGGCATATATATTCACATACTTAGCTTTCCAGAAATTCACCGAATTTTAATTATATATATTTCTATATAATTGACCCATTTTGTTAAGCCAACACACTCAAAATTATAAACACGTTATACAGTTGCTTTGTATCTTGATCAGTGTCCTCAGACAGTCCATTACTTATATTCGTATAGTAATAGGAGAGTGCGAGTTGTGCGAGATTAGAAGACCAACCTATTCCAAGTCTTGACTTAGAAAGATTATTATCCATCTTCGCATAATCCTCTAAAGTGTTATCATAGAAGATACCACTCTCTTTCAATGCGTTCACAATTGTTCTATAATTCGTAAACGCTGTCTTTGCACACCTTACAATGTCTTGTTGATTTGTCACGAAGCAGAAGTCTGCACCTGTTATATCCACGGCTCTTTATCCGTAGCGTCTCCAACTTTCATTGGAGTATCGGACTATCTCATCAACCCAATTACCATTAGGCTGTTCGGCACTCGTGTCTGGGTTATCGCTCTACCTGCTCACCAGTTAGTCTCTAAACGTTACCACCTACTTCAATGGTATTCAGTAGTCTTCGTAATTGATTGGCATATATTTATAAAATACTTAGCTTTCCAATTTTTCACCGAATTTAATCATCATTATTGCTAATGAAGTGATCCAATTTTTAGATATACAATACTTATTGAATACTATATATCATGCAAGAAAATCAAAATCAGCACCGTTCAATCTCGACTGTATACTCGTATTTATACAATTGACAGCAATTATATTTGGACTAAACTTAAAGTACCTTTCCATCTCATCTGAATAATGATTATGAAAGTACACTATATTGTTCGGGCTATTATGTGGACTTCTGAATCCTGCAAGATACTCACCATCAGCAAACCTCTTTGTATAGCACTGAATGCAATCCTTCTCAAACTGTAAAGATTGATCCTTGTTCCAATCCTCACCAACAACATAAAGCAGGAGAGCATATGGATTCCCACACAAAGTAAGATTATCTGCATTAACAAATATCTTTCCAGTTCTTAACTTTTCCACATAAGCAAATATAATTGCTCTCTTTTCCTTCTTAAACCAATTGCATTTCCAGATATCCCTATTCCATTTCAAAAGATCAGCAAGCATCTCATAGTGATTACTGATGTTTGCGTTCTTTCTTAGAAATGCCTCAAATACATCAACATTATTTTTTAATTTCGTTATATACTCTGCACTTGTTTGAATAATGTTCTCAATATCACTCTTTGTACATGGTAAACTATTCACCATCTGATAGCTCATCTGCTGATACTTACCAAGTTTACTTGGGTGATCTGTTTTCACTATTCCCCAGTTATTTCCATTTTCTCTGATTTTACTCTTCCAATACTCATAAGCCTCAAGCTTATCATTCCCCATTATGTCCCAAAATTTCTTATACCACTTAACAGCATTCTCAGTTGTGATGATCTTTATGTCCTTCAGCCTGTGCTTTAATCCAAAAATATCTGCAACCTCATAAGTGTCATAATCATTTCCTGTTTTTTCACACCAGTCTTTAAAGAAGAGTTGAATATGTGTCCTGAATCCACACATCTTAAAGAAGTGATTCCTGAGCAACAACATTCCATTAGAATCATCTGGCATACAGCTTGATTCTATGAGTCCCATTCCATCCCAAAGAGTATTGACCACATCACGTTCTTCCGTCTTAACTGCACATCTCTTTTGAATCTCATTGTTCTGGTCGTAATACTCTTCAGCATAAACAACATCAACCATTGTCCTGAATACAGAATCCTGATCCTTTACAATAACCAAATTCTCTACTGGCATATGGAATAGCCCGGTAATAGATGATGTAGTAAGAGGAGCATATGCTGACATTTCCACGATCTTAGCATTATGCTCTGGCATCTTATGACCAACACCCATAGTCAACCAGTTATAAGCTACATCATATAGTTCCTCGTTGATAAACATAGCCTGACCAAGTTTAGCCTTAGCGGGAGTCCTGAACAGATACTTGTAATGAATGGTCTCTGTAACCTCTTTCTTTTCTGCCTTGTCATAATTCTTATAGGTCACATCAATTCCATCAGTATAAATGATCTTTCTAAGTTCCTCTCTGCTGATCTGCTTGTACTGATCCTTATGTCTCTCCACACGTTCAAGGATGGATTTGATTTTTTCCATATCCTCATCCTTGGCATTGTACAAAAGCTTCTTTACACGTTTTACTTCACCTGTATATGATTTAGTCCCAAAATCAAAATCCAGACAAATCACATCTCTTGTAGATTCATTGTTATAAACATGAAGTCCATGTTCCTTCATAAAGAATAAGAACATTGAGTTGTTCAGCATAGCATCCGTGTAAGTACCATACTCCCTAACACCAGAATTTAGCTCATATAGAATAGCGGCAGAGTATTTCCTGATCTTTAGACCGTATTCACCATTTGCCATGCATAGCAGTTCCTCCTATAACCATGTTTATACTTTTTCATGTAAAACATATTTTAATTCTCCTTAAAGAGTAAAATTTCTGTACCTATAACCTGAGAGATAAAAGGTATAGTTCCAGATATGAACATTATAGCATATAAATAATAACTTGTCAAGAATTAAATACGATTTTATGCTATAAATATAAATGTTTTTTTAATTCCCTTGGATTCTTATCAACTTATTAATTCTTGTTAACATATGCAATCATATGTTATAAGCTTCATCATCTTTATCATCTATCAATCACCAATCATATCTTCATCACACTCACTCATCATTCTTGTCTGATTAAAACGAGATTCATCCGTAGGATGAATGCTTTAAACCGAAGGTTTAAATAAATTAGTCAACGGAGCGACAGCGGAGTTGACCTTTATAGTATCAGATAGTTATAGAATAAAATAGTTATAGCTAAATATATATAACTATAAAAGAATATAGATTTAATAGTTATAACTTAAAAGAATATAGGATAAAATATTAATAGAGTAAAATATATATAGAATAAAATAGTTATAGAATAGAATATATATAAATTAGAATATTAATAGGATGAAATATTATAGAGTATTCTAATAGAATATAAAATATTTTTAATTAAGGCTAAAAAATTTTTTAGCCAAAAATTTGTCCATTTAAAAGTGTAATATATATTGTATATCTTTTAATTGGACAAATTTTTTCAGGAAGCCCCACTACATCGCATTTATCGCACATTTTCATTCTTCAAAATTATCTTTGATCGGGTAAAAATTTGTCCATTTATGTTTTCAAGTTTTGAAAATTTGTCCATTTATATTTTTCACTTTTTTCAAAATTTGTCCAGTTATGTTTTTCAGTTTTTCCATGATCAATAAAAACGTCCATTTAAAAATCTCATAATATATATAAAGAGATATAAATGGACGTTTTTTTTATTTCTCGGTTTTAATCTGTTGTGGTGGACACATGACGGTTTAAATAGAAAGATATCAGATCAAGGTAGATATTCTGTTTCTCCTGTTTCTTATACTTTCTTCTGAACACATTCTCAAAATGTTCAATCATTCTCTTATTTAATTTGTTCTTTATTAAGCTTATATTTGAATCAGGTATCTTTTTCAGATCATCACAACACAGAACAATATTCTCTCTTTTTAAGATCCCGTCCATACCAAACTCAAACTGAATATCCATGTTCATTTGTTTCTTGTAACTGTTATAGTCTGCATCCTTGGTTAACCATTGCATTGCATTGGTTTTCTCAATTCTTTTAATTTGTTCAATAACGTTTTGATCTTTGATTAGTTCCTGACAATAGACATACTTATCACTGATTCCCTGATATTCTCTCTTCACAAAGTAATAGACTTCTGAACAATGAATAATATTTCGATCAATCATATTTTTAATTGATCTGTTCAAGATAGCATACATTCTTGAAATGATATACATGGAGAACTTTTGAACGTCCTTTTCTGTGACGTTGGGTATATTCTGAGATATTTGTTCAAAGGATGTTCTGTTGTACAGAAGATCATAGAATTGTCCAGTAATCATTCCGAACTTATCAAGAAGCTCTGTTTTTGAGACTTGTAAAGAATTGTTATTTTTCTGAAGATAGAAGATTAACAATTGTTCTATATAAGGTAGATAAATAGAATGATTGCCATAGGAACGTTTATCTTGTCTGGTTTTTTCAACAGGGTATATCTCTTTAATAAAGAATGAGTGTCCTATCTTTTCAAATGAGATATATTGAGAGATTGTTTTTAATTGGGCTAATTTTGCGTTACCTGATGATGGACTCATCTGAAAGATAGAACAGAGTTCCTTGTAGTTCTTTATCGTTTGGCCTACTGTGAGAGATTGTGCTATTAAAGCATAATCTGGATGAGTGAATATAGTATCTTTAGAATGAGTATTGTTTGATGGTTCTTGATCTGAAGAATCATAAGAAAACAGATCATCAGGAATATCACCAGAATAAAGGTCGGATATCAGATCATCATAAAAAGAGGATGTAGCATCTGCTATAGGATCATCTGAGGATGAAGATGATAGTTTGACAGATGATGGTCTTACAGACGGTTTCTGGGAATGATGGATATTGGGGATGTTGTTTTCTGGGAGATTGTTAGGAAGGTCTTCTGAGGGATCATCTGGTAAGTGATCTTCAGAATCTTTGGAGTCCTCGGAATCCTCAGTATCTTCATCCTGTTCAAACTTAAATCCATCAAATATGTGATCCTTGTTAAACAGATCATCAAACTGTTTATCTGTTAAATCTGAGATATTGTAAACAGCCATAGGCAAGGTTCTCCTTTAAAAGAATTTAGGAGTGGTAGTATTGTGTTGTATTGTTGTTTGTTCCAGACATATATTCTGGTGAGATAGATTTGACTGAGTATCAGCGAATCAGCACAGCGAATCAGCAGATCAGCGAATTAATAGACCGCAATATCAGCAGATTAAAATCAAGATCATCATAACCAGAATTATTTGGGTTTGATTATAGCATTTAATTTGTGCATTGTCAATAAGGAGATGAGATGTAGAAAGGGAAGATATTTTGGGAGGAGTGCTAATAATCTGAGATGTGTTGTGGATTTGATGAGATTTTTGGAAGAGATTTTGGTGAATGTGATGAGAGAAGGTTACTGTGGGTGGAGAGGTGTTCTGGTTGAGTGGAGTGATTTTGGAGAATGTGATAAATAGAGGGATTAAATTTTGGGTGAGGATGATGGAAGAGGTGTGTGATTGGAATGGACTAAAAAGTAGGCGGGGAGGTATGAGAGAGAGATAAATAAGAACAGACAATATGAGGGATAAATGTGGGACATTTACCCTTGATATGAGGGTAAGGTTAAAGAAGTTAAGGGAGTTAAATAAAAGAATGAAGAAAAATGAAAAGTGTTAAGAATATGAAAAAGAGTAAAGAACTGTAAAAGTATTGGAAAATAGTAAAAGACAGTAAAGGACAGTAAAACGAATGATATTTGGGGTGAGCAATAGGGAGAACGAATAACAGGGGAAGTGAATAATGCTCTGGGTGTTTTATAGATAGGGTAGTGTCTGGGAAAGGGGTATTATTCTGACTAAGAAGTATGCCCCCGGAGAGTAGGAATAGTAGAGAGAGATGTTGGGAGAGAGGGGTTGGAAGAGAGGTTGTTAGGTGACTCCTCTTCCTTTCCCTATTGTTAGGGTTAGGGTGAGGGTAGAGTGGATGAAAGAAGTTTGAAAGAAGAATGAAAGAAGAATAAAAGAAGAGGATGAAGAATAATATTAAATAATACTAATAAATTATATTTAATTTAGATAATAAAAGTAAAATAATGATATAAATATATATTTAGTAAAGCGGGATAGTATGGAATGTATGGAGATAATAGAGTGAAGATAAAGAGGAATAGAGTGATAGAGGAGTCTTGGGAAAAGAGGGATCTTGGGATGGGTATATATAAAGTTTAAATAGAAGAATTTTGAGGTGAGGGATCTGGGGAATAGGTAAATGATTTTAGAGAGGTGAAGGTATCTTGAGAAGGTATCTATAGAGATAGATGAAAGTATCTTGGGAATCTTGAGAAAGATGGAATCTTGAGAAAGGACAGGAGAATATCTTGGGAGGGGTCTGAGAAGAGATGAGAGATAGATCTTGGGAACAAGAGATGTGAGAGATCTGAGGAGAAGGAATCTTGAAAAGATCTGAGGAAAGAGGGATCTGAAAAAAGGGTGAAATCTGAGAAAGAGGGATCTGAGAAAGAGGGAAGTGTATTTTGTTTGGATGTGCATACTATTTGGATGTGATATTTCTTGGGAATGGATGTGAGGAATGGATGTGGGTGAGTGTATATTATTTGGATGTGATGTATATTAGATGTGAGGGATATTTGGATGTGATATATTTGGATGTGATTGATGTATTGAAGAGATATGGATGTGGAGGTGAGAGGTGGATGTAAAAGAGGATTTGGATGTAAAGAGTATTCTTTTGAAAGAGGATTTGAAAAGAGGATTATCTTAGGATTATGTGGAGAGTATGTGGGAGTTATGTGGAGTGGTTATCTGGGAAAGAGTAAACAGGGGAAGAGGGAACATGAGAAAAGTTGGGACATGAGAAAGAGGAAAAAGAAAAAAGGATGACAGTAAGGAACGTGAGAATAGAGAATGTGAGAATGAGGGGAAACATGAGAACATGGGAATAGAAAGGTGGATAGAGAGGGAACAGATAAAGATGGGAACAGATGAAGGTGAAATAGGAGAACAGAGGACAGATGAATAGAATATGCGTTTGTGGTTTTTGAGAAGTGAGTTGGAGGGTATCTTTTGAAAGAGGAAACTTTAGAAGAGGGACTTTGGGAGAGAGAGATCTTTTGGGGAGAAGGTTTTTGGAGAGGAAAAGGACTCTGGAAAAAGAAGGGTTATTTTGGGAGAGGTGATATTTTTGGGAAGTGTTATTTATAGGAAGAGATTTATATGGAGAACGATGGAAAAGCCCGATGGGATATGGGAGGAGCGTTTGGGAGGAGGGAGAGTGTGGTGGGGTGAGGAGGGGGCGAGGGAGGCGATGAGGAGGAAGGTATAGTTTTTGCGTTGATTATAATTGATTTAGGATGGGAGTTTTATTGGGTGTGTAGGTGAAGGAGCTATAGCACTGCCCGCGTTTTCGGGGGTTAAAAAATCTAAAAAATACCCCGGATAAAATTGAAGAAAATAACTATTTTCCCGCATTTATGGGGCTTTTTGAAATAAATCAAAAATTTTATTTTTTTGTAGCTTTTTGGGGTTAAATTAAAATATGATACAATCGGCGAAGCCGACCGCGAGACTTCGCCGCCCACCTTCACGCGGTCACAGGCAAGCAACCCCAACCGGGGACAGACAGCCCGCCGCCATGCAGTAAACGCACCACCCACACAACCACACCAACCCGCCCGCCCACATGGACGAGCCGCACCGCACGAGGATTTACGACAGTATCCAAGCATAGGAGTCACCCCGCGCACCATGCCCCACGCGCAACTTACGACTTGAACCACCCGCCACCGCGAACGGCCACCAACAGCCGCCCGCGACCGGGACAGGCAAGGAAGGAAGACGCACCCCAGAAACGTGACAACCGCCCGCCGATCAACGCGCCCCGCATATGGGGCAAGCTCGAAAGCCGTCACCGCGTAAGAGTGGCAAAAGGCCGGACAACTGAGAAAACAACAGCCCCCGCGAGACGCGCGGGAGACACGAACCTTTACAACCTACGGCAACCGCACCGCGCGAGGAGCGCGGGGCTGTAGAGCATAGCAAGGAGCGACAACGACACGCACGGACGCGGACAGGGTAACACCTGCCGCACGCGTGAGAGTTGGACAGGGTAACACCTGCCACCCTCACACACTCAGCCCGCGACAGTGCCGGCGCGCCTACCTTGAAACGACCCTGAGAGCGGACACCGCGAGCGACTACTACAGCCGCTTTACTCACCGCCTGCCATGCGTTGGACAGCGTGACAGGCGGGAGAAAATCAGGAAAGCCCGGCGAGACGGTCAGAGAGTCCCGCCCGGGCTTTTTGTCGTATCTTTTCACAAGCTCACGACACAGTGCGCGGGCTTATGAAAGGACGCGACACAGCGCCCCGGAAAATTGAATATACAGCCACCGCGAACAGGCTATAAACGGCGAGAAAGGTTAACACAATGACAAGAAAGAACACCGCAACCGCAACCGCAACCAACAACACCAACACCAACACCAACACCAACAAGACCAACACCGCAAAGAAAGGAACTAAAGCCATGAAAAACACCAACAAGACCAACAACACCACCAACACCACCGCAACCGTTAACACCATCAACGCGCCCGCAACCGTAACTATTAACCCGGCAGACCTGCCCACCGTCAAAAACAACGTATTTGCGGACTGCGACGGCTTCAGGCTTGCACTTTTCAACCGTCGCAATACTATTGAAGCGGTCAAGCTTACCGAAGACCGCGCCCGCATTGAAAAGGCCATGAAGGCCGAAGGCTTAACCCTCGTAGAGCTTGAAGCCCTGCGGATTAAATACACAATGTTAACCGCGTCTATCAATGCACGAGTTGAAAACGCGACAGCAACCCGCGCCGCATATGCTGAATTTATTTCAACAGTTATCAACGCGGGCAACAAGCCGCAAACGGTTGAATTCATTCTTAATCTGTTGTCTACTGCCGAAGTCCCCGCCCTGAGAGCTTACGCACTCCGCGGAGCACTCGGAACGACTGCCGGAAGTACGGCGGAAGTATTCTATAATATTTTCGACAAGTTTTTACACCCCGCGGACGGTTACACCGCGGACGGACGCGCAAACGTGCCCGCGGCAGTATACAAGACCACCGCTGGCGCGCTTGAAACACTTTTTAAGGAAGCGTTTTCTCTGCCGTTCGCGTCCTCTGTCAGTGAGAAGACAAGAGTCAAACTCAGCGGAAAAAATATCAATCATGTTATCATGAGTTATGCCAAGTGCATAACCTGCGGAGTATCGAACGACAAGAAGACTAACGCCATTTCTATTGATACTGACACGGACGTTAAGCCCGCTATCACGAAGACTATTAAAAAGGGCATTGTATCTTACAATGCTAACGAGTTTATGAAAAATATTACAAATATCTTGCTTTCAAAGCTCGGAACGAGTGAGGAAGAAAACAAGTAAATAAACAATTAGTATACTTTCCCCACTGGCAGGACTGGCCTGCTTTACACGTTCGAGTCGTGCAGTGGGATTTTTTAGCATGAAATCACGCAATTTCTATGTGCTTTTTGTTCTATTTCTGCGCCACTTCTGACACGTTTTTACGCAATTTCAGCGCAATCCGACAGAATTTCCACGCTAAAATTCTGTCCCTTTGCGCTATCACTCTGCCCTGATCAGAATGATTTCTACGGAATAACCACGCTCAGAATCAACGCAATAATTCTATCTCAAAAAAAATATTAGACGCTATTCCTGTAGTTTCTACGGGCTTACTGTGTCTTTTATTGTTCCTATCGTCCAGTCTGACTCTCGCATACTTTCACGGAGACATATGCGCCCGAGGGAGAACTGCGGCATAGACTGGTGAAGCGTGTAATATCACGCAATAACTTTATCATTTTTACGGGAGAACCCTGCCCGAAGTGGGAGAAGGAGAAAAAATGAACAATACTGTTTATCGTCAGAATCGCGTCAATAATATCATCGAGAAGTATGTCAATATTTTCGGAACAAGTGTTCTGAAATATTGCTATGATCACGGGTTCACACTGTCCCTCGTATGCTCTTTGTCCGGGGATATCACATATTCTGATGAGTGGTTAGACAGTGAGGGCAGAGAGAACGTCCCATGTTGTGACGGTTGGGAGACCGTAGACATTGACGGTGATGATGTTTATTATGAGGATTTTTCCGATCCTGATAATAACGGTCATACCTCGTTCAATTTGTCGGATTATGTATATACCAACCCGACAATTGGCGAGTTATGCAATATCTAACAATATTCTATTGTGGGATTATCCACGCTACTACACCACCATATTGCGCTCACTGCATATAGTGTGAGAGAAGGAGTAATTATGTCACAAGAAACACGCACCTACAAACTTTTTGCCCTTCAGGCAGCCAGAGACCTTTGCTATCCTGCGAAGGTTATCTCTGCCCTGAAAGCGGCACAGTCAGAATCTGAGATCTGCCGTATTATGACAACGGCAAGGAAGGAGTCATAATGAACAACAAGAAGTATTATTCCGTCTATCTGTCAATCCGGGAAGAAGCAGACAAGCTCTCCTCCTACTTAAAGTCCCACACTCACTATTACGAGCGTTCGGGCTGTGGCTCAGGCTATCACTTCTCCGTGCTTCTTGCGCCTGAAGAAGTCGAAGAAGTAAATACCTTCCTCGACACCCTTTGAGAGCCGAAACCGTCCTATATAGTGAAATTAAAATATAGGGCGGTCTGCGTAAGATGGTAACTTGCGCACTGACGAGGCAAACCTCACAGAAACAGAAACCAGAAAGGAAAAGAAAAATGGAGGAGACTATTTTTACAGTAAGTGTTGCCCTTGCAGTTCTCGCCTTCCTGTTTGCCTATGTGGCAACGGAAAACATACTTTTGCAGTTACTCATTCCCCTGATCATCATATTTATGGGGATTATTCTCATGGCCTTTCATATGGCATGGGAAGAAGTTATAAACGGAAAGGAGATAAAGAAATGACAAACAGACTTAACCAAACGGAACTTGAAATCAGCTTCCTGCTTTACGGAGACTACGACTCTCTCTCCGTATATGCACAGGAACAGAACGAAAAGCTTTTCGAAGAAGATATCACCACTCCCGGAAAGCGCCATAACGGAAAGCGTGATACCCACGCAAGAAAGCGGAAAAAGGGTATCTATGCAGGTATTCGTCACATCAATACTTGCACCGTAAGAGAGAGCAGAAAATATCCCTATTCCCAAATGTTGGGAAAAGGAAAGCGGCACGACCATGTGTATCAGGATGAACCGAGTAATCCTGAAAGGAAAGCAAAGGCAAAAGCGAAAGCAGAATTCGCCCTTTATCTGTTTGACTAATATCCAGACAGAGCACACAAGGGAACGGAAAAAAGAATTCTCTTGTGTGTTCCAATGTGGGTATTACTCACACAAGGCAAATTAAAAAAAACAACGCACCTATGCGACAAATAGGAAAGGAGAAAAATATGACAACTTATGTACTCAATCAGAAACTCAATGGAGTCGAGATCTCTTTTGATTCCAAACCTACAAGGGAAGTGTTAACTTCCCTCAAGACAAATGGATTTAGATGGAATCCGAAAAAGTCCATCTGGTACGCAAAGCAGAGTGAATCGACTCTTAACTTTGCAAAGGGTATCTGCGGCAATGCAGGAACGGAAACCAAAGTAGAGGCTAAAGCAGAAACGGAAACCAGAATTGCACCTGTCAATGCTTACGGCGTAAAGGTAGGTGATCTGTTTTACGATACCTACGGATATGATGCCACGTTATATGACTTCTATGAAGTTGTGGCGTTAAGAGGTACAAAACAGGTAGTTCTTAGACCTGTTGCAGAAGAGAGAAAGCAAACGGACTTCTGCTCTGCCGAGGTAAAGCCCATCAAGGGAAAGTACCTCACTGGTAACGGATACAAGACCAGACTGCTTTCTGGTTCAGATGAAGTTCTGGTAAGAACCTGCACCAACAACGGAAACTACGTTAAGGCCGGAAAACTCTATCCCGCTTCATGGGATAGAACCTTTAGCGAGAGCAACTATCACTAAAGGCAAATTAAAAAAACTGAATACAATGTAAGACCTTGCCTGATGGTAAGGCAAAGCAAAAATCAAAGCGAAAGCAAAGGAGAAAAGAAAAATGAAAAACTATGAAGTTATCAACGGCGAAGTGGTTGATGTTACTACGGTTATGGACAAGTCTGTGACCTTCGTCCCCACAAGGGAAGTTGCCGAAGAGATAAAAAATAAAGTCTATAACCTGCTGAATGAGTATTTTCCGGGTTACCTCCATAAGGCAAACGGTATCAATGACATGTTTGCCCCGGATGGTGTTTTCTGGGAAAGGAAAGGGTGGTTATGGGATGCATTCTCCAAACATCCCAACTGGAACGGAAAGGGGCAGATAGTCCTTCGTGGCGTGAATATGAAGCGCCATATTGACTACTCAGAAGCTATGAGATTTTTCAGGTATGTCTATAACGTACTTGACACCCTCACTGATGAACAGAGATATGATTACACATATAACGGTGGGGATGAGATTATTCCCTATGCAGAAGGGAAAGCAAAGTTAGATAAGCTCACGGCTAATCGTGTGTTGGCTGAACGACTGTATTACCATTACAGAAATAAGGACAAATATAACATTGCTGATAAGGTTGTCGAGGCATACAGGCGGTTGTACAGGGAGATTAACAAATACCATCTCGTTGAAAGATACAACAAGGAGTTGTCCTGCCTTTCCTTAATAAAGGAAAAGATAAAATACGATAGAGAGTATATCGTATCAGATTTCGTTGCTGAAAAAAATAAACGAAATCATGGAAGATCCTCGCTTCACAAGCGAAGGAACAAAGTTCTCTCGTCTTGTAGGCAAGCTCTGCAAGCGAATGGGTATCAACAAGCACGTTGATATTCAGACCGTCAGTTTTACAAGGCAGGACGGAACTGAGGTAACCAGAACTGTGGACAAGGGATATAATAAGCAGTTCGCCGCTTTTGGTGATGCTATCAATCCTTTGTCGGTCAAGGCAACCGCAGTTATCTCCGTCAATCCGATGGACTATTATACAATGTCCTTCGGAAAGTCGTGGGCTTCCTGCCAGACTATTGACAAAAATAACCGCAGGGGCTGTGAAAACAGCTACCATGGCATGTACTGCTCAGGAACGGAAAGCTACATGCTCGACAATTCCACGGTGATAATGTATTACATCCCGGATGATTACGAAGGGAATCCTGAAAACTCTGACAAGCTCAAGAGGTGTGTGTTTTACCTTGGAGAAGACAAGGTCATTCAGGGTAGAGTATATCCTGATGGAAGAGACGGAGGAGACAATAGCCTCGCCGGAGACATGAGAAAGCTCATGTGTAAGGTAGTTTCAGAAGTTTTCGAGACTCCGAACTTCTGGAAATATAAGGGAGACACAAGTGCGTGCGAATCCGTAATTTATAGCGACGGAACACACTACCGCGATTACGAAAATTATAGTGATTGCGGAGTCGCTTACATGAAGCGAATTGACGGATATATCAATAACCGCCACATTGATGTAGGCAGTGACCCGATTTGCCCGGAATGTGGCAAGGCTCACACACTTAACGATAACTTGTTCTGCTATGATTGTGGAGAATAAGGCAAATTAAAAAAGAAAGGAGAATATAAAAATGAAAAAAGCAAACATAGTCACAGACGGGACAAAAAGAAACAAGCATTTTGAAGCTATCTGCTCCATGTCTCAGGAGCAGTTAAAGCTCCACCTCAAAGAGAAATTAAAATCCTTGGGAAGGAAAGTAATAGACGGAGATGGTTTTCTCTATTCAGAAGGGAGTTTCCCGGTGATGCTGTGTGCTCATCTTGACACAGTACACAAAGAACTCCCGAAAACCATCGTATACGAGAAGGGAAAGGTATCTTCTCCACAGGGAATAGGTGGAGATGATCGGTGTGGGATATACATGATATTGGAGTTGTTAAAAACTCATCCAAATATTCATGTATGCTTCTTCGAGGAAGAGGAGCACGGCGGCATAGGTAGTACGAAATTCACAGCAACGGAAACGTGTAATTCCCTCATAGGGAAACTGAATTTCGTAATCGAGCTTGACCGTGCAAACAGCCGGGATGCGGTTTATTACAGTCAGGATAATTATGATTTTGAAAAATTCATAGAGAAAGAGTTTTTCGAAATCGCATACGGCAGTTTTACAGATATCTGCCATATCTGTCCGACTTTAGAGTGTGCCGGAGTCAACCTGTCCTGCGGATATTATAATCAGCACACAGTAAAAGAGTATGTATGTCTAAGGGAGATGGAAACAGTTGTTGAAGAAGTCAGAAAGCTTCTCGATAGAACTACTGAGGCTGACAAGTTCGAGTATATTGAGTATGTCAGCAAGGGAAAATGGTCTGACTTATACGGCTATGGCAATTATGGCTATAGCGATTATTACTACGGAAGTTATTACAAGAAACCGGCAATAAAAGGAAAAGAAGAAGAATATGATATCTACTTTTCCTTAAACAAAGAACACTGCATTGCAACAGTGCGTGCAGTGTCAACCTACGAGGCAATAGGGAAATTCCTCGTAGATCATGAAGACATGAGTTATTCAGATATCCTTACTTGTGTCAGGGTCTGAGTAACGGAAAGTAAAAAAGCAAAACAAATAAATTAAAAAACAAAAGCAAACAAAAGAAAACAAAGAAAAAAAACAAAACAAACAAAAGAAAGGAAAATAAAATCATGGCAAACTATATCAGAAGCGAAATCGTAACCACCAACACCTCTAAGTACACTGGCTATACCAGAGTGTACAAGCGGAATGGACAGGAGTTTCCTGCTCTTGTTGACCTTCTCGGAAAGATCGTTACCACAGCAAACGGCACAACTGCTGTAGTAGCACAGAAGAGAAACGGAATCGTTCTGTATGCTAACGGAAACGCAATTCCGTGTGCATATGGCAGGCGGCTGACCGCCTACAAGGTGACGAAGAAGGGTACTTTAGGATTAAAGAATCCTGAGTTCGATATTGTCACTGTTACTAATGCAGATGGTGATCTGTTCTGGCAGAGAAGAGAAGTTAAGAAAGAGAAGCCAGTAATCCTCACTCAGGGAGAACTGAAGGAGCTTTTCCGTAACCTCTACGGAAAGGAAATTAAGATAACGGAGGGGAGAAGAGGACACAGGAATCGTAAGCTTGAGGAGCTTACGGCTATTCTGGAAAAGAAGCCTGAGACAAAAGAAGTCGTTAACATCGAAGTGAATCCTGATCCTGCTCAGGCAAACTTCGAAATCGCATAAAGAAAGGAGATTAAAATGAAGCAAAAGAACATCGACTGGAATGGACTCTGTACATATATTGTGCAGAACAGAAAGATTCCGTCAACCAAAGAAGCAGAAGAGAAATACGGCGTTCCATTCTCTATCTGGTTTGAGTTATCAACCAGAGAGACGGAACAGTTGCTTAGAAACTCGAAGCGTGTATTGAACAAATTGGAAGGGAGATAAAGAAGATGAAGAAAAATGGATTTTATTTAATGCTGAGGGGTAAGGATGTGTTCATCGTAACTGCACAGAAAGCTAAAACAAAAGCTTTTCTACGTAAAGTGGCTCAGAAGTTAGAGCTTCCTGATGCACCGTCAGTTTTGGATGAACTTAGATATCTGATGCGTCCTGCAACTCTTGAAGTAAAGACCATTGCAGGAAGGGAGATGAACGAAATCTCCGGCGATAGCTTTGGCGGATATGGTCACTTCGTGGATGAGGATAAGGATCTCATCATTCGTGTAAATTAAGAAAGGGGAAATTAAAATGATGAATAAAGAAAAGTATACGTTAATCAGATTTAAGGATAATCTGGAATTTGACCCTCGTGAACATGCAGGAATAAAAATGCCGAATGGAAATGTGATTTGCTTCTGTTGCGGCGGCATTCTGGAACAGGAAGATTACGATATTATTGAGGATAATATTCCTTGGCAGTATTTAGATGAAGCGGCTTTGGAAGCTTTACACATTTAACCGTTGATAGAATCCATCATCACAAAAGCGAAATTAAAATAGTGATGATGGGTTCAATTGAGCGGTTAACAGCCAAAGGCAAAAATAAAAAAACACGCTCAAAGAAAGGATATTAGAAATGAAGTTGTATGATTTGGAATTAGATGCCAACAAACGACCAATTCTCGTAGAAGAGAAAGCGTTTCGGTATTCATCGAGATGTAACACACCGAAACTTATTAAAGAGATGTTAAACACATGCTTTAACCTTTGCAACAAAGCAGAGGAACATGTGTATTTAATCGCACTGAATACAAAGCTAAATGTATCCGGTGTATTTTTAATTAGTAAGGGAACAATAAATGCATCAATCTGTAATCCAAGAGAAATATTACAGAGATGTTTTATAGTTGGGGCATCAGCGTTTGTTATTGCTCATAATCATCCATCTGGTGATTGTTCACCGTCAAGGGAGGATGTAGAAACATATAATAAGCTAAAAGAAGCCGGGAATATCATGGGCATTCAGTGTTTAGACAGTATAATTCTGTCAAACAGCGATTATTATTCATTAAGCGAAAATTAAATTAAGGAGGAAATCAATATGTCAGCATATGTAAAAGCATTAGGTTTCAAAGTTCCGATCATCGCATGGAGCGATGAGGCAGTAGCACGGAATGTGCGTAAGGCAAAAGAAGATCGTGACTTACTTATGCAGAATGTAAATGACATTCATGTTGACCTGCTTCCCGGAAACGAAAAAACAGGATGTATGAGCTACACAGTATCTCTGTACCCGGTTCTGGATTGTGGTGGATGTAAGGGATGCCCTTGCAGAAACATCTGCTACGACTTGAGACATGATGTTATTAAAAAGGATTGCAGAAAGTACCGTCTGATCAATTCTGCTATCCACAAGGCAGACGCGGAACGTTACTGGAAGGAAATTGAAGAGCAGATTAACTCTCTCTTCTGCGTTTTTCTTAGAGGAAACGTAGGGGGAGACCTTACAGATGAAGATTTCTTCTATCTATTTGAAATGTGCAAGCGAAATCAAAGATGCACATTTCAGTATTTCACAAAGAATTATAGCGGTGGCAATGCCGCTATCAAAGCAAACGATGGTATATGGCCTGAGAACTTAAAGCTCATGTATTCCAGACTTCCCGGACTGGATTGTCCGAACCCTTATAATGTCCCAGAAGCACACATTAACTTTGGGGATGGATGTCCCTGCACTGCTCCTGATTTTGGGAGTTACTTTTGCAAAGGAAACTGCACTGCATGTTGGTACAAGGCAGAAGGGTGCATAGGATGTAAGCCCGGAGAGAGCGTTACATTTAACGCCCACTAAAGGCAAAATTAAAATCCCTGTTGGTAGGTAGGTTAGACCATCAGAAAGGAAACCAAAAATGGAAATAAAGTATGGTTTCAAGCTCTTTGAACAGGATGCAAACGGAAATCTGTATCCTCTGTTTATTGACAAGAATACACCAGTTCCAATGTATAAATGGATTCATGCTGAATTCCATCCAACAAAGGGATTTGCGGCAAGAGGTGGTTGGCACATTGGAGCAGATGTCCCAGATGCTCCGTGGCTGAAGAGCTATGACGGAACGGAAACTGGATTCTACAAATCACGGTGGAAATCAGGCAAAAGAGTCTGGTGCATTGTTGAGTACAATGCAAACCACGACTACAATATGGAAGTATCTCTACTTCCGAAGAAATCCTTTACTGACAAAGTCCCGGAAGATGGTTTTTACTTCTTCCGTGAAGTCGGCAAGGGAACATGGATAATCACAAGCGATATAAGAATTATTTATGTTATTTCCGAAGAAGAGAGAAAAGAGATGATGGAGCTTAATGGATATGATGAAATTAAAGCGTTTGCTAAATACAAGGCAACGTTTGAAAAGAAAATGAGAATTGCATAAGCGAAAGGAGAAAGAATTTGAAAAAGAAACTATATCCCGGAATTAAAGAAGCGGAGGCTGAAAAAAGAAAGCAGAAAGCAGAAAGAAAAACAGAACAGCCGGACTTTATAGGTGGAAAACCGAATTATGATGCGTTTGAAGGTTGGACACCAGAAGAAGTTCTTGTTTGGTTGAATATTGATTAAGGAGGAAAAAATGAAAAATATTGTCGTTTATGATGAGATCACGGCAGATGAGGCACTAAAACTCTATAGATGTACTGATGATGTCTATGCAGATGATCGTAATGGTGACAAAGGAAAACTCAGGCCACATTATGAATATGGCTCTCATGCTTCCATTGAGGAATTATTTTGGAAAGCGGCAAGTCACTATAATTATGGCTATCATTATGAAGGTAAATTCTATAAGAGGAGGGTGACGAGAATAATGACAGTAAAAGAACTGAAGAAGGGAACTTACTTCACAAGAAAATCCATTGAATATCCCACAGATTCTCAGGTTTGGGTTCGCGGTGATTACATCAGAAGCGAAAAGAAATATGAGATTTACAAGTTCTCAGACGTAAATCACACTTCCCTGATCAATGGAGACAAGGAAGTCTTTACTGACTTCACGTTTTAAGCGAAAGGAGAATAAAACCATGAAAGAAGACAGGAAGGCATTTTGTGAGGAGCTTTGTAAATTATTAAGAATGACCAGAAATGCAGGACATCCTGATTGTAACCCTTTGGTTGAGTTGCGTTTCATTGAAACGGAAATGGGAGAATTTGTTCGTCCTATATTTGAAGACGGAACAGGAGAAAATGGATATTACGATGTAAACGTAACTGCTGACTCTAATATGGGAATTCTTAAAGATGTGTGTGACAGATTCATCTTTAAGAGGTGGTAACAGAAATTGATTGTTGAACCTGATCATCACCACATGGTGGTGGTCAGTATTGAGCAATCAATGCCATAAGGTAAATCAAAGATTGCAAAGAAAGGAGTTCCGTTATGAAGAAGCGGATCATGGTAACTGTTGTTTGTGTTGGACTTGCTATTGCGGCTTACTTTGTAGGCAAAGCAAACGGAGTTCGTCATGCTATAGAGGACAGCGAAATCTACACTGTCACTCGTTACAATCCTGATGATCCTGATGCTTCAGTATGGGAAGGATATGATCAGCAGATCTTCATTGATCTGGATGGTCAGACATATGTTCATGGAATGTATCAGGGATAATTAAAAACAGAAAGGAGGAACGGAAATGATAGACTACGCAAAACACTTTACTACGGCAGGTGAAGTAAGAGAGGAAATCAAGGCACTCGATGCATATGCAAAGAGAGAATATCCACAGTATAACGATCTGTTTCTGATGCGTCCTGCTTCAAAGCGGATGGACAGATTGATCAGAATGTACTGGGCTTTCGAAAGGAGAGTAAGAAAATGAGAATGTACAATTACTTTTTATCGGACAAGGCAACTGCAAATAAGTTCTCTGCTTATTTGTATAAGCGGAGAAAAGAATTCACTGTATCCTGCATTGATGGGTGTGGATATCATTTCGTGGTATCTGCAAATGCTGAGACAGCACAAGAGATCAACAACATTTTGGAGTATTGCCTATGAAGCAATACTCAGCAAGGGAACTAAAAAAGATTGTAACTGCAAACGGGTTTATTCTTGTGAGAACAAATGGTGATCACTTCATCTATAAAAGGGATGATGAAACCATTGTGATTAACAAGAATATAAACATGTGTGTTGCGAACAGATTGATTAAGCAACACAAGTTAGTCGTATAGAAAGGAAAGGGAAAAGGAAATGAGGGATTTACAGATGTATGCAACAAAGGTAATGAAAATGTTAGATGATATCAACATCCCCTACAGAAAGCCGTATAGCTTCACTGTCAACACCAGAGCTACCACAAGATGGGGACAGACAAGGATAAGAAAGGGAATTCCTATTAACATCAACATTAGCAGTATTTTGCTGAGTGATGATGTAAGCGAAACTCAGCTTATTGACACTATAGCTCATGAGCTTATCCATACTTGTGTTGGATGTGGAGATCACGGAGACCTCTGGAAAGCATATGCAGAGCGGTTCAATAGGGCATATGGATATAATATATGCAGGACGAAACGTGGAGACGAGACAGCCCACCAGATGATGCAGGAAAAGAAGAAAGATAATGCATATGAGGTGACTTGTGAAAAATGTGGAGCGAAATATTACTACCAGAGATGGTGTAAGGTAACTGCAAATCCAAGTCAGTATGTTCACAGTAGGTGTGGTGGTAAGTTAACTCTTACCAAGGCAAAACCCGGATTTCAGATATGGACAATTTCTGGAAATGGGTACTGGAATACATTATAAGCTAAATTAAACTCCCTGTCAGTAGGCGGTTAGACTGTCAGAAAGGAAAAGGAAATGGCAAATTACAGAACAATCAGAAACTTGAAGCCATATAGGGGAGCGAAAATAATGAGAATCCATGTAAATGGTGGATATCATTATTACGCAACGATCAACGGAAATGCAAGAGCGGCATATTCGTTGAGTATGATTAAGTTAGCTATTGATCAGGAATTAAAAAGAAAGGAAGGCGCGGAATGAAAACTGTATTTGCGAGAATTGGTATCTGCTTAGAAGTAACAGATGAGGAATATAAGAACTTCAAAGAAGATAGGTATGTTAATGAGGATAACATCTCAGATGAACTTGCCGAGAGATTCTTGAAGAACGGAGAGTTGTCTGGTGACAGCTACATTCCTGAGAGTCAGTATGATTTTGATTAACGAAAGGAGATAAGAAATGGAAATTAAAAGAAGATCAAAGTCGCTTAATTCAGAGGAGATCAGAAAGGGAGAAGCGGACGGGACGATGGTTTATCTTAAGTGTTCCAACAGTTTCTTTCCAAAGGTAAAGGAACTTCCAAAGGAAGCGAAGTTCTTAAAGCTTATGACTGGCTATGTAAGGAAGGACGAGATTGCGGTGCAGGATAAAGGAAACTGTGTTCTGTATCATACGCACTTAGTAAATGGTTCTCACAGAGAAAACAAGCATACATGGAGACACAATGTGTATGTGATTTATAAGGAGGAAGATTAAAATGACAGTAAAGGAGTTTATAAATAAATGTTGGTGCTGTCAGGAGATCGCCATTGTTCCTGACGGAATGATTGTTGGAGAAAACCTTTGCACAAGGGAGCGGATGAAGAGATTTAAGAATATTAAATTTGTAACACCAATAATCCTTTTAAGTGTGGTGTACGATGAGATCAACAATAAACAAGTTGTCTCATTTGGAGTCGTTGACAATATCCTTGTTATCGAGGTAAAATGAAAGGAGAAGCGAAATGAGTGAGGAGCTTGCGGCAAGAGTTGACAGATTTTTATATGACCTTGATCCCTATGAATATGCAGATTCTGCGGAAGATGATATGGTAACATACATTATCAACAATTCAGAACCTATTCTGGATTATCTCTGGGGTGTTATAATAAGTGAAGATAACGATTGGCTTCATGAAAATTCTAAGGAAGCAAGGGAACTGATCGAAATGATTGAAGATGAGATAAGCGAAGGGAGATAAGAGATGAAAAATAAAAATATCGCCTACATCGAAGGATACGGAAATATAAATATGGATGAATATAAGTCCATTGCAGAATGTATGTGCAATACAATTGATGTTGATGGCGCAATGGAAGATAAATACTGGGTTGAAGCTGATGTTGATTTAGCGGAGGCGTGGTATCAGTATAAAGGGTTTACCAAAGAAGATATCAAATATATTGATATGAGAGGCTTGTCTGACTTCTGGAATTTTGAAGCAGATAATGAATAAGCGAAGGGAGACAAGGGAAAAATGATTATAAATAGATTAAAAAAGTTGAAAATAATACTTGACAAATTAAATAAGACCATTTATAATCTTGATTAGAACAAACAAATTAAAAACAAGAAAGGAAAACGGAAATGGAAAGGTTTTATATCTACGAGGGATTTATGGATGAACTCAAAAAGAAAGCAGAAACCATCCGCAAGAAGTGTCTGCGGTTTGGCTGTGACTTCCACTTTGCTGAGACAGGGAACATTGAAATAAGGAAAGTCACGGATTACACAACAACAGATGGTAACGGAAAACATCCTGTTTACTATCTCAAGTTCATTGAGGTTGAGGCAGAGGGGACAGCAGTGCTTGACAACTGGCAGTTTGTTGCAAGCGTAGATCACACACAGAACGGAAACATTTTTAATAAGGCAATGGTTGATCTGGAAATCCCACAGAGATACTATTGCAGTGATCCGTACTGTGAACACTGCAATAGCAATAGGTACAGAAAGAATACCTGCATTGTCTATAATAAGGAAACCAAAGAATTCAAGCAGGTTGGAAACCAGTGCTTGAAGGACTTCACCAGAGGGATGTCTGTTGCTTTTGCAACTTATATGGCTTCATTAAAATCAATCTTCACTGAGTACGAAGAAAGGGAAGTTGATTTTGGTGGTGGTTGGAGAGGAACATATCATGAGGTAAAGGAAATCCTCAGGTATGCGGCAGAAACCATCAGACACTTTGGATGGGTAAACGTAAAGCAGGGTGATGATTATGATGTAGATCTTTTCAATAATACAAGATATAGGGTCGAGAAATACTATAATCTTGATCATGGTTACACAAGATTCTGGGATGATGATGAAAGAGATCAGGTCAGAACGGAAATGGAATCAGTTGATTTTAATCCTAATTCAGAGTATGCTGTAAAGGAAACGGAAAAGGTTCTGGCATGGCTCGAAGCTCAGGAAGAGAATAACGATTATATTCACAATCTGAAGGTTATTGTTGCAAATGAATATTGTAGTAGCAACAGGTTTGGAATCCTTTGCTCTCTTTTCCCATCTTGTAACAAAGACCTTGAAATTAAAGCGAAAAGAGAAGCTGAAGCGAAATCTGAAAAAGCTTCTGAGTACATTGGTCAGGTTGGAGATAGGGTAGAAACGGAGATTCAGAGCGTCAAATGTGTCACCTCTTGGGAAACACAGTTTGGAATGACATTCATTTATAAGTTCGTCAGCACTGATGGAAATGTACTTACTTGGAAGACAAGCAAGAGCATTGACGAAGAGAGGTGTGTAGGAAAGAAGATCAAGGGAACTATAAAAGAACTCAAGGTTTTCAGAGATATCAAGCAGACAGAGTTAACAAGATGCAAGATTGCATAAGAAGGGAGATGCTAAAATGTATTTGAAGTTAAAGAGAATTTATGATAGAGAACAGTTGCCAGTGTTCGTGATGGCAGTAAGTAATCTTCTGGACAAGGGATTTGCAAAAGTTCAGAAGATTACAGAAGAGGACATAAAGCAGATCAAGATGCCCGAAAACAGTTTCATGACTACTGAGTTTGCTCAGTATCTTACGGGGCTTACAAAGGAAATCGCAGATAATTGTGACTCTGTGGTGGAGATAATTCAATTTTGTTCAAAAGTCAAATGTTTTGATCAAAATTACGGAAGGAGATAAGCGAAAATGAACACTTTGAAAGTAGGAGATCTTGTGGTAATTCTTAAGGATCTTCCATCTGGTATTGAAGATGAAGACGAATTCAATTGCAATGGAGAAGTAGGAGAGATCATCGAGTATAATGAAGACAGGGATATGTATCTTGTGAGCACAAATGATTTCGTGGCTACTGACTGGTGGTGGTTCGAAGATGATTTGAGACTTGCCAATACGGAAGAAATAGTAGAAAAACTGAGAAAGATTTTGAAGGGAGAATAACATATGACAAAGGAAAAGAGAGCACCGTGTGAGAAGTAAAGAACGGAAAACCGAAGCAATAAAGCGCAAATGAATAAATTAAAATAATATCACAAAGAAAAAAGGAGAATATAATATGAGTGCGAACGTAGAAACGATGTTTTATGTTGGTGAGACCCCGTGGCATGGATTGGGAAAATCTGTAAAAGAATGTAAAAAAAGTGATGAGGCGATTAAACTTGCAGGACTTGACTGGGATGTAATTCCGAATCCCATTTATGATGGATTTGGAAGGGAACTCTCTGGTTACAAGGTAAACCTGAGAAGCACAGACAATAAGATTCTTGGTATTGTTTCTGACAAGTATAAGATTGTGCAGAACAGAGATGCATTTGCATTTACTGATTCTCTGCTTGGTCAGGGAGTTAAGTACGAAACAGCAGGAAGCCTTGCTTCTGGTAAGAGAGTTTGGATGTTAGCAAGACTTGAAAATACTATTCTTGCCGAAGAGAATATTGATCCGTATCTGGTTTTCACTAACAGCCATGACGGAACTGGTGCTGTGAAGGTAGCTATTACGCCTGTTCGTGTCGTTTGCCAGAACACCTTGAATCTTGCATTGTCTACAGCAAGTAGGCACTGGTCTGCAAGGCATATGGGACAGATCGAAGACAAGCTTGAGGACGCAAAAATGACTCTTTTGAATGCTGAGACATATATGAAGTGCCTTGGTGAAGAGTTCGAAGCACTTAAGCTCAAGAAGGTAACTGATAGTCAGGTAAAGGAAATGACAGATTATCTCCTGAAAGAAGAGTTTGAAACCGTATGGAAGAACGCATACGGAAATGACACTAATGGAAAGATCGTTTCCTTCCTTGACAGAGCGAGAGCCGCAAAGTACGAAGAGAAGATTGATCGTAAGAGAAATGAGATCCTTACCATTTACAATGACAAGCCTGATCTCAGAGACGAAGAGAGAACAGCCTTTAGGTTTGTTAATGCGGTAAGCGATTACGCAACGCATACCACAGACCATAAGAATACTGCCAACTATCAGGAAAACCTGTTTATGAAGACAGTGGACGGAAACAATCTCATTGATACAGCATACAAAATTGCACTTGCTGTATAAGGCAAAAGGTATACTAATAATATATTTTTGGGGCAGGCCATCAAAATAGATTTTGATTGGACTAAATATATATAAAAAGGAGATAAAAAATATGAATAATATAATTACTTATTTTGAGGCAGAAAAGGATTCCAGAAATACCTACAAGCTCAACAACGATATCATGATTCCTGTTGGTGTATATAGAGACAGCACAGGATTATATACTCACTATGAGTGTGATAATGACAACTGGGAAGATGAAATTCTTTTTCCAACAGAAATTGTAAGGTCGTATTTCTATACTAATAACATATCTGACGAGCACACATTTGAAGAATGGTATAAGGATGAGTACACACTTGATGAAACCGATGGGCTGTATAACTACGCAATTAAAAAAGGTTTTTATGGAATTCGTCCTGATGGAAGATACCTTGAAAACGAAATGGAAATATTTAAAAGTGGAGTAAAGCTTCTAATTCATCACAATGATATGATGGATGTCGGTAACTATCTGATTGAACTGATTTCTGATGAGACTGGTGAGGTGTATAGAACGCAAATGACCGTTGGCGTAGATGCCACATGGGAAGATTTTATAAATGTACTGGTAGCCAATGTAACAGAGGAGACTGACATAAGACTTGATAGATGTGAGATCAAGATCATGCATGATGCAAATGCATTTACAATATCAAGCGCACAGAAAAAGATCTCAAAAGAGATGGTTGAAAATATCAGTGGTATTGATGAAAGCGAAAAAGATGTGTGTGATTTTGACAGCGGATATTTGACGGAAAAGATCGAATGCGCAAGGCATAACGGAACAACGTATGATTTGGATTGCATGATAAATCTGAATAATATTTTGAAATTCAGTATCAGTTGGGAGTTATACAGTTTTATCAATGCAAAGGTAGATGATATTATGGAGTGTGATAAGGAAGATTATTTAGCGCTTCTCAGATTTGTTTTTGAATATGTTAAAGAAAAAGAAAACAAATCTAATGAATATGGCAAAATTAGAATAATGAGAAAAGGGAGTTTAAGATGAAAGAGAATTATGCTTATATGACTATTGAGGAGTTTGCCGATCTGATACAGAAGAATGAGGGAAAGGAAATCGGTTTCTGCGAAGCCGGAAAAGAAGATAATGGTAGGTTTGATTATAATTGGTATTGTGCGGCTGTCATGAAGATATTTGATGATAAAAATCTTATTTGTGGGTATTGCGGTAGCGGAGTTGAATACTGTGTGTCATATAACGACATGACAGACTTTGATCAGAAAACAGTCGCACAAGAACTTGAAGGTTATATTAAAGACAACCTTGGTTCTTGGGTGGAATATGTGTGTGTTGATATGGATGATCTGAAGTAAACTATAGCGTAGGGCAAAACAAAAAAACAAAAATAAGGAGATTAAAATAATGACAAACATGAAAGAAATCAATCTGAATAACGCAAATGCTCGTGAGAAGGTAGAAGAAGTTCTCAATGAGGTTCAGAAGAAAACCTCAGTAAGAGAGATAAGTTATGATGATATTATTCATGCTCTCAGAATGATCGAGAATAATCTTGGTGTATCAAAGAAAGCGATGAATGATGTCCGGGTAACGTGTGATGTTAACGCACAGAGTTTTCCCGGTACATATAAGGGAATTCCAGAATCCACTTGGTTCTCTGCAAGATACAAAAACGGAAGTTGGAGACTTACAAATATTTGTAGGTCGCAAACTGCCACACCGACAAGAGGACACTTTATATATTTAACAGATGCTTGCAAAAAAGCCATTCTGGATAGAATGGAATGCTTCTAAAGAAGGGAGAAAGTCGGGCTTTCGACCCGGTGCTATAGAGTGATGGAGAAGAGAAAATATGTATATCTGATTCTCAATCAGAATTATATCCCTGAAGGAAGAGTAGTTGCTACATCCAGAGAAGAGGCGGTCACCATAGCTGTTGCGGCTTGGAATCTGAAAAGAGAATCAATACTGGATGCGGTTGCTGTACCTGAAGGACTTTAAAGCATAAAGTTAGATATAGAAAAAGGAGAAGGAATGGTTGTATGTGTAATTGCCACGGATAAGGGAACTGGGTTTATTAAAACATGCACTTCATGTGATGATACTGATGCACAGAGATATGCAAAGTATTATCGAAGCATTGGATACAATGCAAGAGTGGTAACGTATGAGGAGCTTGAAGAGATTCAGGAAAAAGAAAGGAAATTAAGAGAGGGGTCAATATGAATTTAGCTTATATGTATTGCCAGTCAGTTACTTTATTACATGGTCAGGCAGCAGATGTTCTCGTGGAATATAACGAGAATAAGAATAAATTTATTGTAACTGCTACTTCTGAAAGTTGGATTGATAATATAGAGAGCTTTATAAATGAGAATGATGATTGTGATGATTTTTTATGCAAAATATATAATATTAATAATATGAGTGATTTTTTTAAAGAAGCAAGAGAGGTTTGTACAAAGATTAGTGGAGAGTATTTTACTCTGAGAGAAATCAATCAGACACTTGAGAAATATTGCGAGGATGGGGGCTGGGATAAGTTTTCATGGCGGTATAAGGACGGAGGAGAACGGATCATGTTAAATGAGTTAATGAATGAATTAACAAATGAAAATTATTATATGTATAAGATAGCAGGTGGCGGTTTTGGAATTGTAAAGGCAAACACAGAAGACAGTGCCAAAAGGGAAGTGTTAAATGCATATCACAAACATGGACAGCCGGAGTTAACCGAAGAAGATGTAACTGTGCTTCCTGTTATAAGCGGATACTTCAGTGATTCACCGAATGTTATTGAGCTTGGAGATATTTTAGAATAAGGTATACTAAAATAATACAAATAACCCTTGACAAAACCACTCAGTGAGTGGTATGATACAAACAGAAAACAGAAAGGAGTAATTCAATGAACGCAAATAGAATTCGATTGGAAAGATTTTTTGCTGATACTGGTTTAATCAAAGCGGGTGCAAAAAGACCTGATAACCTTTTCAATTTTGCACTTGCAAATGATATTGATTCTGAAATTATTGAGGAAATGGAATTAACACCAGAAAACAAAGAGAAAGCTATGAGGTGGCTTGGTACTAAGCGAAATACTTGTAAAGAGGTAAACGGTTTCGCGGGATCGTTCTATCAAGTCGAAGCTTACGGAATCGAGTATTTCGAAGTAGATGAAGATGGAGAATTTGTTGAAGGTTCTGATTTTGATAGTGCTGAAGATGAGAAGGAGGTTTTGCAATGACAGCAAAGAAGATTGTTTATTATCACGGTTTTGACGAAAATGGAAAATGCATTTTGTCCTATTCCTGCGGACATTGTATAATGCCCGTTGATGATAAAGATTATTTTTGCAGATGGTGCGGCGCTGAGTTTGAAGAAAAGGAGATGTAAAATGCAGATACTTGAAAGAAGACACCTTAAAAAAATGCCATTCGATCGTTGGGACGAATCAACTTGGTCTTTTATCCATGCGACAGGGGATGAGGTTCTTGTACAATGGCCTGACGGTCATTTAACTTGGGAAACAGAATACGAAGATTCACTCTTTGAGAATAATATCAAGGAGTGAAGCAATGACGAGTAAGGAAATCAGAGATCTACTTGGTATTAGTCGAGCAGAATTCTCACGGAAATACGGAATTCCAATTCGGACTCTTGAGAACTGGGATTCAGGAACAAGGAAAGCCCCCGAATGGATATTGGTTCTTTTAGAAAGGATAGCAAAAGAGGACAAGATCATGGACAACAAACCTTTTACAAAAGAGAATCTGATGCAAAGTGGTTTATCAGAAGATGATGCTGATAAGGTTGTGGATTTTGTTGAAAATATAATCAAGAGCGGTGAGCTTGAGAAGTATTATAAAACAGAAAGGGAAAAGAAGGAGAATTGTGATGAGTCTTAAATTCACTAAAAAGCAAGTAGAAGATGGTGAGATTGGTAGGGAGATTATAGAGGAATATCTTATCGACAAGAAAATGTACGAGCTTGATATGTTTCCTGAATATGAAGATGAGGTTTTATTTACTGGATACATAAAGAAAGTGAGCACTGGTATTTACGAATTGGTATATGATCCAAGCGAGGCAACATGGGAGTTGAATGCGGTAGTAAGTGTAGACCAATCTGAAAAAGAAGAAATGGCAAACGGAAGTTGGAAAGAAACGCTTGATAATCCTCTCTTTGTTGATGTGTGTGAACAGATGCACACATGGTTATACGAATATATCTTGGATGATGTAGAAGAATAAAACAAGAAGCACTGAAATTTGGTTAATAGATAGGTGTTTATTATAATAGGGAGAGTAACATATGGAGAAAAAAGAAAACAATCTTTCAACAAATATAGAAGCGAAAAATCGTTTGTTGGGTGGGATACTTGGTGCTATCCCGGGTGCTCTAATTAGTGGCATAGGTGGTGCTATTCTCTCTATTGGCGCAGGTATTTTTGGAGCGAAACTATCACTTGATGAAGCGGATAGAGCACAAATGGAATTTGAAAACGATCCAAAAAGAACACATCTTGCATATATGAAAAAGCATTATGAATATAATGATGAATTTTCTGTAATGCAAACGGAGCACTGTGAGGAGTATCTTGAAAAAATTCGTCAAGAATATCCGATGGAAAAAGAATTTACATATTGGATAAATGGGTGTTTTCCAAGTTTGGATTGCAATATGTATAGGTGCTATGTAGCAAAAGACGAAAGCACAAGCTCTTTTGCAATGGCTATTATTTATAATGATTTAGTTAGAGAAATTGAGGATGCAAAAGCTAAAGGGGCGAAAATAACATGGACTAAAATGAATGTTGAAATAGAAAAAATGAGTGGCGTAAAAAAAGAAATTAGATATATTTATAGTATCAATGACAAAGCAAGAATTCCAGTAAGAGAATCTAAAGCAATGGATTTGATGTTTTATTATGAATCTGAAGGTAGAGGTTAACTTATAACTTTAAAAAATAAATAAAACAAAGAAGGAGAATTAATATGCAGAAATTAAATATTACTTGGAGCGCAAAGCAGATTACAAAGTCTTACAACAACGGTCTTTTGAAGTTTGATAACATTATTCAGAGAAGCTATGTATGGGAGCAGAAGAGAAAGTCTGATCTCATCCACTCTATGATTGAGGGATATCCTATTCCTCCGTTTTATGCGAGAAAGGTAGATGGTAAGGTGTATGACTTCCTTGATGGCAAACAGAGGATGAATGCTATTGCAGGTTTCATCAATGGAGACTATTGGCTTGATGGTATTCGTGAGGTAACTTATACAAATGAAGAGGGTATTGAAGTAACCGAAGATATTAACGGTCTTAGCTTTAATGATCTTCCCGAAGCTATTCAGGATATTATCAAAGATTATTCGCTCACCATATATTATTATGATAACATTACTGATGATCAGGTAAGAGAGTTATTCCGCAAGCTGAACAACGGAAAGCCTCTTTCTGCAAAAGAAAAGAACATTGCCAATATGATTGACATTTCCAATATTTCTAATATTGGTGAGCACGAGTTCTTTAAGAAAATATTTACTGAAAGAGCTATGGATTCCAGAAAGCAGTTGCCTGTTATCATGAAGATGTGGGCAATGCTTAATCAGGATATTGCTGACATATCGTTTGAAAGTAAGTCGTTCAATGAGCTTGTCGGCGAAACGCTTACAACAGAAAACCAGAGGGAAGAAATTGTAAAATGTCTTGACTTTTACAATGATGTGTTTAATAATGTAAGCGAAAAGAATGGAAAGGCTACACTTAAAAAGTGTGTTAACGAAACACACTTAGTGTCACTGATTCCGTTTGTAAAAAAAGCTCTGAGTAACAATATTTCTGCTGATCTTTTTGCTGACTGGTTAATGACCATCTTTACAAAAGACAAAACGGTATCGTTCGATTACTCGAATGTGGCTCAGTCTGGTGCGGCTAAGAATAGCAGTATTGTTAAAAGGAATGAGGAATTAGAGGTTTCTTGGAATGAGTTCTTCAAAGAGTAAGTACACCATCTACACACAGGATGCCAAAAGCTTTGAGTCTGTTGGTTGGACAGGCTCAAAGCAAAGGCAAAGAAACAATCTTGAAACATCCATCATTTGGGCGAATACACTTGACTCACGATGGATCAGGTGGAAGATTGTAGACAATGAGAACGGAGAAATAATCTGTTCCAATGCCTAATATTTCTAATTATAAATCAAATAATTAAAAATGGACTTGACAAAACAAGACAAAGCGTTTATACTGAATACAGATACAAAGGAAAGGAGAAGAAGAATGAACGGTAGAAACGAGCATGATGAAAAAGTAAGGGCTATGGTTGATAAGATTTTAGAGTCAAGACCTTCTTATCTTAGAGACTACGCAGAGTCTTTCAGAAGTAAAACAGCTTTAACGGAACTGAATTACATTAAAAAGCTTTGCCAGTTCTTTGATTACCTCGAAAAGCATAATATAATTGATGTATCTAACGGAAAGAACTTTGATAAGCTTGTTCCTTCTAAGGTTAATGGATATATGAATTCTCTTAGTGAGAAATCTGATTCGACTCAGGCTCAGACATTTTACGCACTGAAATCTTTCTTCAAGTTCCTTAAGGCAGATCGTTATGTTGAGAACAACATAATGTTAGATATTGAAGCGCCTAAACTCAAGGGTTTTCATGAGGTTACTGCGTTAGATAAGGATGAGATTCATGATCTGAAGCTTAATGCAAAGTATGGATACAGTCTTGAAACAGAACTTGAAAGCAGAAGAAGAGAAGGATGGAGAGAAAGAGACTTCGCTATTATTCAGCTTGGCATTACATCCGGGTTCAGAGTTTCAAGTATTTCTGAGATTAACCTTGAAGATATTGATTTTGATCAGCAAGTGATAAGAATTGTTGAGAAAGGTAATAAAGTTCGAGAGATGTATCTTGACAACAGAACTATTGATGCAATTCGTGAGTGGATAAGCAAAAGAAATGAATATCTGAAGAAGAGAAAGATGAATACGGATGCGTTATTCATTTCTAATAGATGCAAAAGGATCGCAACGAATAGTATTTCCGTAATCATGGATCATTATACAAGGGGAATTGATAAGCATATCACTCCTCACAAGATGAGATCCACCTGTGCCACAAATCTTTATGAAGCAACTGGTGATATTTATTTGGTAATGGAGCAGTTGGGTCACGCAAATATTAATAACACCAAAAGATATACAAAGGTTAATAAACAGAGACGTATTGATGCGGCGAATATTCTTGGTAATCTGTAATATATATACTATAAACCATCTAAATATATATAAGGGGGTGATAAAAATGAATAGACAAATTAAATGAATGTGATCTAAAAAAGCTTGCACAAATATAAATTGTGATGTATTATATAAGAGAGTTAGAAGGGAGATTTTAATTTATGAAAATTAGATGTAAAAAATGTGGTGCTGAATATGGAATTTTTGATCTTGATTTTTATGAAGATAAAGATAAAATGAGGTTTTTGTCATGTAGTCAATGTAATGATGTAACATATTTTAACATCGGTGATTTATATCATGGTTGGAATCCAAGTGATAAGAATATAACTGTTATGGATTGTATAGACGATATTAAAGAAAGCATTACAAGTGACGCAGACCTTGTACTTGTATGGTTAACAAAGGAAGTTGTAGATGATGAGGGTTTATATCCGTTTTTAAGAAAAGACGGTGAATTGAAACCATATTTAAGAAAATGGGGACGCATATTTGATAAGTCTACATGCATTGATAGCGAAATTGATTTTAGCAGATGCCTAAAAGAATGTGGAGTATCTGTAAATTGGGATGGTTATAAAACTATAAGTTAACCAGATTTAATTAAAACAAAAAGAAAGGAGAACACTATTATGCTGAAATCAAAGAAGGAGCTTATAAAAGAGCTTCAAAGCGTAATAACAGAAAAGTGTATAGGCAAACGAAAAGAAAACGAGTACGCTCAATCCGTAATGCGTGAGTTAAATAATAAATACAAAATGACAATCATCAGAGCGTCAGATATTGTATCACTGAGAATTGACTTCGAAATTCTAACGGAATTTGAATTGTTCTGTGTATGTGATGTTATCTGTCCAGAAAAACTTGCTGAGTATTTTGTAAGCGTGGAAATACAGAAATATTCCAACTCAACATTTGAGGTAAATAAAATCTTCCTACCGCTCAAGATTAGTATGATTAAAGTGCAGGACAACCAGTTTATTGGTGCGATATCTGCTAAGACTTTAAGGGAATGGGGAGACGCAGGTTTTATAAATTACAATCAGAACACTCAGCGTACCCTAAAGCGAATTGTCAGAGGAGACAAAGAGTATTATAAGATATCTCTCAACCAAACAGCGATCAATGCGATATCAAAACTCATGGAAGACAGAGCATATATCTCTGATGATATCACGCTGAATATCCCGGATGATGATGAATCTTCTTTCTCCTACAATTCTGAGACAAAGGAACTGCGGATAGATAAGCTCAAAGCATTTGATATCATAGATGGATACCACCGTTATGTGTCAATCGTGAAGATGTGCAATCTGAATCCTGATTTTGATTATCCAATGGAAATCAGAATTACAAACTACACGGAAAGCAAAGCACAACAATTTATCTGGCAGAAGGATCAGAAGACAAAGATGAAGAAACTTGACTCTGATTCACTTAACCAAGAGAGGTTGTCAAACAGAGTTGTAAACAGATTGAATGATGATCCGAATTTCATCTGGTATAGACAGCTTGATAGAAATAATCCCAGAATCCCTGTTGGAACTTTTGCCTTGGCAGTAGATAAGATTTTCTTCACGAAGAAGATTAAGAAAGACGAAGAGAATCTTGAGGTAAGAAAGATTGCAAACCAGATTAAATCTGGTCTTGAAGCGTATTTTGATCAATATGATCCATCTGCAACAAAAGAAATAGACGATGTAAGAATTGTTTGCATCTTATACTGTATCATGTGCAATGGTCTTGACATGATCAACGAGATAGATACAAATGTAAGAAAGGGTCTTGCTCCGAATGCATCAGTCCACACTATTCTGAGAAAGGTGAATGAGGTAGGTGAGAGAAAATGAACGAAATAATAACAGAGTTATATAATGCAGAAAGGAAACAACGATATTTTGATGAGAACTATATTGCTAAAAGCAACTACCTAAACCTACTCCGGTTATTTAAAAAGAGCACTGTGTTTGAGAATACATATGACAGGGACATTTCAGAATGGAGCGCAACGGAAGGTATAGCATTTCTAAAGTTCTTAAACACTGGTTCTGTTAACACGTTGGTTGTATATAGGTCGCTATTAACAAGCTACACTCAGTGGTGCTTACAAAATAATTTAGTAGAATCGGGGCAAAATAATTGGCAATTAATCACACAAAATGTTCTGCGAGAATGTATAAACAAACAAAAGAATGTCGTACTAATAAGGCAAGAAGTCCTTGATATTTGCAGAAATCTAAAGAATGACGGAGACGCTTTTTTACTTCTTGGTCTTTTTGAGGGAATTGGCAGTTACGGAAAACAATGGGAAGAATTAGCCAATGCAAGAAGACAAGATATTGATCAGGAGAAAAATACAATTCGACTATGTACTGGGAGAGTCTTAGAGATATCCAATGAGCTAAAGTACATTGCTATTGAGGCATCAAAAGCAAAGATAATTTACACCGGGAGCAGAGATTATCCAGTATCTCCTGATGAGCCGTATGATCTGATCATTAAAACGAAGAAGCGTAGGAATGCAGAAGATAATCCATACAGAAAGGGAGTGCGTTGTTTTGTTCGGCTAAATAAGTTCATGAATGAGTTTGGATATTCTGTAACAGCGGCTAATATTGAGAACTCTGGCAAGATAGAATATCTGAATCAGTGTGCTGATGAGGCTGGGATGTCTGTAGAAGATTGGCTTGAAATAAAAGAAAATGAACAGAAGTTTATTGACAGGTTTAATAACTACAACAAAGGAAAACGCGCTTTCTTATCTGAGAATGAAGAGTATCTTATCTAATGTGTACAATGTTGTGGTTCTCGATATAATTGAGAACCACAACGATTATTTGATACTAATAAGGATGAAAAATGATATTGTTAATAATTTTGTAAACACTTAATAACAATTGAATTAAATATACATCTCGATAAAATGGATAACAACAAAAACAAGTGTTCATTTTTCTCTTGACACATGAACTGTGTGGTGCTAAAATAAGGATAAGAATTTATATGGAGGGTTTGTATATGATCGAAAATTTTATTTCTGCATTGACTAAAGCTAACAGTTGTATTGAGTGTGTTGAAAATAATGGGTTCGGTGATACAGAGTATAACACATTCTCAGTAAATGGTGTATGGATTGATGATAATAAAACCAATATAAAGCTATCATTTAATGAGGGTGCAACGGAAATCTATTTAAGTGACTGGGATAAGTGCAATGTGATCGAGGATGAGGATGATGGAACGGTGTATGAATTCGTTTTTGGTAACGTTAAAAGAAGTTTTATAATTCTTCCTAAAAGTGCTTGACAAGTTGAAAATAATATGCTAATATGTTATTAACATAAACGTGGGAAATGGATACTTAGTCAATTGAGTATCCATTTTACAATCTTAAAAAGGAGAAATTAAAATATGTGGAAAACGATCAGGGCGAAAAACATGAATACAAAGTATTATATTGACGATGAGAAAAAGACGATTGTTGCCAAGACTGAAAATACAAAAACATTTATAAATGAGCTGTGGGATCAGGGGCTGTATGGTTTTATTGGAGCAATTAATTCATTTAAAAGATGTGGTAATATTTGTGACCCTAAAACTGATTTCGTAGGAAAGGCAGTTTGTAGCCCAAAGGATGAATATGATGAAGAAGTTGGAAAGAAGATCGCTGCATGGAAAGCGGATCTGAAATATCATAAGTATAGTGCAAATAGGTATGGGGATATTATATCGAGACTTCAGGAAGTTATCAACCGTGTTAAAGCAAATATGAAGAAGCATGAGAATTGCTGTGCCGCTCTTGAAAAGAAGCTTGAAGAAGTAAATAATAATACTTTATAATAAGGAGAATTAAAAATATATGGAAAAGAAAACACTGAGTAAAACTGGTCAGGCAAGCAGATTCACACTGGTAGGAAAAGCAATTGTTAACGATAGGACTTTTTCAATTGATCAGAGATCACAGAGCAGTGATTATATTTCCAACAGGATGAACCTTGGAGTTAACTGTGGAAGTAAGTACGGAAATATTTATTGTGAACTCTGGGGTGGATATTCTGAAAATAGAGATACATTTATCTATGTTCATAAGAAAAATGCTGATGGATCAGATGATTTCTCAAACACTGATAAGATCGCATGGGAAGATAGAACAGATGAAAACATCCTTTCAGAGATCGGTAGAAGCTGTTTTATTAGAGTCGGTGTAGAGAATACAACTAAAGGTGAGATCTTTACTAAAGAGTTCTTGTCTCCTTATGATGCAATCAACTATCTTAATGAACATCTGAAAGATGGAACAAGAATCAGAGTAAATGGTCGTTTGAAATATGACTATTACAATGGCAATGTCAGGGTAAGAAAGGAAATCACCCGAATTGAGGTTGTTAATAACGATGTCCCTGATACTGCTACATTCGTTCAGAGCATTCTTCTTACAAAGGGATGCGCAGGAACTATTGATAAAAAGACTGGCCTCTGTCCCATTGATGGTATCGTACTTGAATACTTCAAGACTTTCAATAACAAGGAAGTAAATGGATGCGTACCATTACACAAGAGCTTTGAATTTGATTTCTCAAGATTCCTTAATGAGCCTGAGAAGATTAAGAAGATCAGAGAGAAGTTCTTCAATGTAAGAAAGGGTGTTACGGAAATCAAGTTTGAAGGTGAATTCATTGAGAGCGGTTCTACTGTCCAGATTACAGAAGATGATCTTGATGATGATATTAAGCTTCAGATTGAGTTTGGATTAAGAACACTTGAGGAAGCTCTTCAGACTGCCGCAGGATCTGGTAGTGTACTGAGAAGAATGGTTCTCGTAAGACCTGCTATGAAGGATGTTGAGCAGGAAGATGGTTCAATTAAGAGAACTACCGACATTACAGAACGCAAATATGAAGAAGATGATCTCGCCCTTGATTGTCTTGTGGAAGATGAGAAAGAGGAAGAAGCAGAAGAGAAGTTCGAAAAGCTTTCTGATGATGATGAAGATGGTCTTGATGACTGGATGAGTGAACTTAACCTTTAAAAATAACTAAAAAATAGGAGATAAAACGCATGGCATATGGTAAAAAGAACCAAGTAAATGTAGATCCGTTCCGATACAATATTGGTTTGATCGGGGAGAGCGGAATTGGAAAAACTACAACCATCTGGGAGATGTGTAAAAAGCATTTGGGTGAAGATGGAGCACTATTCTTGGAGTGTGGTAAAGAGGATGGTGCTGATGCAATTGAAGGAATCAACTACGTAAACTGTCCCGAATGGTCTGCTGAGTATGATGAATACAATAACACAATCGGATTTGAGGATATGGTCGATGATATTATTGAAAATAAGACCTCTGAATACCCTAACCTCAGAGTTGTGGTTATTGACACCTATGATGAGCTGATTTTAATTGCAAAAGATGAGGTTGTCAATATGCACAACAGATTGAATCCTGAAAAGCAGGTTAAGACAATTAAGGCGGCATTCGGTGGTTACATGGCAGGTGATGATAAGGCCGCTGAAATCGTTCTGAATAAGCTTTGGGAATTGAAGAAAGTCGGAGTCAACTTCATTATTATTGGTCATGTAAAGGCTCGTCAGCAGACCGATGCGTTAACTGGTCAGGAATATACAAGCCTTACCACAAACATGGCTATCAGAGATTTCAATACCATTAAAACTAAGCTTCACTTCCTTGGTGTTGCTTATATTGATCGTAACATCGTTCAGGAAAAAACAAATAAGAAAGATCAGAACGGAAAAGTTATCACACGCAGTAAGATAGCGCAGGAGAGCAGAAAGGTAACTTTCCGTGATGATAATTACTCTGTAGACTCAAAGAGTAGATTCAGCCACATTGACAGCGAAATACCTCTTGATGCTGATGCTATTTATAACACCCTCGTTGAAGCCATTAAGTATGAAGTCAATAAGAATGGCTCATTTGAGGAGAGTCAGAAGAAACAGGAGAAGATTGATGCTGATCACAAGAGGGAAATCGAGCGTTTAGAGAACGAGAAAAAGGATAAAAAGGAATTAGACGCAATCATTACCGAGATTGTTGATTTTATAAAGGAAAACAAGTCAAATCAGGATGTTTTCAGACCGATCATGCTCAAGGTTAAACAGCTTGGTTACAACAATCCTCTTGAAATCTCATCAATTAAAGATGCAAAAGAAGTCCGTAGCATGATTGGCTAACATCTTGCAACACTGTCATTGCCCGTCAGCAAATAGTTGGCGGGCAATTATTTATTGGAGTATTGCATGACTAAAAAAGAAATAAAAGATTTTGATGATCTATATTTTTATGTTAAAGCGTTAATGGGGTATGATGAGAGTCAACCATTAACAAGAAAAATGGTATTACGGCTTAAGGGTCTTGGCAAGGGCAAATTGTATGACAATAATTATCAAAAGGATCGCGGAAACATCGGTTTTGATATTATATTGCTTACGTTAAAAATGTATAATGGTGATATTGTTACTGGATTATCACGAAATACATTTAAAAATGACGAACACAAGTTTAACTATATTCTTAAGATTTGTGAAACCCATATGAATGAAGTTTACAGAGCGGTTGAAAAGAAGAAAAATTCGGAGGAGCTTAATAATCTCACAGTAAGTGGATATTTAACCGAGACAAAGACTGCCAGAGGGACAGAGAAGTACAAAGAGATACACAAGGAAAAAGAAACTAAAATCACCAATGAAGATTTGTGGGGTGATTTATAATGACAAAAAAGAACGGATTGAGTTCGTTCGAAAAACAACTACTGGAAACCATAAAGAAAATCAGTGACATTAAAATGTCATCAGAGGCTAATATAGTTGCTTCAATTTATAAGAATTCGGAGTTGTTCTTCAGTACGAACTTAGAGATTGAAGAGTTTTCCAATAACTCATGGAGAGTTTATTTTGCGATAGCACAACAGCTATTACGAGTAGAAAACAAGCCAGTCTTAGATGATATGACCGTTGGGCTTTATCTTGAGAAGCATGATAAGCTCAGAGAGAAGTATTACGAGAGTGGTGGATATGACACACTTGAAAAGGCAATGGCAGAAATAAGCCTTGAAAACTTTGATGGATATGTAGAAGAATTAAGAAAATGGAATGGTGTTATAAAGCTTGCCAAGAGTGGATTTGGTGTAGGAGATAACATCTCAAAATACTGTGATATGACTTCTGATCAGATCTATGATGAGTGGGAAGCTTATCTAAACGGAATTTATGCCAACATAGACAGAGAAGCAAAGACATATGATATCGCCTTTGATCTTGACAAGTTAATTGATGATCTTGATGCAGGAGTAGCACTTGGTTTACCATACCATGACATGGATATGCTTACGGCTGAAACTGGTGGACAGTATTTAGGTTCAATTACACTTGTAATGGGATTGAGTAACGTTGGTAAATCTACATTTGCCAGAAATGCTTGTATTCCGTCAGCCTTAAAAGAGGGTAAAAAGATTGTTGCCATGATCAATGAGGATAACTTGATTAAATGGCAACGAGAATTACTGATATATGTTGCAAACAATATTTTGAAGAAGGATCTTCAGAAGCATGTATTAAGAAACGGAAATTACACTGAAGAGGTTCGTAATATTCTTGAAGAGTCTAAGCAATGGATTCAAGAGAACACAAAAAATCATATGATCACAGTTATTCCGTTTCTTCAGTATAAAACAAAGAACGTTATTAAGACAATTAAAAGATTCGCCGCTCTTGGTGTTGAATATTTCATATTAGATACCTTCAAACTTGATGCAGGAGAATCAGTTGAATCATCATGGTTGCAGATGCAACAGCACATGGTGGAGATAAATGATACAATAAAACCAGAAGCAAAGAATGTCCATATTCTGATAACAGCACAGTTAAGTAAGGGGTCTGTTCATCAGAGGTATTACACACAGGACTCAACTGGTCTTGCTAAGAACATAATAGATGTGGCAAGTACAGCTATTATGATCAGAGACCTATATGAAGATGAATATCCGGGTGAGAAAAGAGAGTTAACAGTATACAGAAGAGAAGGTAAGAATGGCAAAACAAAAATCGCAGTGAACTTAGATAAAGATAAGCACTATCAAATCTTGTTTATCACGAAAAACAGAGAGGGTACAGCAAACCGCTACCAGATCGTAATAGAACATGATATGAGCAGGAATATAATTAAAGAGATTGGGACATGCAATGTTTTACCAGATTTTTAAAGAGGTAATATGATGACAGTCAATGAGTTGAAAGAATATATTTATGATAAAGATAAAATATATAAGATACTTGACTCTGTTGGTTGCCATCATATTATTTTTCACAACAATAATAACAAGGCTTATTATACTTGCGCTAATCCAGATGGAGATAATACATCGGCAATTACTGTCAAGATGAATCATGGTTTATCTGTTAAGGATTATACAAGAGAGAAAGAATTTCCAGAAGCTTCAGATATATTTACACTGGTTTCCTATTGTTTGAAGCTCAAGAAGCAGAAAAACGACTTTTACCACACAATAAAATATATACATGAACTTTTTGGGCTAAATTTTTCAATCAAAGATAAGCCAAACAAACAGGATAAACTCAAGGATGAGAAACAAGATCCATTATATTGGTTCAAGAAGGTTCGCAAGAAAAGAGCGATCTGTATAGCCAATGATATTGAAGTAAAAGAGATAGAAAACACGGAAGAATATGCTCCATATCCGCATATTAGCTTTGTGAGAGAAGGGATTATGCCGTGGACATGGAAAAAGTTCGGACTGGGCTATTCATATCAAAGAAAAAGAACAGTTATCCCTTTAAGATATTGGTTGACTGGGGAGCTTATAGGCTATAACATGAGAACCTCAGTTGAACATGCAGATTTGTTAGGAATTAAAAAATATTGGATAACACCAAACTATCCGAAGTCAATAAACCTTTTTGGCTTGTATGAGAACATGGAAGCCATACAGAAAGCAAAATATGTTGTTGTCTATGAGGCTGAAAAGTCAGTATTGAAAAGAGATTCGCTTGGTGATTCAACAGGAGTCGCTGTTCAAGGGCATTCGTTATCACTTGAACAGATAAAAATACTGATTGGACTAAACGTAGAGATAATTATTGCGTTTGATAATGATATAGACAGAGATTATTTAAGATATTGTTGCAGTAAATTCTATCTCATCAGAAGAGTATCGTATATTTATGATACGCATGGATTGTTAGGAGAAAAAGATGCACCAGTTGACTGTGGAGATAGGATTTTTCAACAACTACTCTCTGAAAGAGTAAAATATGATGCGGCAGAACACGCCGCTTATCTAAAAAGTGTAAAGGTGGAGAAGGAATGAGGTTAACATCTAATGAACTTGAGAAAATTAAAGAAAAATACGGTGTAGATACGCTTTGGAGTTGGTCAAGGCTTGAAAAAGCAAGGAATTATCTGTATGAGTTTTATCTTACATACATAGCAAAGAAAAGAGAGGATAGAACGGACTGTGTTTATGGTGTAATGGGAGGATTATGCCACGAGATACTTGAAAAACTGTATAACAATGAGCTTCCATATGAAGATATGGAGTCTTATTTTGAAACTAACTGGACAGCACTGATTGACGTTGCCGATTTGAAATTTGATAGGAATGATTCTGAGAAAAATAGAAGTATAGCGACTAAATACAAGGAAAATCTCGCACATTTCTTTAAAAATCATAATAAGATAAGCGAAAAAATAGCCACAGAGCGTTTTGTTGTTACTAAATTTGCTGATGATATTGTTTTTCAGGGATATATTGATGCCATCCGTGTAAATAAGAATGGCTCTTATGATATTTTGGACTTCAAAACGAGCACAAAATACTCTGGTTCTGCTCAAAAAGAGAAGTGTGGACAGCTTGTGTGCTATGCACTGGGTCTTAGCCAGATGAAGAACATTCCTGTTAAGACAATAAACATTGGATGGAACTTTTTGAAATATGTGACGGTCAATTGTACTCAGGCTAATGGTACTATTAAGAGAAGAGATATTGAAAGGCGAGAGATTGGCAAGAGTCTTGCCACTTCTGCAAAAATGTGGCTTAAAAAGCTTGGCTACGAGGATGGAATTGACGATTATCTGAGCAGAATGGAGCTTGAAAATTCTATTGATTGTCTCCCGGATGATGTGAAGGAAAAATTTAGCATTTCTGATTGCTATGTTTATGTAGAGATCACAGATGAGCTGATAGATTACTGGAAGAATATTGTGATCGAAACAGTTCATGACATTGAGGATAAGATTAAAAGATATGAGACTGTAAAAGTAGTAAATCCTGATGAAGCGGATAAGATTTTCTATGATTCTCCTGAAGCCATTGAGAAAGAGAGCTATTATTATGCAACATTGTCTGGTTATTCCGCAAACTTAAATATCCCATACAAGATGTATCTGGAAAAACTTGAGGCAAAAAAGAATGGAGTAATTGATTTTGGCAATCTGGGATCAGATTTATCATTGGATAATCTGTTTGGTGATTTTCAGCAGTCTCAGGAAGATGTAACTGATAATAATGTCAGCGTTAAATCTGATTCTGAAAATGTAAAAGAAGCGGATGTTGAGGACATTGATTTGAGTTGGTTAGAGTAAAGTGGAGTTGGATAAATGAAAAATTATGTTGTTTATCATCTACATACAGAGGATTCGTTGTTAGATAGTTGTACCAACTATAAACTGTATGTAGATAAAGCGGCAGAACTTGGACAGAAAGCTATTGGTTTTTCTGAACATGGCAATATTTTTCGTTGGACAGAGAAAAAAGCGTATGTAGAATCTAAGGGATTGAAATATCTTCATGAATGCGAGGTTTATCTTACAGAAAAGCTTTGGCCAAAAACGAGAGACAACTACCACACGATCTTAGTTGCAAAGAATTATGATGGTATGAAAGAAATGAATCTTCTTATTGGACATGCTACAAACAGAGACCATATATATTATAAACCTCGCATTACATTTGATGAATTCTTTAAGATTTCAGATAATGTGATCAAGATTTCTGCTTGTTTGGCATCGCCACTATCTCAGTATCCTAAATCGTTTGATGGATTATATGATGAAATTAATAATTTACAACAGGAAAAGATAAATCATATAAGAGAAGTGGCTGTAAATTCATCAGAAGATAATTACAATCAATATCTTGAATCTTATAATGCTGAAAAAACCAAAGAGACTATTCTTCCACTACCATATGAAATCTGGATTGAGAATCAGAAGAAGATAATGACGGATGTTCAGACCGAATATGATAATAAGATTAAGAATATACAGAAGAGAATTGATGAGGCAAAAGAAACGTATCATAGGCTGTTGGCTACATATGACTATTATGAGATTCAGCCGCATGTTAATTCATCAGATCAGATAAAGTATAACAGATTTCTTTATGAGGCTTCGAAACGATATAATAAACCTCTGATAGCTGGAACTGATACACATAGTCTTGATAAGTATAAAGCAGAGTGCAGAAGCATATTACAGAAAGCAAAGAAAATCGAATACACCGATGAAGATTCGCTTGATTTAACCTATAAATCATATAGTGAACTTGTTAAGATGTTTGAGTTACAGAATTCTATCCCAATGACTGTAGCTTTGGAGGCTATAGAAAATACAAACAGGATGGCAAATTCTGTTGATGAGTTTATCGTTGATAGCACTGTCAAATATCCAAAGCTTTATGATAACGAAGAGGTGGTCTTAAAAGAAAAGATTGTTGAAGGGTTAAAATACAAGCTTCAGCATGGCATAATTGATAAAAGAGATCTGCCAAAATACAAGGCGAATATTGCTGAGGAGCTTAGGGTTTTCAAGAAGATTAACATGATAGGCTTTATGCTGTTTATGTCTGAACTGACGAAGTGGTGTTGGGAAAATGGTATTCCAATTGGATTTTGTCGTGGTTCTGTAGGTGGTTCTACAGTAGCATATATTATAGACATAATTGATGTTGATCCTGTGAAGTGGAATACAGTGTTTTCAAGGTTTGCAAACGAGGATCGTAAAGAGGTAGGAGATATTGACATTGATATTTCTCCTGATCAGAGAGACGCAGTATATGAACACATCTTTGACAAGTTCGGATATGATAAAGCCGCATATATTTTAGCATTGGGTACTGTATCTGATAAAGGTACAATAGATGAGATCGGAAGAGCATTATCAATTCCGCTGAATGAGGTAGCCGAAATTAAAAGTCGTTACTCAATGATAAAAGATGAGCTTGATTCTCTTTATGACAGCCTGAAGAATGCACAAGAAAACAACAATGAAAAACTATGTGCGTCTATTCAGGAGAAGATAGATAAAGCAAATAAGGATATGAAAAAGCTGAGAACAGAAGATTATCCGAATTTGTTTTACTACTTTGATGGAATCAATGGCACTGTGGTTTCTCAAAGTATGCATCCTGCCGGAATTGTTGTCGCACCAGTAACTTTACCAGACAACTATGGTTGTTTTTGGAATAGTGATGGTAAACAGATCATGTATATTAACATGGAAGAGATTCATGATAACGTTGGACTTGTGAAATATGATTTATTAGGACTAAAATCCCTCCAAGTTTTGCGTTTAACCTGCGAATATGCAGGAATCCCATATCCAAAGTCTTATCAAATAAATTGGTATGATGATAAGGTATGGGACGATATGATAACAAGTCCTGCGGGAATATTCCAGTTTGAAAGTTCGTCAGCGTTTAGGATGTTAAAAGATTTTCATCCTCACAAAATCAATGATATGTCTATTGTGAATGCCGCACTTAGACCATCTGGGGCAAGCTACAGAGATCGTTTGTTGTCTGGTGAGATAAATAAAAATCCGTCACCAATGATTGATGAACTTCTTAAGGCTAATAATGGCTATCTTGTATTTCAGGAAGATGTAATTAAATTCCTGCAAGAGATATGCGGAATGAGCGGGTCAGAGGCTGACAACCTCAGACGAGCTATTGGAAGAAAAAGAGTTGACATACTTGAAAAAGCTTTGCCCGATATACTTGATGGATACTGCAAGATGTCCTCTCAGCCAAGGAGTGTCGCAGAAGAAGAGGCAAAAAGCTTTTTGAAGATTATTGAGGATGCATCATCATACATGTTCGGATTTAATCATTCGCAGGGCTACTCTATGATAGGTTATCTTTGTGCATATTTACGATACTATTATCCAGAAGAGTTCATTGCGGCATATCTGAATTGCGCGAATAACGCCGATGATATTGTATTCGGAACTAACCTTGCAAAGCTTAAGAACATTACAATTAATTCAATTAAATACGGAAAATCAATTGCCGATTATTCCGTGGATAAACCCAACCATGCAATCTATAAGGGTATAGAGTCTATTAAATACTGTAATGCTCAGATTGCAGATGAATTAATGACCCTTTCAAAAGAGAATCAGTATGATAACTACATTGATCTGCTAATAGATATTAAGGATAAAACATCTGTAAACTCACGACAGCTTGAGATTTTAACTGGACTTAATTTCTTTTCTGACTTTGGTGGCAATGCTTATCTGTTACAAGTTATCGACTTATTTGATAAGTTTTATAACATCAAACAAGTGAAAAAGGATAAAATGTCTGAACTTGGTTTGGATGAATATATAATGCAAAAGGTTTCTGGAAAAGAAACAGCGAAGCTCTATAAGGATATTAACTGGATTGAGATAGTAAAGATGCTGTCTGCGAAACTTGAGGATAAAAGCTTTGGAGTAGTATCACAAATGCAATTCGAAAAAGAATACCTTGAGTATGTGGATTACATTTATCCCAAAGCACCAGAGGATATCTATGTGATCATTGATTATGTTGAGTTAAAAGACACAACAAAACCAAGGTTCACGGCAAGAAGAATCAGCGATGGCGAAGAGATGAAGACCAGAATCAAACAATCTAAGGTTTATAAGAAGAATCCGTTTGGGCTGTGGTCTGTTCTTAGGATTCCAGAATTTAGCTTGGAGTTTAAAAAGAAACCAAACGCTAATGGCGAATGGGTTGTAACAAATGAAATGGAATTGATTTTAAATCAATATGAGGTACTTAGAAGATGAGCACTACACAAAATGCCAATACTGGAACAATAACTTTTCAGGCCACGCTGAACAGGAAGATGTTTGAAAAACAATATGATGGTGAGCGATGGTGGCGAGTATATCTTATGAATGCGTCCAAAAATTTAATTCCTGATGATGGTATCAATTACAGTGTCGTAAAGATATTTGGATATATCCCAGAATTAAATTATGACGAGAAATATACCATCATAGCTCAACCAGAAGAAAACAGTAAGTACGGAATTTCCTATAGGGTGTTTCATATTGGACAGGAGTATAACGGCAATTATTCATCTAAAGATGTAGCTATATTTCTCAATTCTGTTATTCCATCCTATGCGGTAACGTTGCTGTCAGCATATCCAGATATATTAGATAGGATTGTACGTGACGAACCAATTGATTACTCAAAAACTCGTGGCATAAAAGAAAAAGCGTATGAGAAAATAAAGAAAAGAGTGCTGAGCAATCTTAGAGAGATGGATTTTATTGTGGCGTTTGGAGATATTATGTCAGCGTCACTCATTGCACGTATATATGAATTATATCCGTCTGTTGATGAGGCTAAGACTGCATTGGCAAATGATCCATATAAGTTCTTCTGCTCCGTTCAGCGTATTGGTTTTATAAAAGCTGATAAGCTGATTAAACAAATAGCAAGAATTGATAACAACCAGTATGGAATAAGTCGTGACATAATCAACAGTGGGAGCAGGTGCTTATCTTGCATGAGATACCTACTGGAAAAGGCTCGTGATGGGGGTAACACTTATATTGAAGTTAAGGACTTGAGACAGGAAGTAGCAGAACTATGTCCAGAATGTGTTGATAAGTTCAATACGTGTATTTCGGATGATTCGTTATATTTTAATCCTAAAATGATGGCTGTATCTCTGCAAGAAGTGTTTGATATAGAGAAGGGTATCGCTGATATTATTCTGGATGTAATAAAGAAGCCCTTTTTCTATAATAAAATTGACCTCTCACTCTATAAAAATATAGATGGTGTTGAATTAACTGATGAGCAGATACAATTTTTAGATATGGTTACTAAAAACAATATCAGCATTCTTAATGGATGTGCAGGAACAGGAAAGTCATTCACAATAAAGGCATTAATTAAAATGCTGAATGACAACAATCTGAGCTATTTTCTTTTAGCTCCGACTGGTAAAGCCGCAAAAGTTATAACGGATTATACTAATGATGAGGCAATGACAATACACAGGTGGTTGGCAATTCGTGAAAGATATGATTCTATACTGAATTATGCTGATGTAATAATCGTTGACGAATTCTCAATGGTTGATATTATAATTTGTTACCGTTTATTAAAACAAATTGACTTTAGCAGAACAAAGCTTGTGATCATAGGAGATAACGCACAGCTTCTGTCCGTATCATGTGGCAACCTGCTTCATGAGTTTATCAATACAAATATAATTCCAAGGGTATCACTTTCAAAAGTGTTTCGCTATGCTGATGGTGGACTAATGATGGTGGCTACTGATGTGAGAAACGGAAAAGATTTCTTTGGATCAGCAAAAGAACCTATTTTGATTTATGGTAATGATTATAGGTTTATAAAAACATCAAAAGATAACATCGTGAATAATGCTGTCGCTTTATATAAAAAGCTGATCGGATCAGGTGTAAAGCCTTATGATATCGAGTTGTTATCTGCACAAAAAGTGGGTGATTGCGGTACTGAGGCAATTAATAGTAGGCTTCAGCAGGAGATAAACCCATATTATAATACAGAGCATGGAATTAAAATCTTTGAACACGAATACTATATTAGCGATATAGTTATACAAACAGTAAATAATTATCGTGTCAGAACAGTGAAATATAATAATGAAGAAAACCAGTATTACATTGATCAGGAAGATATGTTTATAGCAAATGGAGAGATCGGAGAGATTGTAGACATTAGAGATAGACATGTTTATATTAAGTTCAATGATGAAATAGCAGAGTATACTGAGGGTGATATGCGAGATGTGCAACTGGGATATGCGATTACCGTCCATAAATCACAGGGATCATCTGCTAAGTATGTTATTTTTATTTCGCCAGAAAGTCATACATTTATGCTGTCTTCCAATCTTATTTATGTTGCGCTGACAAGAACAATTAAAACGTGTTTTCATTTTGGTGATGAAAGGGCGGTTAAGAGAGCGATTAAAAAAGTTGAGAACATTAAGAGACAAACATTTATGCATGATTTATTGTTAGGAACGATCTGAAAAAGTTGAAAAAAATATTGAAAAAAATATTAAATAATACTTGACAGGTTCACAATTATATGCTAATATATACCATGTAAGACAGAGGTGAACAAAACCTCCTGCCTCATGTAGTAATTTCCTTTCTTTTGTTTTTTTGTTTTGCTTGTTGGTGTTTGAATAAATTAAAACAAGCACCAACAATATTGCGGGGTGGAGCAGTCTGGTAGCTTAACGGGTTCATGTCCCGAAGGTCGCAGGTTCGAATCCTGCCCCCGCGACTCGGTATAGCAAACGATGTTGCGATCTTTGCAGATACCGACTCATGAGTAGGTCTTGCCGGAGACCGTTAATGCGTAGCGTGTACGCAAGCACTGTCTACGCTCCGGCGCTGTCTATCTTGGTGAATATGCGACTTCAACTCCTCAATTATTTACCAGACAATTAAGGCGGCATCTATTTATAGATGTCGAGAAATGGTGATCCCGTCAATCATCAAAAGATATAAACGCTTACAGCAATCATTTTTTTGTAGTCAAATGGTTAGACAATACTCTTGAAAAGTATCATATGTTGGTTCAAATCCAACCAAAAGAAAAAGCGTTTAGAAATAAAGGCACACACAGCAAATATGTAAAAGTATTATTTGGGAATACATTTATTGTGCCTTGTTAAGCAATCTTACTCAAGTGGTTGAAGAGAGTAGTCCTGAAAACTACGAGACGGTTAACAGCCGTGCGAAGGTTCGAATCCTTCAGATTGCGCGAGGCTGTGTCGCTTTAGTGCGGTGGCGGAATAGGTATACGCTTAGTGTTAGGGTGCTTCTCCAGAAGATAACAGCGAACGCTTCAAAAAGTGACTAAGAGAAATAAGCAAACCCGATCAACTTGTTTGTTTGTCATGCAGGGTGTAAATCCCTGCCCGCACTATTTGAAATGAAATATATCGAGGCCATGAACAGTTCACAGTGATGCGGTGTGAAGCTATTACCGAAAGGGGTGGAGTAACCTCATGGAGAGGAGACATCGTTGAACGATCTTTGGATGGATGGTCATTATGGGAGCGTAGCTCAGTTGGGAGAGCGTTTGACTTGCAATCAGGAAGATTGGGTTCGAATCCCACCGTGTCCACTTTATTATGCTGTGGTAGCCCAATTGGCAGAGGCAACTGTCTCAAAAGCAGTACAGTATGGGTTCGAATCCCATGCACAGTATTAAACAGAGCATTGGCTGTTTTTTAAATCTCCTTTCTTTGTTTTTGTGCCAATGCAGTTTAGTCGGTACTTAACTGACAAAGATTATCCAGAAGCTAACAGTATAGGATAATTAAATATTTGATGAGTTAGCATCTCAAAAATCAAGCCTTAGCACAGCAGAACTATGAGATAAAAACATCAAATAAGACTGAATTCATCCAGTGGTAGGAGACTTAAGCATATGCGAGTGACGCAGGTTCGATTCCTGCATTCGGTCTTTAAGCACACACAACAATTATATTGAAAATCTTTTAGGGTAAAGAATTTTTTGGTGCTTAGGAAAAAGACACATGCAGCAAATATGTATTTTGTATTTTATAATCAAGCATAAAAAGGTGTCTTGTTAAGGAGGATTAAGATGAATTTTTATAACATGATGGAGAATCAGGTTAAAACTACGAAGAGCCTTACTGAAAATGGAGCAATTGCTTACAAAACCTCTGGGAGTGAACTGCTTGATTATAATTTTCATGTAAGCGCATTAAGAGCAAAGAGCGAAGCTGAAATTCAGGCAATGTTCGAAAGAGCGTTCTATGAGGATAAGATCGCCGCTCTCAGATATCTCTTTTATCTTGGTGATATCAGGGAGGGAATTGGTGAAAGAAAGCAGTTCAGAGCTTGTATGAGTTACCTTATTCAGTATCATACTGATATAGCTCTTGCTGTCATGCCTTTTATTCCTGAGTACAACAGGTTTGATTCTCTCATGGTATTTGTAGAGAATAAGAACACTCATGATGTGGCTATTGAGTTCCTGAAGAAGCAAATAGAGACTGATAAGAGGAATATGAAAGAAGGAAAGCCAGTCTCATTATGTGCAAAATGGATGCCAAGTGAGAATGCGTCTTCAAAAAGAACCAGAGAGCTTGCAAGGAATATCATTAGTAGTTTTAAATGGTCTGAAAGTAAATATAGAAAGACACTTTCTGCACTCCGTGATTTTATCGGGGTAACTGAGGTGTTCATGAGTGCCGGGAAATGGGCATCCATCGACTACTCAAAAGTCCCATCAAAGGCGAATTTGATCTATCAGGGTGCATTCCTCAGAAACGACAAGGAGAGGAGAGAAGCCTATCTGGAATCTCTTAAAAACGGCACTACAAAGATCAACGCAAAGGTATTACAGCCTCATGAGATTGTTTATAATTACGCGAGGGATATACATGGGGTGAACACTGCATACGAGGAGATGTGGAAAAATCTTCCTGCATATACATTGGATAATGTACTTGTGGTAAGAGACGGATCTTACTCTATGACTGGTGGTTTTGGAATAAGCTATCGTCCTCTTGATGTTGCTACTGCTCTTGCTATTTATATGGCAGATCATAACTCAAGTGAATGGAAGAATAAGTTCATTACGTTCTCTTCTTCTCCTAAAATCGTTGATCTTTCTAACTGCAAGACTCTTAGAGACAAGATTAGGAAAACATACGCAGAGGATGATTGCAGTAACACCAACATCTATAAGACAATGAAGCTTATACTTAATACAGCTATCGAAAATAATGTTTCTCAGGAAGAAATGCCCAAAATGGTTGTCATTTGTTCTGATATGCAGTTTGACGGACGCTACGAACGCTATTTTAATTATAATAAAAGCCTATTTGATACAATTAAAGATGAGTATAAGGAACATGGTTATCTTCTTCCGAAGATTTGTTTTTGGAATCTGAGTGGAAACGTAGATAATACAATCCCAATGCAGGAGAATGATCTTGGAATGATTCTTTGTAGCGGATTTAGTGTTCATCTTCTTAAGATGTTCATGAGCAATCAGTTAGATCCGTACAAGATTCTTTTAGATGCAATCAACCAGAAGAGATACGACCCGATTGAGAATGCCGTAAAGCATCTGGTATAAAAAAATAAAAAAGACGCATACAGCAAAATTATATTCTGGAATAGCCTTTTAAACTATGAACCAAAATAAAGCGTCTTGTATAAAGGAAGCGTTTGCCGTGAAAGGCGGCTTGGTACAGTATGCCAATATAATACTGGTAGTGTGAGTGAGCAGTTAGGTCTCTGTTAGAAGCAACGCAACCATCTCTCACGCATGAGTTTTCATAAAAAGATCAAACTGAGTAGTGAAGATAAAGCCATTTGATATCCCCACTGTACGAAACTTTATTCTTCGTCCGTACAACAGGAATAAAGTTGTGGACAAAAGTATACCTTGTAGTTCAACGGAGAGAATACCTCTTTGGAGGAGATGCAGAGTTCGAGTCCTGCCATAGGAAGCTTTTGTAAAAGATATTGAATGAAAACACTGTATAACATATTAGCAATGCCGGTCGCATATAAATTAGACCCCTGATAAGTGTTTGCGCAGACTGAACTCAGGTACAGTGTCTACAGATGAAAGGCTGTGGCTCAGTTTATGCTTTCATAGCACAATTGGTAGTGCAGTTGATTTGTAATCAACAGGTTGGGGGTTCGAGTCCCCGTGGCATCACCATTGGCAATACAGGTTTCGGTGTAAGTCCGTGTAATGTTGCTCCTACCAAAATCCCGAATGGAGACCCCCTGAAAAAAAAATTGAATCGGCTTGGGGATATGCTGATTCTTGTAGACCGGATTTTAAGCCTTTTTGCTGGTCTATTATGCGGTAGTAGCGCAATTGGTAGCGCATCACCTTGCCAAGGTGGAGGTTGTTGGTTCGAGTCCAACTGGGAGCTTGGGATAGTAACAAGATTACTATCATGTATGATGAAATATGTGATTGGGTTGGTGACAGTCACATATGGAGTACGATGTTGGTTAAGCAGTTACCTAAAGCCAACTAAGGTCTTAGACTGAAAGAAAATGCTTGAACAAAAGGAATTTCCTTTTACCTACAAATTGTTTACAAGGAGTAGGGTTTTACTGGGACGTGGCGCAACCGGTGAGCGCAGTGGTCTTATAAACCAAAGGCTGGGAGTTCGAGTCTCCTCGTCCCGATTTAAAGGTACATACAGCAAATTAGATATAATTCTTAAAAGTATTTAAATTGTAGTTATCTTTATTTTATTTTTTTTAAAAATTGTAAACGTGCCTTGCATATGAGACGCTAACAGCAAATATTTTTTTTATAACAAAAGCTGACAAGTGTTATTAAGCGTCTCGTCTCCCTTTGCTCGACAAGGGCAGTGCGCACAGAGTTGATCGTCTGTGCTATGTTACAAATTTGTCTACGTTAAACACCTAAGAGATTGAGTGTTTCAAACATCCGCAGATATCCGCAGAGTGGGGATAAATAAAAATAGTCTTCGAAATCTGTTACGCTTCACTTAACGTAGATCTAAGTTGTAACAAAAAATAAAAGAATGTGAGGTATAAACCGATGGGCTATTAATCCAACTTAGTTTGGTAAGCAGTTTGCGGTCTGCTAAATAAAAAAACCGCATCTATTGGGGTGTAGTTCAGTTTGGTTAGAACGCTGCGCTTGGGACGCAGAGGTCGTGGGTTCGAATCCCACCACTCCAACTATAAGTGCCAATAGCTTAGTTGGTAAAGCACATGACTTTTAATCATGGGAGCGTGGGTTCAAGTCCCACTTGGCACATTAAGGTCTGTAATTTATTGCTCCTTCGCCAAGCGGTAAGGCACAGGACTTTGACTCCTGCATTACACTGGTTCGAATCCAGTAGGGGCAGTTTTGGTTATATAAAAAATGATAAAGGAGGAAATTATGACAGACATCAGATTGAAACTTGCACCACTTTGGATTACGTGAAAATGTATTGAATGGAGTGTATTTCAATACAGATGTTGAGCATGGTTATCTTGGTAAACCGTTTGGTGAATAGCCTTAATGATATAAAAATAATAAAATAAATTAAAAAATAGAGACACATACAGCAACAAAAACAGAATAAATCTATATTATAATATTATAATCCAATCAATACTTCCAAGTGTCTCGTGATAAAATAGAAAAAATCAGAGGTATAAAATGACATACATGCGTTTGATTAATTATTGTACTCGCCGTGATGGTAATTGTAAGAAGTGTGCTTATACAAAGTATTGCAATCAGTACAAGAAGTTATTTGACGGTGACATTCCGTTAGACGATGATGAGTTTCACCCTGATAGATATATTAAAAAAGAAATTATACTTGAGGAATAATTAAGTTATGAAAAGCAAAATTGCAAAGACCGATAATAGCACCTTTAGAAATATAAATATAATCATAAAAGTATTTCTAATTATAGCTATTATCGGTTTTTTATTTGGAAGCCTGACAGTAGATAGTCAGTCTAAGATACCGTTGATTGTCCTTATTATTTCTTCCTCATGGATTGCTTTGTGTTTCTTACACTTTATAAGCATACACCTTCTGTTTGAGGAGAATGTCGTAATGTCACCAGAAGAATTTCAGGATAATTTTATGGATAATTAATAATAGCAAAAAGGGGTAACATGAATGGATTAGTAATAGCAATTATTATAGTCGTGTTTATTATAATCGCAATTATAGATTATGCTTGCTGTGTTATGAGCGGAATAGATGAAGAGCGATGTAATAGAGAACGAGAGAAGCGAGAGAAACATAAGAATGACGAACTTTGAATTATGGGTTAAAGCTTGTGAAGTATTTGATGATCAAATATATAAGCTCACCAAGAATCAGGAAGATGGTCATGGTGTTTATCAGACTATAAAAGAATACTTTCCACCGAAAAGCTATAATACTATGAGATGTGTGATGTATCATTTATGGTGGCATGGAAAACATGAAGTGGTGGGTAGCGATTATTACAGCATAATCAATTTATTCGAGAAAAGAGAAAAAGATGGATACGTTAGAACTGAGTAAATATAAATATATATATAAAGTAATTGTTAACACTGACGCTGAAATTGATAAATATAATATATATAAATATCCAATAGTATATATCAGCAAAGAGTTTGTATATTATCCTGAACATGAGCACGGTGAACTTATAAAGATTCATAATGAGTGTACAAATGATTTACATAACGAGTTTATTTGCATAAAGGGTGCAACATCGAGATCATTGTTTGGCAAGGAACACACATATTATTATATATCATATAAAAAAGTAGACAGAGAGCAAATAAAAGAAGCCATAAGTCAGATTATAAATAAAATTTCTATAGAAGAAAGAAGTATAGAAATTGAAAATTTAGAAAAGCGAATCAAAGATTTAAAATCTCAAATAAATATGCTCGATGCTGATCTTAAAAAACAGAAAGAAGATATGGTCGAGATGAAGCATACAGAAAACATAAAACTTGTAGAAGAACTGCTTAATAAGGGAATGATATAAATATGGACACAGTAATTAAACTATTTGATAAAATTAAAAACACACGAAGTCGAAACGAGAAGATTGATATAATCAAATCTAATAAAGACAACGAATTGTTTATCGAGGATCTGAAATTTCTGTTAGACCCATCTGTGATCACTGGGATATCTGCATCAAAACTCAAGAAGGATGTCGGTGTAATTAACGCAATAGAAATTAAAAATCTTCAAACTGAAAGAAGATCATGGTTCGCATTAAAATCATGGTTGCTTGATCATCCGACAGGAACAAAACGTGAGATTGTTGCATGTCAGAAATTCTTAAAATCTGTTCCAGAAGATCATAGAGAATTTTATGAGCAGATGATTACCAAGAAGTATCGTCTTGGGTGTGATTGTAAAACCGTCAATGAAGCTATTCCGGGATTGATCAAAGTCTATGAGACTCAGCAAGCTTATCCCATTTCAGATAAGAACAGGCCAAAATCTGGTGAATGGTTCTCTCTTTCTGAAAAGCTGAATGGAATTAATGGTGGATTCATAAATGGTAAATGCTTATCTCGTCAGGGTAAACCCATCTCAGGAATGCAGCACATTATCTCAGACTTAGAGAAGCTTGGGCTTCAGAACTACTATGTGAACGGTGAGTTGATCAGATATAACCATGATAATATTCCAGATGATGAGAATTTTCAGTTGACTACATCAATTGTAAACAGTGATTCGAATACACCGAAGAGAGAGATTCACTTTATCTTTTACGAGATTATTCCTCTTGATGAGTTTTATGCAGGAAAATCCAAGCTGAAGTACAGTGAAAGACTGAAGGTTTACAAGAAGATTGCGCTCAAGATTGAAAATGAAAAATTAAAATACATTCACTTTGTTGATCAATATTATGATGGTAAGAGTCAGAAAGAAATTCAGGAATGGCTTGACTGGGCTGACTCACATAACAAAGAGGGGATTATGCTCAACAAGGACACTTATTGGGAAGCAAAGAGGAACAATGGTCTTCTTAAGGTTAAGACATTTAAGTCATGCGATATAAGATGCATTGGAGTAGAAGAAGGTGATGGTAAAAATTCAGGAACACTTGGAAGGATTAACTGCGACTATAAGGGTAATGTTTTGGGTGTTGGGTCTGGTTTTACTGATGAACAGCGTGATTATTTTTGGAAGTATCCAGAAGAAATCATCGGAAAGATAGTTACAGTAAAGTATAAAACAGAAACAAAGAATAAACAAAATGGTGTTTCTGTACAGTTCCCTGTTTTTGTTTGCGTTAGAAAAGATAAGAATACGGAGAGTTACGAAAATTAAAAATGAGCAAAACGAGTAAATATAAGTGCAATAAATGCGACAATTGTTTTTGGTATTGGTCTGGATCATATGACAAGATTTGTCATAACCAAATGGTTACAAGCTTAAATATAGAAAACAGATATGAAGATGATTGTGTATTCTTTGAAGATAAATTTATTGGTAATGCCAAGGCAAGAGATGTGACAGAGGATTATTATGATGGAAGATGGTGAGAAAAAATGCATTATACAGAATAGGGTTATTGATTTGGCAAGGAATCCACCAAAACCAAAACCAAATTTAACTCATTCTCTTATGCATGACATTATTTTTATTGATTGTGTAATTAAGCCGCGTTGTTTTTATGTCTATTGCAATCAGATATTCCGATGTGAATTTATTAATTGCAGATTTTGTAATAAAGCATTTTATGGTTGTTCAATTCGCTCCTGTTCATTTAGTAATATTACTTTAACAGATGAACCAAGAGAATGTATGTATATGTGTAATTTTTATGATTGTCAATTAGACGAAGAGCTTCAAAATAAATTTGATACAACAAACCCATGCTTGTACAACGGTGCAATTACTGGTTGGAAGAAAGCTTACTTATTTAATGATCAATATTTACATCAATATAAAGCATATGTAATTATAAAACTAATGATCCCAGAAGATGCTAATAAAGTATGTGGGTATAGCAATAAGTGTAGATGTGATAAAGCAGTCGTAGTTGAGATTCAAACTATGAGCGGAGATGTATTAGGATTTGATTTAAAAAATCGTGTATGTTCTATGTATAATGAGTCATTTTTATATAATGTTGGCGATATTGTAAAACCTGAGTATGATTTTGATCCTAATCCATTGAATGAATGTTCAAGTGGAATCCACTTTTTTACAAAGCGAGAAGATGCAGTTGTATACAAATATTAATATTATGAAAGTGAGTAAAGAAAAATGAATATGAATATGTTTAACGGAATGTTTGGAAAGATTGAATCTGGAATGTGTAGGCTGTCAATGAATGGTGATATTGCGGTGAAAACTTCAAGTGGATTTAAGTATTATAATCTTAAGTCTGGGAGATTGGTCAACTGTGATAACTTTGCTTTTGACATTGGAGAGGATTTCTTCTTTGTGATCCCAACAAACCATGTATCTACTGGTGATATTATTCTGGTTAATGGCAAGCCGAGATGTGTAAAGAAGGTTGAAAAAGATTTGATTGTTGTTATTAACTATGAAGACAACACTATTGATACCATTCTTCCTGAGAGACACGTACTCATGGGGAAGACATATTTCTATGGCAAGATCATTTCCATGCTTGGCAACAACCTATTTAAGGGTGGAAAAGGTAAGGGACTTAACGGCATGATGAAGTACATGATGCTGTCTGAAATGATGAAGAGTGGTTTTGGAAACAACGGAGCTTCTGGTGCAACAGGAATGAATAGTATCTTACCTATGATGATGATGTTTGGTGGTGGTAACTCTGAAGGGATGTTTGATGGAATTTTTGATTTTGATTTTGAATCAGAATTAAATAATTCAGATGAAGATGATGAAACTGAAGAGGATGATTTGAAGTAATGCATGAGTATTTGGGAGATTAGTTTTGAAATAAGCTCTAAATTAAATACAAATAATGTAAATAATGAAAATGTATATGGTTATTTTACTATAGTCGGAAGTTGTTATATTGAAGCGGCAGATATAGAAACAGCCATAAAATCAGCTAAGTCAGAGCTTTCAGTGTTTTCCAATGGCACTATATTTATTAACGGTGCTAAAAGCGTTTAAATAGGAGAAATAAAAATATGGGAAGTAGTTCATGGAGTACAAGAGACTTTGCCTCGTATAGTACATCAAAAGGATACACGGTAACAACAAGTACAACAAGTGGGTATACAAAATTATCACTTGATGGAATAAGTGATGCGAAACAGATGTATACCGCATATAAAGTTGATGCGGCACTAAATCCTCATAATGTTATGAGGGAATGTAGGGATTCTGAGGAACATCCAAATACATTACCTATTATACTGGCACTGGATGTGACAGGTTCAATGAGTGATTGTTTGATGGAAGTCGCATCGTCTCTGAATGAAATTATAAGCAAGTTACTGAGTGAAACTATTGCAGACGTAGAAATTTGTGTAATGGCAATTGGTGATCTCGCATATGATAAAGGAGCGATTCAGATCGGACAGTTTGAGTCTGATATTAGAATCGCAGAACAGCTTGATAAGATATGGTTTGAACAGGGTGGCGGTGGAAATTCTTATGAATCATATACAGCGGCATGGTATATGGGAGCAAAACATACAGATTTAGATTGTTGGAAGCGTGGTAAAAAGGGCGTTATTATCACTTTTGGTGATGAAGAATTGAACCCATATTTACCAAAAGGCAAGCTTAATATATTAACTGGTGATACGCTTCAGTCAGACATTGAGACAAATGATCTGTATAATGAGGTATGTAAAAAATATGATGTATATCATATCTTTGTTGATCATAATTCCCACACACACCGTAGATGCGAACAGGATTCTCAAACATTCAAAAAGGTGATTGGTGATGATCATGTTTTAATTAGTTCTGTTAATGAACTGTCTAATAACATTACTGAGATCATAAAAAGAAATACAAATGATATTAACAGAGTGAATTATTATACTGGTGGAATTAGTTGGTGACGAAATGAATAAAGAAATCAAAATTGTAATTGGAGCAAATGCAGGAGATGAGGGCAAAGGACTGGCTGTTGATTACTTCGCTTCGAAGAAAAAAGATGGTGTTGTGATCATGTCTAATGGTGGTTCTCAGCGTGGACACACCGTAGAGCTTCCGAACAAAACTCGTCATGTCTTCCATCATTTTGGATCTGGAACATTCAGAGGATGGGATACTTATTTTTGGAAAGATTTTATCTTGAATCCAATGCAATTTTGCAAAGAATATGAAGAGATAAAGAAAATATACAATAAAGATTTTAAGGTATATTGTGATCCAACGTGTATGTGGTCTACGCCATATGATATGATTTACAACCAGATCATGACGAGGCTATCTGGAAGATATGATACTTGTGGTATGGGAATATGGACAACCATTCAGAGATACAAATATTTTATGGATAACAATATTCCCATACCATCTATCTTCGATAATCATACAAGGTCAGAGCTTGATACTATCAGAATGTATTATATAACACTGTTCAACCAAAACGTTAAAGATAGAGAATCGCTTAACCTTGTATTAGATTTGTGTGCGTTTTTTCTGGATAACGATTTGTTAGATCATTTTTTAGCTGATCTGATATTTATGAGCAATCATATGAAACTGTGTTCTCCCAGTAGTATGTCGAGTTATCAGAACATCATCATTGAGAATGGACAGGGTTTATTGATTGACACTGACCGTGATGTTCAATTTGGAACTCCTTCACATACTGGATTGAACATACCAATGAAAATTGTAGACAGCTTGCCGAGTAATTATGATATTGAAGTGTGTTACGTGTCAAGATCATATCTTACGAGACACGGATATGGAGTTTTGCACGAAGAAGATTCTCGTGATAACATTATTAAAACTAAGGCGGTTGATCTTACAAATATATTTAATGATTTTCAGGGTGAATTGAGATATGGGAGACTCTTTCAGCACGACTTAATCAACAGAATATTGTCTGACATTAGCCTATATCCAAATAAGAAGTATGACAAATCAGTCATGATAACCCATTTGAATGAAAATACAATGGATATTTTGCCGATCAAAAATTCATTTGATAGGCTATATTTGTCAGAAACAAGGTACTCAAAAGACATTTATGTTATGAAATAAAGAGGTAGTATATTATGAATATATATTTAGCCGCACCAATAGTAAATATACCAGAAGATTGGAAGGATAAAATCCAAGAGGTAAAGAACCAGTTAAGTAAAATTGAGGACTGTAATGTATATGACCCTCGTGAACACGGAGTTCCAAACGCATGGGGAATGAGTATGTCTGAGTGGAGTCATTGCATTTTTACAATGGATGTGCTTGCACTTGATAATGCAGACTGGGTGGTTGTGTGTGACTTTGGAAGAGATTGTACTGCCGGAACAGCATGGGAAGCAGGTTACGCTTTTGGTAAAGGCAAGAAGGTTCTGATCGTGAGAATGTGTGATAACTCACAGCACTATTCTGTTATGATGAATGGATGTTGCGCTAACTATGTTAGCTATTCGTCCTTGATGCTTATTGAAAAAGGCAGTCTTTTTAAGACTTATTTTGTGGAGCGAGGAAGGGCGGCGGGAACAAATGATGTGATGTTTGATTAGGAGAAAACATGGAAGACGTTAAAGATATCAAAAGTCCAGAAGAAACGATAGTTCTAATAGACATTGACAACACTATTGAAAATCTATCTTATTCATGGTGCAAATACTTAAATAATAAATACAATTTTAATGTTGATTATACAACGGCAAAAGATTATAAGATAAGCTTTTTATATCCAACATTAACAAGTGATGAAATATATGAACCGCTTGGACAAGAAGATTTTTGGAAGAATGTAAGACCATATGTAGATGCCGTTTATTATGTTAGATTGTTGCATGAATTTGGATATAAGATTTATCTATGTACATCGTCATATATCAATCAGCTTGTTCCAAAATACAAGTATGTGATTGAACCATATTTTCCATATATATATCCACGAGACATAATTGTTTGCAACAAAAAGAGAATGATTAAAGCGGACTATTTGATAGATGATAACATTAACAATCTTATAGGCGGCGAGTATAAAAAGATTCTGCTGACGCAACCTTATAATGAGGATATCACTTTTGATGATATATACAGAGCAGATGATTGGGAAGAAATATATGATGTCATAGTGAACAATAAAATATAGGAGACAACACATTATGAGAAATCCAGATAGGCTTGATAGTTTTTATGATGAATTAAAAAATCTGCATAAAAATACATTTCCAGATTGGAGATTTGGACAACTGATGAGCAACTTCTTTGGATGGCTATGGAGTAATAAAGGCATTGATTGTTTCTTTCCTGAAGAAAACAGGATGCTTGAATACCTGAAAGAATATGTAGATTATTGCAAGATGGGAGAATAATAATGGGAAGTCAGAAGTTCATAAAGAAGCTTGAAGAGTTTAAGAAGAATATGAAAATTGGTGACAAATTCTGTTTGACTCAAGACGATATAGCATTTGAGCACGACTACGATCTTCCGCACACAATGACATTCTATGTTGTAAAGAAATATGAATACGTTGTGCTGTTAGAAAAGTCTTGCAAATATGGGATACATCGTCAGAGTATGAGCTATCTGAATTTATTTATGCTTACACACAGGAGCGAAAATATATGGTGATAAAAAGTAGCGAAGTAAAAACTTATTTTGATGAGGCGATATGTGATTGTGGTGGGGAGTATCGGTATACTGGAATAGGCTATCCAGTATTTCCAGAAATGTATCAGCATATATGTAATAAGTGTGGTGATGTAGTGACATTTAGAAAAATATACCCTGATATAAGATACGAGTATGTTGACAAATCAACACAGGTTCACGAAGAAGAGAGTAATCTTAAAGATACAGATAAACAAACATGAAGAAGCAAAAGTTTATATTGATTTGTGAAGTATGCGGTAAACAAATAATCTGTGACGATCCGAAAGATGTTTATGATCTTGGATGGGATTATCCACCTTTCATGGGGAAATACGGTGTATTGTCTCCACGAACGTGTAATAGTTGTACTATTGAGAAAACATTATGGTGGAAAATCACAGCAGAAGGAAGTGACTACTTGAACAGTCACGATCTTGAAATACTAAAAAGAATTAAGGATGAGCCAAAAAGTTTATATTATAAAGAATAAGTGAAAAAATGAGATGAAAATGATATTGACAAAGTTTATCTGTGGTGTTATAATGATAATGTACTTGATAGACTTTGTTTTTATTTATATGAGGTATACATTAAATGATCAACCATAATGAGTTAAAGATCGGAGATATTGTTTATTTCGTTGATAGAGCCAGATATACATATGAATATGTAGTTAATGTTGGAGTTGTAGATGATATTTTTGTAGATGGTGTTATATTATGTAGGCTGTGTACGAAAGAATGCAGATTGGTTAACGGAATAAAATACGATGATTTTGTAACTCCTACAAGATGGATGAAGCTTCCGAAGGGATGGACATACAATACACCATTATATAATCTTACATATGAAGATGATAATAATTATGAAGCGTTCTTAAAGATATATTCTATAAAGAATAAAGAAGATATATTGGAAGCATTGGATCTTGGATATCTTATTCGTGCAGATAAGAAAGATTATTCTTATATAGATGTTGAGATTGATAAGCAATTAGGATATAGATTGATTAGAAGATACTGTGCAAAAGAAGTCATAAATACAGGAACAACACGTATGTGCAATCAAATATATTCATCATATAAAGAAGCTGAGAAATGGATTGATGATTATGTGGAGGAATTAAAAAGACAGTCGAAGCTAACATATAAAGAATGGTCATTAGAACAGATACAGAGGACTGTTGATAGGTATTTGAATTTTACTTTTTCTGATGAATCCGTCAGAGCTGAGAAAAGAGATAAACTGATGGAGTATTTTAAGGAATTAAAAAACGTGGAAGATATAGAAACAAGACTGTTTGATGGACAGATTGAGTGGAAGTATTGGAAGAATAAGAAGTGGAATAGCATTTCAAATAATATAGTGTAGGGGCAGATGAAACAGTTTATAGATTCAAAAAATATGAGTAGACAAGAGTGTGAAGCTTGTGGAAGATTATATAACTTTAGCGATCTCAGATTGACAGCTACAGTTGATGGTGAGTTGTTACTTTGCAACAATTGCTATAATCAGATTTTGAGATCTGTGAAATATCAGAAGAAGAGTAGCGATGAACGAAAAGAATAGCTATGCTATAAATGTATATGTAAAAAGAAAGGATATATTATGGGTAAGAAGTATGTGATTGAGTTGGAAGATGTGCCGTTTGTTGACGATTTGACTCTTCTAAATGAGAGGCTTTACCGGGTGAAAGGTTTTAAAAGTCTTGTGTTTGACGAGAACGGATTGGAAAAACTCACGCCGATTGATGATGCACTCCGTGAAGCCGAAAGAAAAGGGCAGGACGAGGCATGGGAGTTTATACGATTGTCGGATGAAGACCTCAAAGAAATATTTCCTGAAGCTTACAAAGAATACGGGCGTGATGGAATCTCATATAAGTCGTACTATGAAGCTAAGACAATGTATGACGAATGGTTAGAGAACCAACCAGAAGAGGTTACTATTGGAGATGAAGTCAGCACACCGTGGAACAAGGGTGTTGTAATTTATATGGAGGATGATAAGGTCAAGGTATTGAGTGCGGGTGGAGACACATTTTACATTAGAATGGAAGATGGTAAAAAAACAGGCCGTCACTTTTCAGATGTTGCTGATCTTTTGGAAAAGATTAAATAAAGATATGAAAAATGAAAAAGAAAATACTTGCTCTTCTATTATTTTTTATCGTTGCTGTAATGAGCGGCTGTTCGCAAAATGTCAGTAATGCAACAGTGGATGTATCGTCAGGGGTTACACCAAACTTACTATCAACAGGCGATATGTACGTTGGTGAACGATATTATTATTACGTCATAGACACAAATACTGGTGTTGTATATCTGGCGAATGCTGGTTACAATTGTAGTGGAATCTCAGTAATGCTTAATCGTGATGGTAGTCCTATAACGGCGGAACAGCTTGGAATTGAATATTAAGGAGAGATGATGGCTTTCTCTAAATTGGTATTAGCTATAATTATATCGGTATTCGTTTTTATGGGATTAGGTATCATGGATAATAGTGAGCTTGTTGGCATTGGTTTTTGTATATTGCTTTCAGGATTTATTGCGCATGATGAGAAATAAAAAAAACATTATAGAGGATAGATGATGGGTACACAATATAAAAGGTGGATAGAGATATACCATTGGGATTTTGGCTACACAAAATGTCCTTATTGTGGTGACGAGACTGAATGGTATAATCCAATGAGACGAGGTTTCCAAATGGACAATGACAACAATCGGAGAAAACATTGCCCTAAATGCGGTAACCGTGTATATGCAAGAGAGGGACTGCTTATAAATCAACCGCCAGAGGAGGTGAACGATGGAGAAGCTTAAAAACTGCCCGTTTTGTGGAAATATACCAGAAATAAAAGTTAAAATAACGCAGTATGGCAGTGGCGAATCACGTATTGAACATATTGATTATATTATCCGTTGTACAGAATGTGGAACAAGTAAAAACAGTACGATTAAAGGAAAAGGAGGATTTTCATTTTTTGATATAAACAGAATAAAAAATGAAGTTATTGCGGCATGGAACAGGAGAGTAAAAGATGCTGATTGAAAGACGAAACAGAGAAGAGATAAAAGAACCACTTAAGGTAACGGGAATAACCTTGCTGTCGATTAAGGAATACGAGACGGCAAAAGAATACGTCCCCTTGGTTAATGGTTGGTGGTGGTTGCGTTCGCCCGGCGACATTAGTGGTCGTGCCGCGTATGTTGAACACTATGGCCGCGTCAATACGTATGGTAATTATGTCGATAGTACGGATATTGCCGTTCGCCCCGCTTTATTAATCTTAAATCTCGACTCTTCTAATCTTAATCCGGGGGACAGAATCGTTGATTTTTGTGGATCTGATTGGACAGTGATATCCGACAACATGGTCTTATGCGACACAGAAGTAGGGACACATTGCTTTCGAGAAGACTGGGTGGCAGATGGCGCAAATGATTATAAAAAATCTGATGTGAAAAAATGGCTTGAGAACTGGGCGAGAGAAAGGGGGATCATTGATGTTGTGTAAGGATTGTGAATATGGGGCAATCTACATTGATTTTTCGAAGGATAACCACTACGAAAATGGAAAGATTGGAGTATCTTGTGAAAAGTATCATCTTATATGTGATACAACTCATCCAGAAACAAGACAGTGTATTGAAGAAGACTGTGATGTATTGTGGAGAACGGCAAGATGCAGACTTGATGGGAGTTATGATGAAACAAGAAAATATTAAAATCATTGAAATGACAATAATAGCTCTATCACTTTTTGTGGTTGGCTACTCTGTTAAATCAATTGAGATAAATAGCAGTGATAAGGTGTCTATATTTTTTATTATATACTACAGTGTTTTAGGTATATACTATTGGCTTAAGTTTGTATATTATATTAAGAGAGGCAAAATTTAATAGCATTATCTTAATATGAACTAATTAAAAAGGTGTTGCAAATGGTTTATAAAATTCTTTTCCATTATGATAATACAGAGAAAACAAAGGCTTATATTGGACAGACTTTTACATATAAAAAGCAGAGATATGTTGGGCTTGATGATAACCTTCCAAAATATTATAGATCAAAAAGCGTTGCTGAAAGAACCGCACAGAATCTAATAAGCAATTGTGTAAATACTGGAAATACTTTTGAAGTGGTGGGAGTTTTGGATGAATATGATTACTGAGTCTATGGTAAATAATAAAATGAATGGTCTAATCAGCAGACAGAAGGTACTAAATCTAATCCGAATGGTTATGACCGAAGAGACAGTAAGCAGTATGCTCTTATATCAATCTGTAAGTCAGATGGACTCTGAAGAACCGAAACAAGGACACTGGATTGAGCATAAATGGGCAGAAGAAGTAGATGGAATGCTTATTTCGAATTACGAATGTTCCGAGTGCCATTATTGGGGGAGACATGACAGCAACTTCTGCCCGAACTGCGGAGTAAAGATGGAGGTCGAAAATTTTTTTGAGGAGGTTGCCGAAGAATGAAGATTGAATTAAATGACGATTTTGAGACAATCCTGCTCTGTGCAGAAAGGTATGCATGTAGTCATGAGTCCTATATGCCATCATTAGTGATTAATTATATCACACCACTATTGCCTAACCTGTCCGACAGGGCGTTATCGGTGTTAGATGAGGACATGCGTGTGGTTGACGAAATTGATCGTAGATACAAATCTCTTGAGATTACTTTCGAAAATTGTCACGGAATATGGGGCAATGATCATATTGACAAGCCCGAATGGATGCGTTTCTGGCGGGCAGTAAAAGCGGAAATTGGAAGGAGGAAGAATGGACGATCTAATCAGTAGACAGGCAACGATAGATGCAATGAATGAAGTCTATTGCCACATCGAAATGATTAAAAAGCGTCCTGTCAATAAAACAAAACAAGCCGTGTATCTTGATATGATAGGAGTGGTGAAGTCAGTGCCATCCGCAGAGCCAGAAATCAAACCAATAGAATATCGTGACTGCGCAGATGCGATGCTGAAAATGTGGATGGATAATGTGGTAACTGATGGGGAATATAACCGCATCATGGACAAGTTAAATGCACATTGGAGGATGGAGAATGGACGATCTGGTCAGTAGACGGGCGGCTATAGATGCGGTTGAGAAAAGCAGGCGCTTAAACCATCATCAAGATGGGAAAGAAGCTTGCGCTCATGAATATGAACATAGACACTTCTTAAAAATTTTGATGGATTTGCCATCAGCAGAACCAGAACCGCTAACCGATAAGGAAAAGAGAATATTTCTTGCCGCAATGGGAAGAGAGGAAAAAGTCTGCAAAGAGGTTGATGAAAACTTGCCTCTTAAAGAGCCATATGAGGATAGTCTTGTGCAGGTATGTAGAGAAATCGTAAGAAAGGTAAAGGGTACGCTATGGACGAGTTGATCAGCCGTCAGGCGGTGATTGATACAGTGTATGATTGGAGCAATTACGCACCGACAGACGAAGAGGCAAGGAATATTAGACAGGTGATTAATGATATAAAAGCTCTGCCATCCGTACAGCCAGAAATCATACGGTGTAAGGATTGTAAATATCGAGACGAAAATTGGAGAAGGGTATCTGTTAGATGGTTGCCGTGCATGGATGTGCAAACTGGTAACAACTGGTATTGCGGAAGCGCAGAGAGAGGCGAACAGGATGAGTGATCTAATCAGCAGACAAGGTCTTTTAAATAAAATCTGCGATGGGTGCGGATATATAGGTTATTGCCATCCCGACAGGAAAAAGTGCATAGAGTATGAACGAGTAGAGAGTATGCCATCAGTAGAGCCAGAACAGCGGTGGATACCAGTGAGTGAGAGGTTGCCGGAAGATAGCCAATTCGTGTTAATGACAATACGAAGAATGGGTGAACGCTATAATCACGAACCCTTTATATCCATTGGCTATATCTCGTGGAATCAATCAGTATGGTGGTGCGCTCATGACGGAGATTGCAAATTACACAATGTCAGAGTAGACGCGTGGATGCCGTTGCCCAAGCTATACGCAGAGAGGAGACAGGATGGATGATCTGATCAGTAGACAGGCGGCGATTGATGCTCTTGCTGAACATGAAAAATCGAATGGACACAACTATACCTTGTTTGTGGATATTGTAAGCGAGTGCGCTGAGATTATCAGAGATTTACCATCCGTACAGCCAGAGCGGGCGATAGGAAAGTGGATGGATACGGATAATTATTATCAAAGGTGGAAATGCTCGGTTTGTGGATGCCATACACGGGATGCGAAACCGCCTTATTGCTCGCATTGCGGTGCAAGGATGGAGAGTAAATAAAGGACGGTGGTTAAATAAATGACAAAAGAACAAGTAGTTTTTTGGTTGTTACTCTTACGATTTAATCCTGACAACAACGTCTTACCAAATGAAGTAATTGATATAGCAATTGGAGCAATTGTCGCAGAGCCAGAGCGGAAGATGGGGAAGTGGATAACCGTTGACAAAGGCTTAATAGTGACATCATACAAATGCTCTGAATGCGGCAGAACAGTAAGAGATGATACCGGGTATGATGTTGCTAAGGATTATCCGTACTGCCATTGTGGGGCAAAAATGGAAGGAATGAAGAATGAATAATTGCAAGCATTGCATGGAAATCAAAGAAAACGAGATCGGTGAGACGGTTGCTTTCTGTGAGTTATCCGATGAATGGGAAAATGTTACTCTTGGAAGCTGTTTTGGAAACTGCGAAGGTCAGGAGTTTACTGCTGACTATATCGCACAGCGCTTGAATCAACTTTCCGACTGCGCCTACGACTGGCATATTGATAATAAAGTGGTGGGTATTGATGTATGTGAGTTTGAACAGCTGATGGACGTGGCGGCTAAAATGATTCTCAGAAAGGATGAATGATGAATAATCTAATCAGCAGAAAAGCGGCGATTGATCTGTGGGAGACATATCATCCAACAATTGCTGTTGATGCAATGGCATATGATAAAGCGTTAAGAGAGCTACCATCCGCACAGCCAGAACCTGCGATTCCGTTACAATGGATTGAAGCGCAGATTGAATGGCTGAAAAGTCTGGATAATGCCTTTGCGACATTAACGGCAGGACAAATTTCGGCGATGGTGAATAAATGGAAGGGTGAACAGGATGGATGATGTAGTCAGTAGACAGACGGCAATTGATGCGTTATGTGATGAATATTGTGGTGGGTGGCAAGATTGCAAGCACTATCCCAAATGTGAAAACTTGAAAGCAATTCAAAACCTGCCATCCGTACAGTCAACTTTATACGGATACAATATAGAACACCTTGAATTGATAGCGAGGGTTCTTCAGAAAGAAGATTTACCGCCAGAGAGAATAGTAGAAGTCTTAACAGATATTGGTAGAATTGTTGCTATTGTCAGAGATGAGTTTGAAGAAGTATTAAGAAAGGCGGTAGAGCAATGTATGACCTAATCAGCAAGCATGCGGCAATAAATGAACTCAAAGCAAACAGATTATTATATTGTGATGAAACACCGGAAAGCTTCTCAGAGTTATCGTATGAAGATAAATGTAGAGTCGATGAAATAGACAATGCAATTGCTACACTCTTGAATCTACCATCTGAAAAACCAGAGTATAAGCTTGATGAGTGGTGTATGGATTGTAAAGAATATGATCATAAAAAGCACCGTTGTCCAAGATTCAATCGAGTGATCAGAAGAACCGTAGATGAATGTACCGCAAATCAGTTTGTTAAAATTTTGGAGAGCCTTAAGGATGATGATTATGACACATATTGTCATACTGGACATAGTAGATTTTCAGAAAATGATTGGGATTGGGTTATCGCCAGAGTGAAGGAGCTTAAATGAGTGAAATGATTGATAAACAAGAAACAAGTCAGAGTCATATAACAAAGAAAGAAGCATATAAATATGGCGATAAGTTTATTTTAGAGATTGGGGAAAGAAGAGCTGTTCTTGATGAATACAATATTGTAGGAACAGATCTTTATGTAAGAGAGTCTTTGCTCCAATATCTTACCCCATATAACCCACCAGTAAGTTGTAGAGATTGCAGACATAACGGCAGTTTTGATACAGATTGCCCGATCAAGTGGGAGGGTAAAGAATATTGCAGTTTTGGAGAGGAATAAATAAGAAATAAAAAGATTATTCTGGACACAAACAATGAGGAATAACATATGAAAATTATAATACTTATAAGTATGATATTTCTGCATATTGTAGACGATTTTTATTTACAAGGAATTCTTGCCAAGATGAAACAAAAGTCTTGGTGGGATGAAAATACATCCAATGAATTATATAAAAATGATTATATAATTGCTCTTGTTGAACATGCCTTTAGTTGGACATTTATGATGATGTTACCAATTACAGCAGTTATGATATTTGGAAGTGGTATGCTTAGTATACATTGGGCTATCTGGTTATATGCGTTTATTTGCAATGTTATAATTCATGCAATTATAGATAATTTAAAGGCTAATATTCAATGCATCAATTTAATTACTGATCAAATGATTCATCTTGCGCAGATAATATCAACGTGGGTGTATTTATGTATTTTATAAAGAAGGAGAAGCAAATTGAAATTTGAAAATACAGAAGTGTGGGGATTTGAACACGCTGTGAGAGGAATGAGAAACCCTTTGGCTTCATGGGATAAAAGTGATAGCACGTTCGAAAATGGTGAAATTAAATTAGGCAAGAGTGACATTGATTTGATGCAGAGACTTATTAAGGCGGGATCTCCTGATAGAAAATTTATGAGACAGATCTTTGTAAGTGTAGATATTACAGCACCAATGTACTGGTGGAGTGAACTTGACACTTATAAAGTTGGAACTGTCGCAAACAGCACTTCTAAAATGCACAAGCTTGCGTCAACACCAATCACTTTAGATTGTTTTGAGACGGATGATTTCAATCATACATTAAAATTATTTGACAGTGAGCCATATAAAGAAGATGTTTATATTGATGATGCGTGGGAAGATATAATTTGTGTATGCGAAACATTAAGAAAAAGATGTCTTGAAACAAAAGACAAGCGCTATTGGAAAGAATTAATTCGAATTCTTCCTGAGTCATGGCTTCAGACAAGAACAGTAACTATGAACTACGAGAATATTTATTCAATGATCCGTCAGAGAAAATTCCACAAGTTGAATGAATGGAGTGGAAAAGATGATTTGAACAAACCTAACTTCATTGCTTGGGCGAAGACACTTCCTTATGCTGAAGAGTTGTTGTTCTATGGATTAGATAGCAAAGAATAAAAAGTGAGTAAAAATATAAATGACAAGATTTGATATTATAAAAAACAGTACAGTAGAACAGATTGCAAGACTATTATGTGATAATGTTATGTGGGGTATGCAAGCAAAAGATTCAGAAGAGTATGATAGGCTTTGTAAAATGTGTGTTGCGTCTTCTAAGTGTAAATATGGACATAATGGTTTTATAGACTGGTTGGGTGAAGATGTGGATGTAGGTGAAGACAATGAAAAATAATTTTGATTTTACATGGAAATATAAAGATTTCGAAATCCGCACAACGCACAGTTATGGTAAAGTTCAAAGACCATATGTTGAACTGATTTATCATTATTTGGATGATAACGGACGAGATTATTGTTTTACACTTGCCTATTGGCATAAAAATCAGAGCGGTGGATATGACTTAATTTTTGTGGGAGACAGACCGTTAGAATATATTGCAGAGATTGATGTATCTGTAATTTGGAAGCAATTATATTTAGCACAACAAATGTTCGAAGATGCTGAGGCAAGAGATGGAGATAGCGACTTATACCGTTAAAGATTGCAGAACATGTAAATTTTATAAGAAAATAATAAACTTTCATTGTGTGCACAATGAATACGGTGGACAATCGTGTAAGTGTATAAATGAAGATGGGTTTGGATGTTTAGGTTTTGCTAATAAAGGAATAGTAATGCACAAAACAAGTGACAACAAAAACATATATAGTCCATGTAAAATGTACATAACAAAATATTAAAGGGGTAAAAGTAATAATGGGATGCGATATACATATAAATTGTGAGATTAAAACTTCTGATGGATATTGGGAGAACTGTGACTTCTTCACCATTGATCCAACATATAAATCTCTAAAAGGCGATCCAGAACGTCCACCTAAATGGCTGATCAAGCAGGTTGATGTTGGAAGAAATTATGCTCTGTTCGGTGTATTAGCAGGAGTAAGAGATAGAAGTCACCCAATGATAAGTGAACCAAGGGGTATTCCTGATAACATATCTAAGCAAACAAAGAAAAGATATCTTAGAGAATCAGAATGGGGTTGTCATTCGTATTCGTGGTTAACGCTCAAAGAGCTTCTTGATTATAGGACTCAGTATGAAAACAAGTATTGTTGTGGATACGTTACGGATACTGGATTGGAAAATATAAATATTTATGGATCGCCAGAACCAGAACATGTTTCCAAACATATGTATGATGAATATTTTCATTATGCGTCATGGAAAGACGAACTTCTTAGTTCATTTGATTCATTTCTTAATGAATTATATGAAAGACTTGACTGGGCTTTTGGTATCTATGGATTTCATTATATTAAGAACGATTTAAGAAAAAACTTTTGTGATAAATTTAGAATAGTATTTTGGTTTGATAGTTAATGTATAAATAACATACTAAAACAAAAACTATTCGTGTAATGACAATCCCCTTTTTGCGATAAGATGCAGAATAAAGATGATGGAGTTACATATGAACATTGATAGGATCAGAAATGAATTAAACACAGACAAATATGACTTTCTAAGAAAAGCTCCTCTAAAAGATCATATCATCCTACTTGGACTTGGTGGTAGTTATGCTTATGGTACGAACGTAGAAACAAGTGATATAGATGTCAGAGGAGTTGCTACGCATAGTGCTGATGATATAGTAACTTGCTCTGGGTTTGAACAGGTTGAAAATCATGTAACTGATACGGTAGTTTATTCCTTGGAAAAGATGATGTCTCTTTTATCTAATTGCAATCCTAACACCATAGAGATACTTGGGCTTGAACCATGGCAGTATTTTTACTTATCTGATATTGGACATGATTTAATTAAAAATGCTGATATGTTTTTATCAAAGAAAGCATTCAATTCTTTTGGTGGATATGCAACGGCTCAGTTAAGACGCTTAGACAATAAGGCGGCAAGGCTTATCAGTCAGTCTCAGCAAGAACAGCACATATTAGCAAGTGTCAATAGGGCAAGAGAAACATTTAAAGAAAAATACTTCAATTATCCAGAAGACTCAATTAATCTCTATATTGATACAGCAGTCCAAGAAGATTATGACACAGAGATATTTATGGATGTTAATTTGAAACATTATCCTTTGAGAGACTTCAAGGATATGTGGTCTGAGATGCATAATATTGTTAAGGATTATTCTAAATTTGGCAAAAGGAATAAGAGTGCGATAGAACACGACAGGCTTGCTAAACATATGATGCATTTGATCAGATTATACCTCATGTGTTTTGATATCCTTGAAGATGGCAAGATCGTTACATATAGGAGAAAAGATCATGACCTGTTAATGTCTATCAGGAATGGTAAGTATCTTGATGAAGATAAACAACCAACCAAAGAGTTTTATGATATGGTTGACGAGTATGAAAACAAGCTCGACAAATTAAAAGAGACAACACCACTACCTGATAAACCAGATTACGACAGAATCAAAAACTTTTTGAAGAATACAAATTATAATATTGTAAAAAATAGGCTTCGGCATTCATATGTGATAGGGTCTGAAGGAGATTAAAAATGCCAGATGATTTTTATGAGTGGTTAGATGCGAAATGCCCAGAAGGAATGGACGAATTTACATTCCTTCATAAGTGGATGGCATGGGGAATAGCACACGAGTATTTCATTGTTATTGCAAATGATACTATGTGAAAAGGTGACAATATGCGGTGGCGAAATAGGTAAACGCTTAGATGTAAGGCTCAGTACCTTTAGAGTAAACTGCGATAGCGAGAGCGAGTGCAGAACTTGGGTTGCGATCTGTGGCTATGTGAGGTGCAAATCCTCACCCTCATTATGAGCCTTTTGCTTTTTCACAAAGATCGCTTATAGAAAGTGGCACATATAGATATTTTAAGTAAGGAGTCGTAGATGAAGTATTATATCGCAGACCTGCATTTTGGTCATGGTAACTTGAATCAGTACATGGATCATAGAGGATTCTCTTCTGTAGAAGAGATGAATGAATATATGATTCAGCAGTGGAACAGTGTGGTAAAAGCACATGATGAAGTTTATATTCTTGGGGACTTATTCTGGAAGGTGGAAGAACCTAAAGATGTTGTTCGCACACTTAATCGTATGCATGGAAAGAAATATCTGATCCGTGGTAATCATGATAGCAGATGGTTGTCAGATTATGATAACGAAAAGTATCATTGCTTTAAGTGGATTAAAGATTATGCAGAAATCAGCGACAACAAAAGAAGAGTGCTTCTGTTCCACTATCCCATTATGTCGTATAACCATCAGTTCAGTGAAAAGACTTGGATGTTGTATGGACATATTCATTTTACTCAGGATGTAGACTTGGTTGAAGCTTACAAAGATGCTTGTAAAAAAGATATAAGAGTGGATGAGAAACATGGGATTACTGAATCACCATATGTTCATATGATCAACTGTTTCTGTGTGGCCTCTGATTATAAGCCGCTGACGCTTGATCAGTGGATTGAGATGGAAGAAAGTGGAAAATTAAAAAGAGTCGAGACAAGTAATGGAGTATTGGAGTATACAATAGAAAACACAAAAATACAAGCGTGGCTTAATTCCAATAATGATATATGTATTATAAATCCACGTTCAAAAAAAACCACTGAAGATCAAAGAAGCATTTGATTTGGAAAACAAAGAAATATAAGGAGAACAATAATGTTTGATGAATTAGGCAATAGAATGAAGAAATTTTATGAAGAAATCCCTAAAACAAGGCTTATGCGCAGAACACCAGTGATTATTAGGTTGGATGGCAAGGCTTTTCACACGTTCACAAGGGGCTTCAAAACACCATTTGATGGGGTTTTAAATCAGTCGATGCGTGATACAATGGAGTACCTTTGCAAGAATATTCAGGGCTGTGTGCTTGGTTATACGCAGTCTGATGAGATCACTTTGGTTCTCTGCGACTATCAAACATTAGATACTTCCGCATGGTTTGATTACGAGATACAGAAGCTTTGTTCAGTATCTGCTTCCATGGCAACACTTGCATTTAATAAAGCACTCATAAGAAATATTAATTTATATGTTACGTATGAGGCTATACATAAAGAAGATAATGATGATAAATATTTGTTAACACTAAAACACGCTATTAATAAAGGTGCTATGTTTGACTCAAGATGCTTCAACATTCCCAAGGAAGAGGTGGCGAATCTCTTATATTGGAGACAATCTGATTGTATGCGTAACTCAGTATCTATGGTGGGAAGGTGTTATTTTTCTGACAAAGAACTATATAAGAAATCAACAAACGATATAATAAATATGCTTGCTGAAAAAGGATACAACTATTTTGAAGACACACCGCTCCATTATCAAAGAGGAAGCTGTTGCGTGAAATTTAATGCTGAAGATAATGAACAGTTAAAAACTAATTGGATAGTTGATTTGGAAATCCCAGTATTTAAGAAAGATGGAAGAGAATACATCGAAAAGAGGATAAGGTTTGATAAGTAATATAGAAATAAATGAAATATTTATGCCAATCGAAAGAAAGAAGCTTGAAGAGTTAACCAAAAAGATATCTTTTGATCTTAATTTATTTTTCAAAAATAATCACATTAAATGTCACTGTAAAAAAGTTTCTAAATATTCATTTAATATTCTGTATTATTTTGATGATGTGGAAGAAGATTGCTTACTGGCAACAGTTGATTTTCGTAACGATGTAATTACAGCGAATGCTGAGATACTTACAGAACTCGAATATGATATCTTTTATGAAATGTGGCTCGATTCTAAATATAATAAATACTTTAATAACGATGAAGAAAAATATGATTTGAGTATTATTCCGTATGATGTTGTCTATAATTTTTTTATTGAAAGATTGAATTATACATTTCTTGAAAAACATCATTTCATTCAGGAATGGACAAATGTTTATAAGCTGATGATAGAAAAAATTGAAAGTGCATTTAATCTAAAAAAACAACAGGAGTAATTACATATGATACTTTGTTTTGAATTATCAATGCCTAATAGGGGCAGTTGGAATGGAAGATGGAGCGGCGAGAAGGATATTCATGTCATTACGAAAACAGATAGAGATATTGGCAAAAAGCGCATTCAAGAGCTTGATGGTAAATATTTCTTTTATCGTTGGGATGATGGATGGACAGCTTGTGTTGACTGCAAAATAATTGATGCTAAAGAAGCCGCAAGATTAAGAAAGCTTAACAGAGGATTCTGCGGATATGATTGGATGGTCAACAGTATTATCTATAAAGATAGAATAGAATATGCGAGGTACTAATATGCTTACTTGTGATCTTGAAAGTATCAATCTGGGTGCTGCTTGGCATAAAGCTGTTGGAGACAGAAAGATCGTTGTTATCAATGGTGTTGGTGGATCTGGCAAAGACACTTTTGTATTTACGGTTACCGATCTTCTGAAGAAAATTATTAACCCCAGTTTATTTGCAGATGATTCCGTTTCTATTGTAAAAACATCTCTACAATTGATTGCGTGAAACATGCGGCGATGAGATTAGGGTGGAAGTATGGCAACAAAGATGATAAGAGCAGAAAGTTTCTGTCAGAAATAAAAAAGCTGTCTTGTGCTTATAATGATATGCCGTATCAGGATTGCAGACAGAAGATATATTTGGGTAATTACAAAATCTGTTTTGTGCATTGTAGAGAGCCAGAAGAGATTCAGAGATTTAAGGATGAATTCAATGCAACAACATTATTGATAACAAGACATAGTGTTGATATACCAGATAATTCATCTGATCGAAATGTGTTTGATTTTGAATATGATATGTACATTAATAATGATGGCAGTTTTTCAGACTTAAAGAAGGAAGCAATTAAATTTATTAAGAATATGGGTATGGAAGAATGGATGGTGAACAAGATTGATGATTAAGTTGTATTCGACTGGTTGCCCTAAGTGTAACGTTTTAAAGAAAAAGTTAGAAATGAAGCACATCGAATATGAAGAAGATGGTGATGTTGACTTTTTATTAAAGAACGGCATTCAGCAAGTGCCGATTTTAGATGTGGATGGACAGTTATTAAATTTCACAGAAGCGAATAAATGGATTAATAATTATAGAAACTAAGAAAAGAGAGTTAAAATGATGCCTCATGAAAATAGATATTAAATTGATTAAGAATTTTGTATCACAATACAATAAATTACAAGCTGAATTTGGAACTGATATATCCGAATTAAATGGTTTTGGTGATGATCAGTTAAGTTATACGGACTTCATTGATAATTTTATTGATGAAGATACTGTAGCAAACTCAAGTATTGATGGCAATTCAAATGTTGCTCATAAAGATATTGTAACATTAGAGAGAGAAATGCCTAAGCCGCACTCAAAATTACTGGCATTTAATAAAATATATTATGAGATATCAAAAAAGTTTGGATTTAAAATCGCAAATGATTGGTTGAGGCTTGAGTGGACTGGCTCTCTTTATATGCATGATGCACCGTCAAGTACATTCCGCTCATATTGTTTTGCCTATGATCTTAAAGACCTTGCTGAGAAGGGATTATACTTTATTGATGGACAGAATCCAGAACCCGCAAAGCACCTTACTACTTTTGTTGATTTTGTGAAAGAGTTTGTAAGCTTTGCTTGTAACAGGACAAGCGGCGCGGTGGGCTTGTCTAACATAATACCATATATGTATTATTTCTGGAAGAAGGATGTTGACAGTGATTATTTGGGTATCAAAACTTCACATAATGAGAAGTATTATGCAAGACAGAACTTCCAGAGATTTATCTATGCAGTCAATCAACCATATGTAAGAGACGGATCGCAGAGTGCCTTTACAAATACATCTGTGTTTGATCATGAATATTTTGAAGCTTTATTTGGTGGTGCTGAGTTCCCTGACGGAACATTCATGATTGATTTCGAAGAAGAAATTATTGACTTCCAGAAATGGTATATGGAAGTTATGGCAGAAATCAGAAGCACGAATATGTTTACTTTCCCTGTTTCTACAATTTCTCTTCTTAGACAAAACCATAAATTTGTTGACGAGGATTTTGCCAAGTGGGCTGTTAAACATAATATGAAGTGGTCAGACAGCAATCTCTTTGTAGATAGTACAGTTAATTCATTAAGTAATTGCTGTAGGTTAAAAAGTAATATAGAAGATCTGGGGTATTTTAACAGTATCGGAGGAACTGCTTTAAAGGTTGGTTCAGTAAAAGTAAACACAATCAACCTCGCAAGACTCGCACTTGACTCAAAAAATGAGGACGAATACTTGGAAAATCTTCGGTATAGAGCATATGTGTGCTTATGTGCTTTGGATGCGGTAAGACATATCATCCAGAGAAATGTAGAGAAGGGCATTCTTCCTAATTTTACTTATGGCCTGATTGATTTTGAGCATCTTTATAACACAATAGGATTTTTGGGGATCTATGAAACCATGAAGAAGTTTGGTTATATTACAATTGATGAATTCGGAAATACTTTTTACACAGAAGAAGCATCAAAATTTGGCAAAAAGATTTTTGAAACCATAAGATCAACAGCCGATGAATTCATCAAAGAATACAACTGCAACTATCAGATCAATACAGAACAAATTCCCGGAGAATCAGCGGCGGCAAAACTTATGAAGAAGGATAAGTTTTTTTATCCAAGAGCAAAGATTTATGATCTTCCGCTTTATGGAAATCAGTTTATCCCGCTTGGTGTAAAAACAACACTTCAAGAACGTGTAAGAATTCAAGCATTGTTTGACAGCTATTGCAATGGCGGTTCGATTCTTCATGCGAATATTGATGCACCATTTGATAGCTTTGAAAAAGCATGGAAAGTAACAGAGTATATCGCAGATCAAGGTGTTACATATTTTGCATTTAATACAAAAATTCAGGCTTGTAAAAACAATCACGCATTTTACGGAGATAAATGTCCAGTATGTGGTAATTCAGTAAGCACTGAATACACGAGAATTGTAGGATTTTACACACCAATTAAAACATGGTCTAAAGAAAGAACTGATGAATACAAGCTTCGCAGGTGGGAGCAGGTCAACAAAACTTCGGAAGAAATATAATGAAACCAATAACAACAGAAATAACCGAAACCATAACAGTAAAAGGAATTATAGATGAGGACTTTATAAATTATAAGAGTCCGTCTATGACCATTATGTTTCCATATTGTACTTTTAAATGCGAGACAAATGAAGGTGTCCATTGTCATAATTCTTCATTGGTTAATGAGCCGAATATTAAAATAGCTATAAAAGATATTTACAAAAGATACGCTTCAAATCCAATAACAGAGGCTATTGTTTGCCAAGGACTTGAACCATTTGATTCATGGCAGGAGCTTAATGGATTGTTGTTTCATTTTAAGATACATGAGTCATGCCATGATATGTTTGTGATCTATACTGGTTATACCAAAGATGAGATTATGGATAAGGTGTCTTACATACAAGCAATGTACAGTAACGTGATTATAAAATACGGAAGATTTATTCCGAATAACAAAAAACATTTTGATGAAACGCTTGGTGTGTATTTAAGTAGTGATAACCAGTATGCAGAAAGAATATAAAGATGTGTATGTCCATTATTATTTACAAAAGTACATATAAATGTATATAATAATGGACAACCATTAAGCCCAACATAATTAAGGTATAAAGTGTATTTTAATTGTGTTGGGCTTTTTTTGACTTAAAATTAAAATGTGCTTGACAAAATAAGTTATATATGATATCATACAACATATAAATAATATCAACGCACCAGAAAGGATGTTAAAATATGATAAAAATCAGATATGGAGTATTTGAAACTAATTCATCGTCCTGCCATTCTATTTCCTTTTCAAATAAATATAAACGAATCACTAAGAGCAAATTAAAATATGAGACAACAAAAGACAATGCAAAAGAGCTAAGAGATATTGTTAATGGCAATTACGATCATAGCTTAGAAATTCCACTTGGAGAATTTGGGTGGGGAGTTCAAACATATAATGATTGTTATACAAAGTTACAGTATGCATTAACTATGGCTTATGTAACAGAGTGTGGGTATTCGTCAAATGGACAGGGCTTTGAAGAAACAGATGGATACAAAAAGATTTTAGATTTGCTCAAAGAAGAAATTGGATGTGAGTTTTTGATTGTGAGTAATTTTGAAGATGGTTATATTGATCATCAGTCTTGTTACGATTACTCATCATTAGCTGATTTTCTAAGTGATTGGGGTGTATCACTGTACGACTTTATTTTTAATCCTTATGTAAAGCTTAATATAGACAACGACAATCACTGATGGGAGGATAAATGAAAAAGATATCTGACTACATGAATGGGAATGTTCACATTACTCTGTATGATAATGGAACACGCATTATGGATTCTGGTGAGGATGATTATTTTGATTTTGCGTATCCAACCAATACAGATATAACAATCACGAAAAAGTGTGATGGCAACTGTCCTTGGTGTTATCTTGGGTGTACGAAAAATGGTGAACACGCTGACTTAATGAGTTGGAAGTTTTTTGACACTATACCATCTGGTATAGAGATGGCAATTAACCTTAATGATATGTCTCATCCTCAGCTTGAAGAGTTCCTACTTAAGATGAAGAATAAAAGCATCTTTGTCAATGGTACAATTAATGAGAAACATTTTCTTAAACACTATGACATAATTAAAAAATATGCAGATGAAGGATTACTTCATGGAGTCGGAATATCTCTTACAGATCCAACAGATGAATTTATTGATAAAGTCAGCACAATCCGCAATGCTGTTGTTCATATAGTCAATGGTCTCTTTACAAAAGATGATTACATAAAAACGTATAACAAGAATCTTAAGCTTCTGATACTTGGATATAAGGATATTGGGAGAGGATATGGATTTCAGGTTGTTCATCAAGACGAAATTAAAGAGAACCAAGATTTCTTATATTCTATTCTCCCTGTTATGATGTTAGAGTATGATGTGATAAGTTTTGATAACTTAGCAATAGAACAATTAAAGATCAAGGATTTTGTTTCAAAAGAAGAGTGGGATAGGTTATATCAGGGTGATGATGGAACAAGTACATTTGCAATAGATCTTGTAGATGGAACATTCAGTAGAAACTCGATGGAGAGGAATAAGAAATACCCCATTTCAAATAGTATCACAGATATGTTTGATACGATTAAAAAAGAGAGGCTAAATGATCTTAATAAGGAATACAATCATTATTAATATAGTCATCCTTGTTCTTATTCGAATTTCTAAAGAACAGGAAGGAGTGTGCTAATGAAGCCAAGAATGAAGACAATTAACACGGCAGGATGTTCAAAGTGCCAATATTGCACTTTGGATGAATCAGATAAATCAAACATAAAAGTTAACTGCTCTGCACATGATAAAACATATACATATGGCAAACGAATAGAGTGTGAAGATTTCTTGAGAAGATCATAAATTAAAAGACATGAACAAAGATCAGCTTTTTGAATTTGAGTATTCTTTCTATGATAAATTGCAAATCTCATATAAGAAACGAGATACATTATTATATAGAAGAGAGTGTTTCCTGAAGCATCGTGATAAAATGAAGAGACTTGCTAATGATGTTTACTTGTGGATTCCAAGCGGATATTTAATCAGAAATAATAACGGTAAGGAATATGTAAAAAGATTCTATCGTGGACAGAGAAGCAGTTACTTAAAACAGATTGGAAATAAAGCAGTAAGAAGATATAAACACTCGTTACCCAACAAAGGTGACTATAAAAAGGTGTTTGATTTTTGGTGGAGTTATTGGTGATGGAAGAAATGAATACAAATATTTACATACCGAAACGAATAAATGTTGGATATCAAAATCGCACTGGTACATATACTGGTAAGCTTGCTTATGTTATTTATTATGATGAGCACAACAAACTCAGAAAAGAAGCATCGTGGAATAGTTGGAGAGACGAAAGCATTCCTAACGATGAGTACGACAACGAACCTATGGAGGGATTTGTATTAAATAAAAATGTGGGTGGCGTTCAGGACTCTTGGAGTCATTATGTAAGAAACTCATATGTTAGAATTTATGATCCGAGAGGGTTTGAGTTTGAAATCACTATTCCTAATCTCTTGTGGATACTTGAGAATTGCAACTGTATTAAGGGTAAGGGGCTTGAAGGTGAATTTGTTTACGGATGGGATGGTAAAGACTTGGTTCTCGTCCCAGTAGAATCACCAGACTATAAAGTCATTAAAGCACAAAGTGAGATAATCAATAAAGCAGAATACATCAAGTCATCAGATTTAATTATAGGTGCAACCTATCAGGGGAAAGATAGTAGCAGGTATTATGTATATCTTGGGAGATTTGATGCATATAAGGAAAGTTGGAACAGTGTAACTTGGAATGGCATGTATAATCGTTCTACGTGGCATTATACAAAAGAAGATGATGGTACATATCATAGTGATCCATTTGATCCGACAAGATACAAATACATAAATCGTGGAAAACATTATTGGTTTATGGAGTGTTCTAAATCAAAATATTCTGATACCACTTATGAGTGTTTAACGCAGATTAAAAATATAAAAAACAGATTTATAAAATGTATTGATGATAAATGTAGCGAAAAATATATCGAATATGTTAATAGAATGGAGACATCTAATGAATTTTCGCCTATTGATTTTGATAATGTTGTGATAGAAAAATTACCATATCAAACATTTGAAAAAATATTAATAAATTTAAAATGTAATAGTCCGTATAGTAAGAGCTTTTATACATTAAATAAAGATCAGTTTGGATGCTACAAAAATATAAAAATCTTATATGGATATAATACATATTATTTTAAAAATCGTGGGTATTATATATCAGATGCTTATGAAAAAAATGTTCTTTTAGGAGATATTCCAGAAGATATTTCATTTAAAGAAGTATACGATCGTGTGCAACCAATATATGGTATATATTATTTAAAGAATGGTAAAGAATATAAAAGAAAAGGATGGTATAACGAAGATGGCACAGCAAAACGATGAGAGAATTATGTCATTAAAGAAACAGATTGAAGAGAAGAAAGCTGAACTTGAAAAGCTCAAAACAAGATTTGTTCCTGAAACGAATTGTATGTTAGAGCTTGATTCTGCGAGATATAATCTGCATACAATAACTGATCCTTGCAATCTGCTACTGCTACTTAAGCTTTCGTCTCTTATGATGGCGGCAGAGAAACTTGATATCAACCCAGATGATGTTATGATCTCTGGCTATTCTTTATCGCTGTGGATAAATGACATTAAGAATAAAATGAAAGCAGACAAGTACAAGCTTGAAAAGAATAATCTCAATAATATTGAAAAGCAGTTGACCGATTTATTATCAAGTGATAAACAGACGGAATTAAAAATTGACGCACTTGAGAGTCTGATTCATTAAGAGGTTATCATGAATAGAGATACAAAAACAATTTTATTACCATACATCTATCAGGGATATCGTGGCAATGCAACATATGACGATATAGAAGATTTGTGGTTTGGAAAAGTGATCAATTCTGGTGTTGATCTCGTACCATATGAAGCAAAAACTCTTGATGGATTGCGTGAAGAATTCAAGAAAGCTGTAGACAACTATCTTGTCTTCCTGAAAGAGCTTGAAGAAAAACAAAAATTAGGAGAGCAGTTATGGTAGAAAGACTATCTGGTGATTTTAATAGGGGCTATACAAAAGCAATTCTCGATCTAATATCAACTGTCGATTATGTTTATGATGATTTGAGATTTCATCATAAAACGTTCAACTATTTAGTCCTAAAAAAGTTTCTTAAATGCTGTCTTGACAACAGAGAAATGTTGAGAGATTCACAAATGACTGATTCAGGAAAGAATTGTATCAGATGGAATAAACGGTTAAACAATTTTGAATTTTACGAAGGAGAATCAATACAATGAAGAAGAAGTTATTAGTGTTATTACTATGTGGACTTATGTTGATAATGGGTTTTGCAGGATGCAACAGGTCTTTGTTTGATACCAAGTTTAAGTTTGATGAGGCTTATATTTATATGCCAGATGGAACAGTAATTCATGGTGAGGTTGAAAAGTGGAGAGACTTTGAAGATGGCGATCAGTTACAAGTTACCATTGATGGAATTACTTATCTGACTCATGCAACAAACGTAGTTCTGATAGCACGATAACATAGTCAATATAAAACAGCGAGGAAATAGTAATAATGAATAAGAAGAAAATAATTTTATTGATGTTGTCTTTGATTGTTATCTTAATGGTCGGTTGTGATCCAAGTGGGTCAGCACAGGACTCTATGAATCAGAGAGCTGTTGCCAACTCTCTTGCTAAAAACCAGTCAACACCAACAGATATAAATTATTCGCTTGAAAGATATAATTTAATTCGTAGAGCATATTGGGTAAATGGTATGCGTGAAAAGGCGAATACTTTGGTTTGTGAAATTCAAAAGCCCCTTGGTTACATTATTTTGTTCACAGAAGGTGGCGGTACTGTTGGAAGATTTGTTGTAGATGGTAAGATTACATCGCTAAATAGTTTTCTTACACCATCATATGACTATAATGGTAGCGAGCTTGCTGATGTAGATGGATCATACGGAGAAAATGATAGCGGTATTTTCTTCTTTACACCAGATGGGAAGTATATTGAATGGACAGGAATATATCTATACTCAGATATTCCTTTTGAAATTGATGATGTGAATGTCATTGTTAAGGAGGCAGAAGAATGAAGAGATCATTAAGAGACGTATTAACATTTTTGGGTACGATGGTAGCGCTTATCATCATCCTGTTTGTCATGTATATAATCTTCACACCATCTGGAAGAGCACTGATCAATAATTACACTCATCTTATGAAAGAGGTGGATGATAAGACGCTTTATCAGACGAGAAAAGATGTAGAAGATACATGCAGAAGTATGCAAGCGTCATATGAATCAGATAAGCTTGTGTGGCTACAATTCAAGGATAGTGATAACACAGAGAAACAAAACTGGGCTGATGCCGCAATGATTAGAGCAAATAAGACAGCCGCAGAATATAATAATTATGTTCTTAAGAATAGATATGTTTGGAAAGATAATATTCCTGCTGACATATATGTTACAATGCAATATCTTGGAATGGAAGAAGAGGTAGAAAAATGAGAAAAACGAATAATAATCCTGTTGATGAAAAACTTTTGGTTACAACAAACGACCTTGCAGGTATGCTATCCTGTGGCCTTGTAACGGCTAAGAAGATTGGCGAAGAGTCAGGAGCAAGATTACAAGTAGGTGGAAGAGTTCTATATTCAGTAGAAAAAATTAAGAAGTATATTGAGGAGAAAACACACTGATGATCACAACTAATGATGATTTTACACTTACTAAGGATTCACACAATGTTGATGCTTTATATATTAAGAAGCTATACAGCGATGCGATTGTTCCGACAAAAGGTACAGTATATTCTGCCGGATTTGACTTGTACGCACATAACATAAAGGATGTTATTGAAAATAAAGATTATACAGACTTTAAGTATTTTACGATTCGACCTAATGAAACTGTTAAGGTTGGAACAGGAATTGCTTTAGAGATCCCTGAGAAATGTTTTGGTGGTATCTTTGCAAGAAGTGGTCTTGCTACGAAACAAGGATTAAGGCCGAGCAACTGTGTAGGTGTTATTGATTCAGATTATCGTGGTGAGATTATAGTCGCACTACATAATGACTCAGATAAACCACAGCAGATTAACTTTGGAGACCGCATTGCACAGTTAGTGCTTATCCCTTATTTGCTATCATATGTACAACTGGTAGATGATCTTTCTGAAACAGATCGTGGTAATGGTGGCTTTGGAAGCACAGGAAGTAATTAAGAAAAGATGAAAACTACAGAAGAATACATCGTAAGCAAAGGTTACAAAGAGTATCCAACATCTGAATATGATTCACCATATGTTATAAAGAATTTTCAAAAAAGATTTACTGATAATAATGGTGCAAAATATTTTATTAATATAAGCAAATGGGATATAAAAATTGACTCAAGCGTGTTAAAAGATAGATATGAATTTTCATATAACATATATTTTATAGCATCAGATTGTGATAACCCAATTAAAATAGAACTATATGCAGGTTGGGAACTTGATGATGTTGAAAAACACATAGAAAAATTATGGAACACTGGACTGTATAAAAATGATGGCTGACAGTTTTTGAGAAAGCGAGGAATAATATATGTCAGAAATAAAAATAGATTTTAATAAATTACTTTTGAAAGTATGGGACGAAACAGTTAGTGATCTAAGTGAGGCATTGTTCGGTTATCAAGTGATCCAGATAAAAGCAAAGAAAATAAAAATAGACTTAGAGATGAAATTAGTATAGCTTTTAGAAAATCCATGATAATAGATAAATTAAAAGCATATATTAAAGAGGAAGACAATTATGAGTAGAAGTTTAGCACATATTGAAGAGATTAAAGCGCTTCATCCAATTGAAGGAAAAGATAGAATTGTTCTTGCTGAAGTGCTTGGGTGGACAGTTATTGTTCAGAAATCAGAATTTAACATTGGAGACAAAGTAGTATATGTAGAGATTGATTCTGTCCTTCCTGAGAAACCAGAGTTTGAATTTTTAAGAGATAAGAACTTTAGAATCAAAACTATGAAAATGGCAGGATACTATAGTCAGGGAATTTGTTTTCCGCTTTCCATTCTCCCAGAAACAAGAGAGTATAATGTTGGTGATGATGTTACAGACATTATTGGCATTAAGCAATATGAGCCGACAATGGATGATGATAAAGAGGTAATTAAAAACACGCCTCAGAATACAAAACAAAACACAAAGCATTATCCTGAGTTCTTAATGAAGTGGAAGTGGTTCAGAAAGCTTGTACTGCCAAAGAAACAGGCAAAAGGATTCCCTGATTTTATTAACAAAAGTGATGAAACGAGGATTGAATCTGCACCTTTTTATCTTCAGAATAAAACTCCAATGATCTGTACAGAAAAAATTGAGGGACAATCCGGCTCGTTTGCGCTAAAGAAGATTCCTAAGAAACATTTTTGGCAAAAGACACAATATGATTTCATTGTTTGTTCTCGTAATCTCAGACTTTGGAATGAAAACAATTCATCATACTGGACAGTTGCGAAGAAGTATCATATTAAAGATGTTCTTATGAAGTTAATTGGCAATAATGATTTTGTCGCTATTCAGGGCGAATGCGTAGGAACTGGTATTCATAAGAACATTTATCATATTAATGGTTATGATCTTTATGTGTACAATCTCATTTATCCATCTGGAAGAATGGGAAGTCTTGAAGCTAAGAAAATTATTGAAAAGAATGGAATGAAGTTCGTTCCTATTGTAAATGATAGCTATGTACTTCCTGATACCATTGAAGAGTTAAGAGAGTACGCACATGGACAAAGCGTATTATATCCAACACTTAGAGAGGGTCTTGTGATTAGATCAAGAGATGGACGTAGAAGTTTTAAGTGCGTTGATCCTGAATATCTTATCAAGCACAATGCATAAATTAAAAAACATCAGTTAAAAGGACGCTTTAAAAAAAAAGGACACTTGGGACGCATCCCCTTGCCAAAGCCGTAGTGCGTGGCTGTAAATAACGGACGGTGGGATGCACGACAACCTGTTGGAAGAAGGCTTGGGTTGTCACTTAAAGGAGATATATGGTGGAAGCACTCAATAAGCGAGAAATTCATGAACAGCTTGATGAAATCAAAAGTATTGTTGAGATGAATGTTCATCCTGCTGTTTCGCCTGACAACTGGTATATCTATTCAAATCTGCATGATGAACTTGAGCAACTTGAACTGTTATTAAAACGAAATAACGTAATTTAAATAAAATTGCGGTTTCGCCACAGTATCGTTGATGGGCGTGTAATAAATAGGTGTGTAGCCTACTTGCAAAGACCTTCCGCATTCTATATTAAAGGGCGATTTGAAGCACAGGAGATAATTTTTAATATGCTGTTAGCGATATGCTTTTTATGCTTACCCTTTGCATGGACATATATGCTCTATATCTTATGCAAAGAAATAGACGAATTGTAATTTAAAGGGGTAATAAGACTATGGCGATCATGAAATGGGAAGAACTTTCTAATGAACAGAAACAGGAATGCTACATGTCCTACTGCGAGGATGTGCGCTATGAGTGGGGAGATAGAGCTAAACCGATGTCATACGATGAATGGTGCAAAGAATCAGAGGAACTTGGTGAAGCACTTTATTAAATGAGTTTGGATATGTGGATAGTCCCATTACTTATTGCTGTTGGATTTGGTGGCATTATTGTGCTTTTTGTGCTTATTGATAAAGATGAATCATAACTTAAAAAGGGAGTTTTGGCATGATGGATGATTGGAAATTATGGAGGTTATGGTTTATATTTACCATCGTCTGCTGTGTGCTATTAGTTATCCTTGACATTTTAGGTGTGCCAATTGATTAAAACGAGCAAAGCAATGAGAAGGCGAATTGACGCTACAATTTATTTTGGCGAAAACAGAAAAGAAACAACCGTTTTTGTGGATGAAAATGCCACATATGAAGAGATCTATGATGCAGTCATGAGCGATGCTTTAGACATGATCGAAATTGAGTGGCACGAAGTTGAAACTGCTTTTTAACGGATGCTTAAAAGGAGGGCTGAGGTGTGATCATTATTTTTGCAATAATCGTTATAATTCATGCACTTTGGTATACATTTTTGTATGTCGAGTGGCGTAACGACTGTAAAGAGATATGTAAAGAAAATCTTGCCGTACCTTTATCAGAGCGGTTGTATAGCTCGTTCTTTTATATTACAATTCCATGTTTTGTTGGAGTGTTAATGGGTTTGTTATGAAAACTTTTCAATTTAAAAGTAACTGTCTTAATTGCAAATATCATTTAGATAATTGTATTTGTGGAAAAGATGGCACAGATACAAGTGAATGGTTTATGGATGAGGTAACATGTTGTGAGCTATCCGAATCAGCCAAACAGTACGAATACACAATAAATACAACGCTAAATTAAAGGGAGGCAATATCAATGGAGAAGTATTCATACTATCTGGGCGGGAAACTGTATTTTGTCTTGCTGTCACCAGAAGAAAAAGTGCTTTTTGAGAATCGGTATGGTGTGTGCCTGTCAATAGTACGTTAAAAGAGGAAGAGGCAGAGTAATGTTCACGAAAAAGAAAAATGCAAGATTTGGCAGATATCCATGTTGTGATATGGTCAATAACGCCATAAGGCTCATCGCAAACGGAAAAACAGAACATGCCATTGAAGAATTATATATGGCTATACAGAAAGCTGATGGTTATATCCATGAAGACCTTATTGATATAGTCAACGAGGCTCATAAGCAAACATGGAGTGAACGGCACGGTTTTGATTATTGAGGTACGATTAATGAGCGTGATTATTAAGTGGTCATTTACAAATTAAAAGATCGGAGTATCGTATGGCATATAATATTGGTGACACAAGGGTGTTTTATAGCCAGAAATATCGAGACGAAAAGGCAGACAAACTTGAGAAAATGGGATATCGCATTAAACGATATGATGGCCTGACCAATTATTTTTTCAAGGTGCTGGACACCCCAAGTCGTTTCTAAAGGACGCTATGGATGAGAAGAAACTAAAAGGTTTGTGTAGAAATTGCATGTATCGTAAAAGATGTGAAGATGCTAAACGGTATCTCAACATGATTGCATGTTCCAGTTATAGGATACATGGCAATAGGAAGAAACTCACTAAAAGGAGTGTAATCATGAATACTGTCTATGATTTTGAAACTGCTATCAGCGAACTGATGGACAAGGCATTGAACAAACTTTCTCCGAATGAATTTGAAGTCCTTAAGGACAGAGTTTCTGTGATTCTTACGGAGTATGACTAACATTAGAGACGCATATGGGAGCTAACACGAGAAATGAAGGAAACATTTTTAGAGCTGTGTAAACTTTGGTCATTTGTACACTTCTGCGAATGGAATGGAACGTACACAAAAGCGATTGACGCATGTAAGAGAATTGATGTTGTCGCAAAAGGACATCCAGTGCTCAATTTTTTAGCGCAACATTTTTGCTCATTCTTTTGTTAAAGGATGTTTATAAATGGGAAAAATTATATGTGTATTAACTGTATTTTTAGTGCTTTATTTGATATTAGCCGTTTTTTATGATGACTGGTTTTTCTTTAAGTAAAGAAGTTCGATCAATGAATGTTAGAAAAGACTGTTTTTATTACGAATATAACATAAGTACCAACACTGATTGTTGCACATGCAACGAATTAGGAATTTGTCAATGCTCAGATACCTGTGAAGATTATGTGGATAGAGAGGAAATGTCTCAGTCTATTCTTCAGATATTAGAAAGGGTTTATTAAACGGTGTTTATGAATGATCAAGAAACATAAAATGAGTAATAAGCTTAAATGGTGTTTAGGTTTTAGCAAAGCTGTCGATCTTCGTGGGCATCCAAGATGGAGAACCCGAAAAAAGAATATTCACAGAGTTCAGAAAATGATGCGAAAAGCCTTCAGGCGATGGGGATGCTTTCCTTTACCGCCTGAGTGGAAACAAAACTCAACTATAAGGAGGGAATGAAAATGGCTTGCCTTTGGTATTTAGGATTAGAAGCAACAGAAGAGTGCATAAAAACGTGTACTATAACAGAGAAAAATAGGGATATTTGTGTGCGCCCAGAAACTTTAGACGCAGATGACGATTTTGAGTTAATTTAAAGGAGTATAGATGAAAACATGATGCAACTAATAGCACATGGCATAGCAAGTGGCAATCTTGTTGCATATATGATACTTTACATAATTCTTTTACCGCCAATAATGCTTATTTGTTTTGCTATTATTGACTGGATAAAGAACAAAAATAAATAACTTAAAGGCAGGTATTATGACAGTAAAGGAGTTGATTGAGAAATTACAGCAAGAAAATCCCGATACGCTTGTTTATACAACGGACGATACAAATTATGATGATATTGCTTTAGTGACCGAAATTAGTAGAAATATACTTTTTGGAAAGGAGATCATATTTCTTCATTAGACGTATATGGAAGGAGATTGTTTATTTTTATTATGAATTTATTATTTTACAATAATAATGGCGAATGGCATAAACTGTGTGAAACATCTGAGTTTGAAGTAACCAATATAGAGACAGAAGAGATTACAGAAGGAAAACAGCAAACTCTAATGTTCGATGGCCACTATTCGTGTGATGGAGTGTTCACCCTTACAAAACAATCAAGAATCAAATTGTTGCAAAAAGTATTTTGTATGTCCAACAACTGGTTGCGTATGCATGGGTATCCGATGAAAAAGAAAAGGGAGTAACTATGATCAACGGATTAAGATTAAAAAACGCCTTATTGTGTCAAACAGGAGAGGGTAAAAAATATTGCAAGCATTGTTCGTATAATAACGATGATAAATGTGATATTAAAAAACTCTCGTCAGATGTGTTGGAGTATATCAAAACGGGTGAAGACACTTTTAATATGCTACAAGATGAATTATTAAAACACATGAAAGCGTCGGAGGGAGACCTTCAAATAGAACGAATAAATAAACATAATTCTTTCTTTGTACCAAAAGAGGAAGAGCCAACTTATAAGTGGATAATAGATGGACATCATATTATTTGTGAGCACTGTGGAATGTGTATGTGTAGGACAGATAGAGAAGGTGACACAATCCCGCATAACTTTTGTCCTGAGTGTGGTGTGAGGATGGAAGAAATAATAGAAGGGTAATGAAAGAATGGATGGATATTGTGCAAAGCATAATCGACCATGGACTATTATATGTATTGGATTCAATGAATGGGGCTATGGATGCCCTGAATGTCAAAAGGAAGGAATGCTTATTCCATCATATAAAGCAGATACAATAACAATAAACACTCAACAAGGATGGGACAATAAAATGGAAAATCAACGAAATGAATTAACGAACGACAAAGAAGACAATAAATGCAGGTGTTGTGGCTATCATGGTTTGGAGCAAGGGGATACGTTATATATTTCTGCTGACTGGGATGGTGGAATCGGATTCGATTACATTCGCAATATAAAATACTGTCCTGTTTGTGGTAAAAAGTTACCCGAAACGTGATGAGGTGTTGTGGTGAAGAGATATAGATGTATAGAGTGTAAACATTGTAATGAAGATGAAAAGAAATGTTATCCTCAGTCGAAAGATTGTCAGGCTGAATATGACTTAACAGAAGATGATATTTATGAGTATTCAACCGAACGCTGTGATTTCTTTGAGGCGAAAGTTGAGAAGATGGAGGATGCATGAAGAACATCTTGAGTTATCCTGTTGGAACAACGTTCTCTGGGAGTGAAATCAAAGAATATATCACATACCATTTAACACATGAAACATCTCATACAAAAACGGCAAAACAAATGGAAGAGTATCTATCTGTTAAAGACGAAGAAACCTATGTATTTTATAAAGGAAGCTACGAATCCTCCGCTTCTTTCAACAAACCAATGTTTAAAAAGAGGTAATTAAAAATGATTGGAATTATTATTATGACTTTTATTTTTGGTTTTGTATCAGGAGCATTACTTACAACGTATTATTATGATAAAGGAGAATAAATAAAATGAAAACAATTATAGATAAATATATTTATTATACTGTAAGGTTTAACTTAAGTAGCTTGAAAGATTTTTGGGAAGTCATTATGAGGTTCTATGCCAACATGGACGCAATACAAGGAAAGTATATCGTTGATGCAAAGAGTCTTCTTGGAATGCATTCACTGAATTTACTTGAGCCTGTTGTGATTAAGGTGTATGAGGACGATCTTAATAAAGAGGAACAAATAGCACTGGATAAAGTGCTGTTGCCACTCAGTGTTAATGTTAGATAAAACAAACAAGATATATGATTAAATTAAAATTCGGCTATTTCACAAGTAGCCGAATTTCGTTTAATGGGAGATACTATATATGGAAGAAACTGACGAAAGAGATCATATTACAAATGATGAGTTAATACTTTTAAGCGCACTAAATCATATGTGCGAATCTGGAAAAATATCACACAGCCTATTTACTTCTGTCCTTCGTGATTATAAATCAAAAGTTGACATATCTAAGTTCACATGCTATAATCATAATTACAAATGATTATAATTATATGTGAGGTTAGTTATGAGAGTAGAAAATAATCAACCAAGAAACATAGCTATATATGCACGAGTATCTACAGAACATGAGGCACAACTATATGCTCTTGACAATCAAATAGACTGGTACGAAATCATACTACAGAGTCACCCCAATTGGAATATCATTCATAAATATATTGACAGGGGAATCACTGGAACATCTGCAACAAAAAGACCACAATTCATGCAGATGATAAAAGATGCAGAGAGTAAAGAGTTTGATCTTATCATCACTCGTGAGGTTTCGAGGTTCGCAAGAAACACAGTTGACACATTACAGTACACCAGACAATTGAAAAAGATCGGAATAGAAGTCTATTTCGTTGAGGATAACATCTGGACATTTGATGCAGATGGTGAGTTGAGACTAACTATTATGGCAACTCTCGCTCAAGATGAGAGTAGAAAAACATCACTGAGAGTTAAAGCAGGACAAAGGGCAAGTATGGAGAAAGGTGTGTTCTTTCAGAACGGAAGCATACTTGGATACGATAAAATAGGTAACAACATGGTAATAAACCCAGAACAATCTGCTACTGTCAAATTGATATTTGATCGGTATAATTCAGGGATGGGTGTTCGTAAAATTCAATGGGAGCTTGAATCACTTGGCAGAAAAACAGCCAAAGGTAGCACAAAGTGGACTGCTTCTGTAATATGCAGAATCTTGAAGAACAAATTCTATGCAGGATACATTGTGTGGTACAAGCAATTCGTTCCTGATTTTCTTGAACAGAAGAAGATCAATAACCACGGAGAGAAAGAGCAGTTTGAAGTTCTTGGAAGTCACGAGCCAATAGTATCTCTTGAAGATTGGGAGCTTGCTCAGAGAAGATTGGAGCAATCAAGTCAGATAGTCAACAAGGGTAGAAAGGTCGGTGCTAAACCTAAGACAGGGTTATGGACAAACAAGCTTAGATGTTCATGTGGTAGATCATTCAACAGAAAGATATGGCACAAGGATAAAAAAGATGGATCAATCCAATATGGATACCAATGTTACAGCAGTATAAAGTCTGGATCAGTTGCAACAAGAATAAATAAAGGCTTGCCACTTGATGGAATCTGTAAGAGTCCTGCGATCTCAGAGTGGAAGCTTGAAGCAATGGCACTATATATTTTCAAAGATTTTACCTTCAATAAAGATAGAATCATCCAACTTGGAATGCGTGAAATAGAAAAAGCATTAAGGTCTGTTAATAATAATGATAACAAAGAACAAATAAATAGTCTAAAAAATGAGCTTGACAAATACAATAAAAAGATAGATAATCTAATCGAAATGCGCACAGATGGGGAGATCTCTAAAGAGCAATTCACCGCAAAGAAAAAGGACTTTGAAATCGAGATAAACAGAATAGAGAAAGAGATAGAATCAATAAGTGATAAGCAGGATGCCATTAAAGATATCCCACAGTTATTGAGTGAGTTCAAAGCAAATTTAACAAGCATGTTGAACGAGCCTATTGTGGATAAAGTGCCTGAGTATATTATTGATGCTATGGTTGAGTATATCTTGGTGGATGAGAATAAGTTCACTTGGAAGCTACGCTATCCATCTGATAAGTATTATTTATCTATTGATGGTAGTAAAAAACAGCATACAGTGTCAGAAAGTCCATCTTTACGTCAATGCCTCACAGGCTGCAATACACGAAATGCGGAACAAGCAGTAAACAATATCTCATTTACAAACGATTCTATCCTCATCTTATTTGATAAAAAGATGGTACAGCAATATGGCAATCTCAAACCAACAGATAGAATCCACAGATGGTATGATATTGTGATCGAGATTATTTTTTAAGCTATTTAATTGCCTACAGTTAAAGGGCGAAAAAAGCCGCTTCTGAGAGTTTATCTCAAAAGCGGCTTTTATTTAATTACACTTTTCGAATATAATTCTTGTGAGCATATGCGATATGAAAATCAGTTCCATTTTCAATTCGAATTCTATCCCAATCTCCGACAGTTCCAATTACTCTGACATAGTTACCATTCCCAAGCTTAGGAAATGGAGTGTAGATATTATTCGCAGTCTGCTCAGGAGTCTTTCTTACATTTAAGTAAGCTCCTGCATCATGTACAACACCAACATAATCACCAGTGGTTGGCATGATATAACTTGCATTTACATATCCACTAAACCTTTCAGCAATTACAATCTTATACCACATCCTGTTGTTCGGTGCAAACTCCTCACCAATAATTCTTACCATGTTTCCATTACCAAGACGAGGCCAATCAGCGAGAAGAGCAGAAGATGGATTCGGGGAAACTCTTACAGAAAGAGTATCACCGTTCACAAGTCTTACGACTTTACCTACCCACTGCTCATAACCCTTCTGAGGTTCAGGAGTTGGCTTCTTGTTGTTGTCAGAGAGAATATATGGAGCAGAAGAGTTAGAGAATATATAATCTCTGAATGTGTTCCAGAGTTCATTTCCAGTTCTTCCATAATACTTCATAACCATATCAGAGAAGAATGGGAGAGGACACCACTTATGATAATTAAGATCATCAAGCCTTGGGTCTACGCTTTTACCATAAACATCAGCGTGTCTAATAACTCTTTCCTTTGGAATATGATACTTCTCTACAAGATACTTGCCAAGCTCAATAGCATTGTTGATTGTACCCTGTTCAAAATAGCAATCATCCTCACGACCAGTGAGCTGAGAAGCAGTTTTACCAGACAGACATTTAGGACACATCTCAATGCTAATAGAGTTTGAATTTCTGCACTCGGTGATATACACAGAGTTCTTCCATTTACCGACAGATCCCGCAATGTCCTTTTCTCTTGTTGACATCACAATTTCATTTTCATCTACAAAATAATGAGCGCCAACATGACCAGTGTTTCCACTACGATAATAGTCTGCATTCGCAACAGCAGTAGCACCCTTAGATGTGTTTGCAGTCCAGTGATAAACCAGATACCTGATCTCACCACTCTCTGGTGTTCTATTGGCAGGAGTGTAATTATTGATATTGTTATTTACATAATTCATATTAATTGCTACCATTTCATACCTCCTTATAAAATAAAAAAGCAGTGCTATAAAATAGCACTGCCATGTTATAAATATTAGTAGTTGTTATTGTTGTTCTTCTGTTTGTTCTTCTGGTTTAGCCCCAATCAGATTATCTATAGCTTCTTTAACTGCAATGAACTTTGTAAATTCATCAAATGAAACTTTTGAGATTCCTATCTTAGAGATATCATCCCTGATAGAAGATAGTCGCTCAAGTATCTGTGGTATACTGACTTCTGTATTTGTTTCTGAGTAAATGAGAGTTTGCTTCGGTACTCGATTAAGTTCTTCCTCTGACATATTCGCTACAATATCAGCAACTCTTTGAGCTTCTTGTTCACCTGCTTCAGTTAGACAATTATTCTTATCTTCATCAAGAGCAATAAAACCAAGTAACTTTTTGTTGTAAATAAATTGCGCTATCTTTTGTGTGGCTACTTCTCGTTGTAATTTTTGCTGTGTGAGCTTTCTCAGATCTCTTGTGTTTAAGTGTTGTTCCAAAAGAAGCTGATAAACAGCATTCGCAAAAACCACATCACCAGTTCTCCCATTTACATTGTACATATTTATATACCACCCTTCTAATAAATACATCGCAATTCATGCACATATGTATAAATGTATATTAAGTTATGAAAGATGGTTTGTCAAGTTTAAAAAGCATCAAAATGTTCACTTTTAATATTAATTAGAAATATTATTTTTATTTATTGACAGATAGTTTATTCTCTCGTACTGAAGCCTCGATCACAGAATCAATCCAAGCATTGAAGTCACCATATAATATAGATACAGCCTGTTTAGCTTCAGATGTAATCAGCGCAACAGCTTTATCAAGAGCCATTTGTTTTGCTGTTACCTGAGCTTCTTTATCAAATTTGCCTGCGCTTTTGAGACTATCAACATATGTCTGACAAACATCAAGAACACAATTGTTTACAACATCAGTAGCATAATAAACATAGTCACGAAGTTTAGCATCTTCGATTTTCTCAGTTGCCGTAGCTATTACTGTGGTAATATACTTTATAATATACCTTACAAGTATCGGCATAATAATTGTTAAACAAACATACAAAACATTCAAAAGCATTTCATTCCATTCAAATTTCATCTCTTTATCCCTCTCCACCAATGTCATTTATTGTATTATCAACATCAAACTTAACATTATCTAATGATACATCAGACTCACACAAAGCACTTGACGTTACATCTTCCATGTAATTAATCTGTTCAATTTCAAGTTGCTTCATTGCAGTGTCATAAGTAATACCGCCCTTTATATTTTGTGATCGAGCTTTCCAGTAGTATCCAAGAATAATAGGCACTAATGTAACAGGAACACCAACAAGAGTATAAAGAGCATTACTATCACGCAGGATCAAAACAACTACTTGAGTATATATAAGTATCTCAATACAAATAATAAATACAATCCAAAGAACTAATTTACTTGTCTCAAGTTTTTTCTTTGGCTGTTTGTTTTCTGTTTCTTTCTTTCCAAACATAATTATATCCTCTCCGTGAAATCCAGTGATATCCAACCATTACGTTTATCTGAATATGCTTTGAGCAGTCCCCATCCTTTATTAGAACCAAGACCATAACACTCTTCAACGATAGTATATGATCCCTTTGGAATTGGATTTTCGTAATTCACATAGTTCGTTCCATGTCCCTTACGAATATTCAGATCGTCAATGTTCACACGCACCATATAATTCACACGCTTACCTTCATACACACAAGTAAGAGATGGGAGAGCAGAGATATATACACCAGACTTTAATTTCCAGAATTTTCCATCTTGCGTTTTTTCTGCAACAGTATATTCACCACCCTTAAAAACAACACCGACAATGTTATCTTTAATCTCTGGTGTACTTCTTACGTTTACACCATCAGCACCATCGTATACAACAGTAAGTCTCAGTTCATGATTCCTCGGAATGCCAAAATAAAAAGAACCCCAAGGTTCTTTCCCATCTTTACCAAGATAAATATAATTGTCAGGAATCGGGCAAATACCAGACTTAATCTTTGTCCAATCAGGATTACCATTTCCATCAGAGTATTTCTTGAAGCTTCTAAACTGTAATAACTGATACTCTGGGAATCTATGAACACCATCCATAGCCATTTCTGCGGCCTTAATACTATCAGCAGAAGTGTAATTGACAGGAGTTGTAAAAGCACTTGCGTTAAAATTATTATCTACAATACATTGTCCAACAGCAAGCTTTCCCATGAAATCTAATACACCTGCTTCAGCCTCTATAATCTGAGCCATTTCATTTATTGTCATTTTAACATCACCTCCAAGAAATGTTTAATAACCTCTCACTGTATTAAATTCAATAAATCCAGATAATCCATTTAGTGGTATTGCAGAATTACTTGCATTACTTAAAATAATATTCACACCCAACTCAGTTACACCGCTTGAATCAACAGTGATAGCGTTAGAAGATTGAGTTGTAGTACCATTAACTGTTTTATAACTTGTTACGCCAGATACATATAATCCAGAGTTTGTTGGGCTATTTAAAGATACCGATATAGAATGTGTTCTTCCTGTGAGATCACTAATATCTGAACTACTTAAAACATAGGTATAGATATAGCTTCCATTTGCCGCAATACTATCCGTAATTGTTGTATCAGATGGAATAGTAACAACTGTTTTTCTTGGAATAACATATTTTGTATCTGTAACAGATACAGCCCACTGTTCTTCATCGTTGGCATCAGTATAACAGCTTATTGTTAATACACTTGCAACAAAATTATATGCGCTATTATATTTTACGGATATGTATCTGGTCGCACTAATTCCACCAGAAACATTATTATATGGTAAATATACAGTTGATTCTCCTGCATACATCGGACTCTCAAGTACAACATATTGTGGATAATATTTAAACTTACCAATTTTGTTTTTAATATTTTCAAGATCACCTATTGTATAAGTTGTAGTTCCACCATAACTTACTTTACTTATCTTAATAGCTAATACGTTGGACGATGTAGATGATGATGAAAGTAATACGCCTAACTGTATGGCACTCATGGTTACTTGATCTGATGTACCATAACCAAGTGTAAGACCACCAGATAAGTATTCATTACCGCCCCAATCTAACATTCTCGCATTAGAGCGACTTGTATTTGCTGTACCATTTCCAACCATTTCAACATAAGTACCACGAGCACTCGCTGATGATACACTACTATTTAAGTCGTTATTATATTCGCCAAAAACACGAGCGGATCTTCCAGACGCAATTGTTCCTTGTCCCTCGGCATGAGACATATTACCAGATGCATTTGTATTATAACCTTCAGCGTGAGAATTTAAACCAGACGCTGTATTATAGTTTCCTTCAGCATGAGAATTCGCGCCAGACGCAGTAACATTAGACCCTTCAGCATGAGAAAAAACACCAGACGCTGTATTATATAATATATTGTTTGTTATTAGTCCATAGTCACCAGTTCCTTTTGCAATTCTATCTGAAAAATCATCTATACCAAGCATTGTCTTAATAGCAGACTTCGCATCATTAGTATATGTTCCTATAGTATTACTTGATTGTGACTGGGTGGTGTCTCCTGCAGCTTTAGCAAGACCATAAAAAGCAGACTCATGTTGATGTGATGGGACAATTGATTTATTGCCCTCTGTTCCAGTTTTAATCTCACCCGATGAAGCAACACTTTGTGATACCACACCATTACTAACGGATAAACCAGAGCCAACTTTCAGAATTCCAAAATTATTTTGTGTTGCATAATCTGTATTTTTTACATAGTTACTCAGATCAATAGAATCTTCCACATCAGAAACAATCTCAGATTTATCTGTTGCAGTCCAATAATCAACACCTTTTACTGGTGTATAACCGTTCTGTCCGTTACTTCCTGCATCACCCTTATCACCCTTAGCCCCAGTATCTCCCTTGTCTCCTTTATCGCCCTTATCTCCTTTATCACCCTTCACGCCTTGAATGCCCTGAATACCTTGTGCTCCCGTATCACCCTTATCACCTTTGTCGCCTTTTGCACCTTGAGCACCCTGAGCGCCATCTTGTCCGTTTTCACCATCTTTACCATCATTTATTGTTGCAATTGCTACGCTGTCAACATAAACAGTTGTTACACCATTGCTTTTACTTGCTGTAATAACTGGTGTATAACCATCAGCACCTTTAAGAGGTTGGGTATCATAACTTGAACCATCGGCAAGAGTTATTGTTAATGTGCCATCTTGGTTCTGCGAGATATTTGTAATCCCCATACCCGGAGAACCCTCTTTACCATCTTTACCTCTTTCTCCGGGTTCTCCCTTTTCTCCTCGTGCTATAATTAATTTAGTAACAATGTTATTGTCAAAATCATAATTTATATTATTCATAATTATATTCTCCAATCATTATCTTGCACATAAAGAATATAATATATTATAACATTAACATATTTATTATGAGCAATATCTATAATAAGCGTTTTTAACGTTATCCTTTTCGATGTAAACATATTTCATTGTGGTGTCAATTTTGTCGTGACCCAAAATATAAGCCACATCCTGAATCGACATACCACGCTTAATTAAATTCGTTGCAAGTGTTCTTCTAAATCTATGCGGATGAACATTCACAACACCAACTTTTTCAGATAACTTTGTCAACATAAATCTAACTCCATGCTGAGTTAGTCTTTCTGATCTCTTACCAATTCCAGAGAAGAGAGCTTCGCTATCATCCGTTCTACTTTCAAAATACTGCTTGAGATACATAGCCGTGATATCATCTATGTAAACAGTACGCTCCTTATTCCCTTTACCAAGTACACGCACTTCAAGATTCTTGAAATCAACATCGCTTTTATTTAATCTTGTCACTTCACCGATTCTACATCCAGTAGAAATAAGAAAACAGACAAGCGCCTTATCTCTGATATTAATACAACCTTCTTTTAATTTCTCTATTTCAACACTGTCAAAAGGTAGTCTTTCTAACTTAGCATACTTAATCCTACTTAGATTAATGCATGGATCAGTAGGGATAAGATTTTCTCTAAATAACCATCCGAAAAACGAGCACATGACACTTCTATATCCATTCAACGTTCTATCAGATATTCCACGACTTTTTAATCCTGCTAAATAGTTTCTAATGTGATATACACTTATATCTCTGGTTGGAACATTGATCTTTTCATACATCTTCTCAAGCACATAACGATAATGCCCCAATGTCTTTGAAGAACAACCTTCAATCTGCTTAGAGGAGATAAATGCATCCAATAAGTCTGCGCTATCATCATTTTTAATTTCATCAATATTAACAGAACAGACAGAGAGATTATTCGCAACAACTTCCATCACCATAAACAGATCATCATATGACAACTTCGATATAAGATCGTTTTTAATATTTTTAATTAAAACCTGCTTATCAGCAATTGACATAGCATATACCTCACAATAACACACAAGCAACTATAATGTTATAGCAATTATAACATGAGACAATATAAATGTCAATTTAAATATAATGTAAGATATAAATAATAGCTAATAAAACAGTCAAAAATAGCCCCGCTCTATAATATAGAACAGGGCTATTTATTATTATATCGTATTCAGTTTTTATTCAATTTTTATTCGGTTTTTTATTTTAAGTACATTGTGTTGTGATGCGAAAAAGGCCGTTCATATTACTTACCAAAAGCGTCCTACTAATGTTAGGTATTATACACTATTAGTATCTACTGTCCTCTCCCGATGGAGATGCTCTTTGAACATTCGACAGTCACTTTGCAGGCAAGCTTTCTCGAACGGAGAGTCACAAGATGCAGAACCGTCAGAATTGTAATAAATGTGCTTACAATTGTCGCACGTTTCTATTCTGTGTTCTTTCCCGTGTTTCCGCTTACGTCTTTCCAACAGCCATCTTGTCACGATACTCATTAGCGCTCCTTTTACAATTTGCGGCATAGCAGAATCGAACTGTCTATTATACGGTGTCACGCACTCGCTCTCTACCCTTGAGATAATGCCGCAGATTGTTTATGGTGTTTTAACATAAAGCCATAATAAACAGATTTATACACTCATGTTATTTACTTTCGGTTTATAAAAATCACACCTTTCAGTAGAATAGTCATAGATATCATTATCTGTAAGCGCATATTCACTGAGACAATCCCTCGATTGAGGATAGCACTTCTTTTCATCTACATTACAATGTTTACATTCTATACACCTATATTTCTGCATAAATAATCCTCATTTGCGTTCTATTATATGTAGGTATATTACACCATTGATATATACATTCCTCTCCTGATACCGACTGTCCTACATTGACAACAGAGTGCCTACTTTGGTACACTAATGTCGAGGAGGTGATACGGATGGGTATCAATGGAGGCCGTAACATCCGGGGAGTTGAAGAGGAGGGTGGATATACCAAATTCAACATCACTCTCCCTCCGTCCCTGATCGAGCGTCTGGATAAGTACATGAGGGAAGAAGAACGCAACCGCTCATGGACAATCCAAAAGGCACTCGATGCTTACCTAAGAGAGAAGGGCTATTAAGCCCCTCTCTTTTTGTCTCCCCTGATAACCACCAGTAGTTATTGATACTTACCAAAAGCGTCCTTTAAGTTAGTTGCTCGGCAGTAATGATTTTATCTTACCGCCAATAAGGTTACCAATCCGTTCCCGTCCTTTTTCGTTCGGATGTGTTCCATCATCAGCCGGATAGAAATAAAGCCTTGTAAACGGGTTAAAACTTGTTTCATGATAAAGGTCAAGAAACGGAACGTTCATATCAGTACAAGCCTGCTTATATGCTTCCGCATATTGCAGAAGTGTACCGCTACCCCAATCTTTCGTATCACTATATGATTCAGGCGTTGTCGTTCCATCTTGGAAGAACGTTCTGAAAATCGGGCAGGTCACAAGGATTTGAACGCCCGGATACTTGGACAAAATTTGCTTTATCGAATACCGAAGCGCACCGCAAACAGTGGAAGTATCAAATTTATTATTAGGATTGTCGAGTGTGCTTGATGGTTCTCTATAATCGTTCGTTCCATAGGCAATTATTATTGCATCCACTTTTGAAAAGTCACAAGCATTTAGCCAAGCAACAGTATTCCTGTAATATCCCGGCATTCCACTCCAACCCGTGTTGATTGCAGAGACAAGGCTTGTGAAATCATCAGCATATATATCGTCTGCAAGCCTGTACATAGAGCAGTTATCCCACCCGGTTGCGTGTACGCTCATTCTGCACCCGCCAAATCCGAAGTTAAAAACCGTTGCACCACAAGCTTTGCTAATAAATGCAGGAGTTGAGGTTACATCTCGTGTGTTGCCCATTATGGAGTCTCCAAATACTGCAATTCGTTTTCCCTGCAATGCAGTATTATCGGTCACAATTTGGCTCTTGATTTCGTTCCCGTCCGCAAAAAGATCGGATGTACTGTAATCAGTGACAAACCATTTCAGTGGAGAAGCTGAATCATTAACACCAACACGGATGAAATATGCATTATTCGGCGCAATAAACTTTATAAAGCCGCCATCCCAATCGCATCTTGTGTGGTCGTACCCGCTTGCGTACACAAAAGTGTCTGCCAACCCAATAGTGCCTGCATCATAAAAGCACACTGTTATTGCATTATATTCAAAAGATGGTGCATTGTTTTGATTGAACAGCCCCAACTTATATGTATTTCCGGGAGTGATGGCAATAAAATCAGAAGCTCTATATCCGTCATTGTCAAAGACTCGGCCTGTAGTATTTTGCAGATATTTATTATCTTCTATGTTTCCAACAATATTATAACTGCCATGCAGATTGACAACTTCATTTGATACGTCTTCAATTTCGCGTGACAACGAAAATGCGTTTCCCCAATATGGTTCATATTCCGTTTTTGTTTCTCCGATTTCCACTTGAAGATTTTTATGAATATCTCTTGACCAACGAATATACCGCACTTCGTAATCCGAACTAATGCCGATCGTCCTTTCAGATACGTTAGAGGGGAATGTATAATAATTTAACTGTGTCTTGTTAGCATCATAGATATAAAGGTACATACCAGAATATCCACAATTTGAACCGTCAGCCGTTGACAATGTAAGACGCTCGCCGCCATTAAGAAAAACAGGATAATAAACGTTGGGATCGGTTCCACATAAATTTTTCCCTTGCCCAATCCAATTTAAAGCGCTCTTTAAGTCAGTAATTTCGTCACCAGTTTTCTTTGCATCTGCCGCCGCACCTGCAACGGTAAGTGAATTATCTACTGCATATCCTTCCTGAATATGCTGACCCAACCAAGTGCTTGCAGTCGTGGCTACTGGGTCAGTTACAACACTTGGGTTCGTGTCTATATATGTGTCTATGGCATCTACTACTTGTGTATCTGTTGGGTAACCAGTGTCACCCTTGTCTCCCTTTTTTCCTCTCGCAACTACCAATTTTGCTTTTATACTATCTTCAAAATCAAAATCAATATCTGCCATATTTTCACCTCCTCATATTATCTTGTAACATCGGGCATAAGATCTATTTGTCCAATCAGGATTGTATAAACATCACTTTCTATAGTGACTTCTAAATCATAATAATAATTTCGTGTTGGTAAAGTATTCGTATCTTCTGGCGCAATTCTTACATTATATTTTCCTGCTTCTACTAAGGAGATACCATTATCCATTGTTTTTTGAAAAACATATTCAGTATCACTAAGATCAGACTTGCAAGAAAAAACAGCGCTATCAATAGTATCGGGATTACCATCAGTATCCTGAACAAGAAATCCGAATATCAATGAATCACCACGAACTAATTTAAAATTCTTATTCGTTGTTACCATAATATCACCACCTTAAATGTTTACGTTTACGGTGTTATTTTCATCATGTTTATCTATCGCATCAATTAAAGCTTGTAAAGAGATACCATTACCCACACGAGTATTATCATGAGCAAGGTGAATATCTTCTGTAGTAATTACAATATCATTAGGAGCAGAAGAGGATATAATGCTTGCCTGATCTCTAAGTGCCATAATATTTTGCTGATTCTGTAAATAAAGCTGAGTCAGTTGTGTAAGCGCAGTATCAGGAGCGGAGAACCATGATTCAACAGGAAGAATGTTTAAGTGTCCAACTTGTATTCTTCGAACATAATTAATGGTTTTTCCAGTATCAGGATCAAGATCTGCCTTAATGAACGATAAAGAAAATTGTAAATCGCCCGCTTCTTTTGTTAGGCCAGAATTAAGAGGAAGCTGATAAGCATAGTAGAGATCTTTGTAATTGTTATCAGCAATAGTCAGAGTTTCTATCTGTATCTCATGACTGATAGGAAGATAACCCTCAATCACTAAATCAAACTCACTCATATCAAAACCATTGTATTCTTTCTCTACAATAAATTGCAGTGTGTCAACAAGGCTTGACTTCTCCATAATCCTGTCTTTTTCTGTGGCGATTAATGTATTATCTTGACAAATTAAAAAGGTATACATAGTAAGACCACCTTTCGAAATTATTGTGGTTGATTTTCCTTCTGTTCTGGTTCTGCCTTTTTCATTTCAGCAAGAGCTTGGTTATAAGCTTGAAGCTCTGCATTGTATTGTTCTATTGCCTTGTTATCTAAGATCGGCAACAGAGTCTTTATCGAATCAACCATGCTAAACATCGGCAAACCAGAATTCTCAATCACACGAAGTAAATTTTGTTTAAATTCTTCAATTAATAAAATCAATGATTTTTCCATATTCCTTTTCTCCTCATATTAAAAAAATATGGATAAGTCCAAAAAGAACTTATCCACAACAAAAATAGTTGTATACTATATTGATATATTACTTTGACATGAGAGCAATTTTATCTTCAAGTTCTGCTATTTTACTCATAGCATTTTCATATCTCTCATCACTACGTTTCAATTCTTTCTGTAACACAGCAACAATATCAGGAATAATTTCTGTCAGGTTGACTGCACCATAATAAACTTCCTTATCATCAACAGTAGTTCCAATTTGCCTTGAAACAACCCATTTATTATCTTTCTTAATTGGATCGACTTCATCATAAATAAATCCATGGTGATGATCACTGTTTTCATCGCTGATGTATTCAAATTTAGAGGGAATCAAACCTTTGATAAAATCCTCAGAATCATTTGCATTTAATTTCACTATGTTCTTCTTTAATCTACGATCAGAAGGATTATTATAGTTGCTTGCAATCATTGTAGTGGCAGAGAATGTGTGAGCAGTTACGGTACAGTTCTCTACAGTCGCACCAGAGCTTGTGTGTCTACCTTGGAAAGCAACTGTGTTAGTTCCGCTATTTATAATTCTTGCAGAATAATCATATCCACCGCTCTGTCCGGGTTGCTTCATTTCTCTATGGAAATCTATATATGGAGAGTTACCATCATTATCTGCTAACAACTCAAGGCCATAGCTTACGAACAACGCATTAGTTACCCAAGTATCATCATTTGTACTTGAACTGCTTACAGATTGAATAGAACCAAATTTATATTCTCCTGTGCTCTTAATATAAACAGAAGATTTAGCAAATGCAATACCATTAGAACCAAGATACACACCATTATGATTCGGGTCTGTAAAGCTCGTCATACCATTAAACAATGCTCCATTTGTTCCAGTACCTATATTCCATGCTCCAAGTCTCCCACCATTTGCGGCATAGATATATCCATCATAGTTAATATAAAATGTATTCGAATAAGTTCCATATGTAGAACCATTATATGTTCTTTGTCGGCATTGAAGTGCCACGGAATCAGCCTTTGGATTCGAAGGACAATACAACCTAACATTATATTGTGTAGAAGATGTTCCAGACGTAACCGTACTTTGATTATATATCTCGGTATCATTTATCACCCATCTACCAAATCTTCCTGTTGTAGCATTAACCGTACCACTGATCTCAGCGCTCTTAGCAACTAAATGACCATCATTTCTAACAACAAATGTTGGGGTATAGTTTGAGAAAGTGCTTCCATCATAAGAACACTTTTGAACAGAGATAGCCCATCCACCGTCACCCGCATTTTCAGTTCCCCATATTTTCTTTAGGTATGCGGAATCAGTTGGTGTTCCTACTGTATAGTTAGTAAACTTATGAATATCATTTGTACTGATTACCCAACCTGCAATGTTACCAGATGAAGCAGTAATATTACCTGCAATCTTCGCATTCTTACAATACATATAACCATCTTGTCTAACATAGAAATTAGATGCAGTTTCAGAAGCAATCGCGCCTCCTGCGGCAGTATTTGTCCCTGCATAAAATACAGCACTACCATTAGTTGCTGTTGCTGTATTTTGCATACCAACCCTATAACCACCACTACCAGTTAAATCTTTCTCTATTCTTGTTCCATTAATAGCCCATCCACCAATATTAGCAGATATAGACTCAAGATTATTTACTTTGATTTTATCAGCAGTTATAGATCCAGTGTAAATTTGAGCACCATCAATCTTTGTCTTGTCATTTGAATTGCACCAAAGAGAAGAGTAGCTTAACGTAGACAAAGCAGTAACATCTGTGAAACTCGTAATGCCATCCGTGTATACAATCATATCACACATGAAATAATAACAGTTCCGTTTAGGATCTGGCATTGACTTACACCACTTATTTGTATCACTATCAGATAGTGTAGAATAAATAGTCGTAGTAGATGTTGGTTTGCTTGGTATGGTATTCGTTGTAGACCTATAATAAATAGGTGTGGTCTGCTTGATTGTTTTCATTACTCCTCTATTTGAAACATAGGTATGAGTAGTCTCGCCAGTTTCAAACATCGGAAAGAAGGTAATACCATCTGACGGTGTTGCATATCCAGAGAAAATCACAATATAAAGATGCACATACTTGAATCCGGCAGAAACGGTAACTCCACTTCCGCTGTCTGTATATATTGTACCGCTTGTTGCTGTCGGTGTTGTTCCATCTGCCGTACACCTTGCACACAGAGAATATGAGGTATTTGTTCCTCCCGAAGGACAGCCTGACAGTCTGTACTTTTTATTTGGATCAATAAACAAAACAGATTGTTCATTTGTCAATTCGGGTAATGTATATCCCGTAATGGTAAAATATGTCTCTCTCGTTGCAGTTCCAGTTACCTTCACAGAACCATCAGGATTAACTGTAAATGTTAATCCATTCACTGTCCAAGGTGAACCACTAACATACTCTCTATTATAAACAGACGGAACAAGGTTTATCGCAGGTATTGTAGCAGATAAACTTGTCACAGCGGCATTCGCATCATCAGCAGTCTGCTGTGCATTATCTGCGGCAAGTTGAGCGGCAATAGCGGCTTTTTGTGCAGATGTCTCTGTCAATACCCAATTTGTTCCATCATAAATAAATGTAACAGTATCTTTATTCTTCCAGTAATAATCAGAAGTAATTGCCGCACCATTAGCATAAATAGGTTTAGCACCAGTTCCACTTACATTCAATGTTGGGTTTGCTACTGTATTTTCATTATTAAAATACACAGTAACAGTCGCACCAGTATACAGCAGGAAGTCATTTATTGTTGTTGTCTTTGCCGCTGTATTTGCAGATGTCGTACACAAACCATAGTTTGCTTTGGTAGCTTTAAGATCGTTCTTAACCTCATTGTTAAAGCTTGAATATGTAACAGCACCATTAAGGTTAATCCTTTCTGCATCAACCTGATAAGTGGTAGCAGTTTGGTTAACCCTTGATATGATTTCATTACCATTAAAATCTTCCTCAGATACTTTAGACTCTATGCTATCAGCATTTATTTTTATAGATGCTTCTGCCTTTTTAATTCTTGTGGCAGAATTATCTACTGGACTTTTCCATGCATGTATAATAATACCGCTTTCCAACATAGGATAGAAAGTAATATTGTTAACAGTTGCACCACTACCAACACATATTCTGATTAACATTTCTGTTTTTTCAGTAAGCACGAGAGAAACACCAGTACCATAATCATACCAATATACTATAGGAGAGGTGCTTACTGTACTTAATCGCATATAATAACTGGCATTCGAACCACCCGGATAACAACCACTTAAGCTATATGCTCCCGGTTGTAACTCAACCCTATTTATATCTATATACGATCCACCAATATCACTTGTACCATTAGCGGTAACAGAACCATCAGTATGAATGGTATATGTAATTCCAGATTTTTGTATCACATAATCAGATGTACCCTCATTATTACCATGAGCAAGATAAGGATAGGTGAGCATATTATCAACAGACGATAACTCTTTATCTGCCAAGCACCACTCAGAAGCATAGCTACCACGTTCAATCTTGAATCCGCACATCTCATTGGATGCTACAGCATTGTATTTAACGAGGAATGCAAAGGCTATCCCACCATTCTTCATCGTGTTTTCCGGGGCAACAAATGTAAAGCTGTATCTTTGCCATCCTACTGACGCAACATCTGATTCATATATTATAGTATAATCAGTAGCATTCGGATCTGTTTTATATCCAAAAGCAATAGTGTTTCCACTACCAATAATACCATAACATGATACAGTATATGTTTCTCCCGCAGTTAAAATAGTACCACAATCATCATCATAGAAAGCAATACCATAATAATTGTTATCAGGAGAAGAGGAGCAAAGGCATCTTACTAAATACCTGATGTTGGTTTGTGGCATTTCAAATCCATAATTAGAATCTTCTCGTATAGAAACTGTATTACGTAACGAACCAGTTGCCACAATTTTCTTATCAGCGACAGCAGATATCCTAATAGTACCCGGAGTATTCGTATCAAGCAATAACTGCTCCCCACCTCTACGATATGAATCTTCTGGGGCGGGAGTCCATGCGGTAGCCTTATTACCAAATTCAACCTTAAGATTCCTGATAGTCACAATAAGACCATCTGGTAATTGTCTTCCTTCGACCCTGATCTTTGTAAAGTTGGCGCTCTTATCAGCACTTGTAATCTTAAAGGATTCACTCACATGACCAGAACCAGTTGAAATATCAGCAACACCAGAAACATTTTCAGGTAGTCTCGGTGGAACATTAAATCCCACATAAATAGAACCAGACGGAGTAACGTTATCACTTGTGCTCCAATCATAAGAGAATGTTACCCAACCATCAATTACATTATCAGAATAACTTCTCCAAGTATCAGATAAATAATATGAGTCGTTTGAAACAACACTCTCACTCGTACCAATAATAGATGCAGGATAAACAGTATCCAACACAATATTTCTTCCACCAATGGAGAAATCATCAAACGCCTGTTGAACCTTAGCTTCTATAGACTGTTCAAGAATAGTCACTTGAGCTTGAGATTGTGTAACGCCAGTAATGCTTGATCCCTTCTTAGGAGGAGTAAACAGCTCACCACCAAATATTACACCATCTTCACCATACATATATGTTGCAATAACAATATCTGTTGACTCAACAAAAGCCCATAAGAATGGATTACCATGAGAACCATCATTAGCTGTATATTTTACAGCCTTATAAGATTTTGTGTTTTCATCCCACCAAGCATCATAATGTCCACTGTCGCTTGTTCTATACACATGATAGATCGGGGTGTTATATGGAATAACATCAGTATACATACCATTCGCAGGATAAATCCATACGCCTTTTGCAATATTAACTTTCTGTTTATTCCACCATACCCAACCATCAACATCCGCTCTATTTCCGCTATCATTGAATCCACAGAAATAGCATCTTCCATCATTTGGATATAAAAACGATCCGTAATTTACCAACCAAGAAAGTCCAGTGTCACCAAGAGAATCATCAAGATAATCAAGATGATTCGTGTATTTACCATTAACTATATTTTGAATAGAAGAGTTCGTAATAAGAGTCTGGACAGAACTATCATATTGATAGAAATGCTCTTGAAGAGTATCATTAATAACAGTAGTCCATTCATAATGTCCATCAGAATACTTTAGCTGATGGCACATATAAAGGTGGCAATACACATCAGTCCACAACGGCCTTCCCTGTGTCCATTTGTTTGCCACATTACCAGTCTCAGTAACAGCCACAACTGGCTTACTCGGAGGAGTGGTCATATCAGAAGATATATAAAGTGGGATATCTTCAGTAATACTATTCTCCATATAGATTACTGACCACGAGAATATCTTATTTATGGTAACACCACCAACAGTAACAGGAATGGTTAAGAATCCAGTCTGCTGTGTGAGGTTTTCTGTTGTAGATACAGTGATAGAGGTTCTTGTTGTACCATTGTAATTCACAGTTGCGGTTAACGCTCCTTCAATTGTTCCAGTGATAGTTCCAACAGTAGTGTTAACACGAGTAGAACCCTGATAACCAATAACATCAAATGTCACACTGTCTACTTCGGCACTTGTATATCCACCTGCAAACATATGGGAATCATTTGTAAGGATTGCAACCCTTGAATCCGTTCCGTCAGCAACAACAGGTATTGTCTGGCTGTCAAGTAATACAGTTGTTCCACCTGCTTCATACAAGGAGCACTTAATATATGTAAGTGATTCTTGTATATTAAAAGTAACAGTAGAATCATCCTGAGTAAACGTGTAAATTCTGTCACTATCACTTTCGGCATTATATGTTTCAATTGTAAATCTACCAACATAATCTGTTGGAGCATTGTCACCAACTTTTTGATATGCATGGAACACAAGTCTATTTGGACTATTTGTTCCATCATTTCCTCTTACAACTGCATAATAATCTGATTCCAAATACCTTCTAACAGCTGCCTGACCCTGATTACCATAAGCGCCAATAATACACGGATTTGTTGAAGATGGATTGCCAGTTGTATAAGTGATCTCCTCATAATTCCAGAGATATTTATTTGTTGGTGTTATATTTTGAATTGTTTCAGTCCATCCAGAAGTGTCCTTTGTTACACCAGAGGACTGACTTGTGGCAAGGTAGTAATTCGTAATGCTGACAATTCCCCTACCATCTGTTCCACTTTCACCATAAACGCCAATAACACGCTTACCAGTGGGAGCAATACTTCCGTTAGAATAATTTACGATCTCATAGTTCCAAAGATATTTGTCTGTTGGTGTCATTACTGGAATAGTTGTAGTGAACTCACTGTCAGAAGGAGCAGAAGAGGACGAATTAGATATAGCGTACTTTTCAACAATACTGCTAATCCCAACACCACTTGTTCCAGAAGTTCCGTATGTACCAACTATAATAGGCGTGGTTGATGTTTGCGTAGCAGAATCCCCATACCCATATGTATATAAATGGTACATCCATAAATACTTATTTGTCTCACTGATAACAGCTTGTGAAGCATCTGTTGTCCAACCCGGAGTAGATGTTGTTACACCAGAATCCAAATTGGTTGCAAGATAATAAAGAACATCACTTGTGATAGCACGACCAGAAAGATCATTAACCTTGCTTAATGCTTCAGCGGCATCCGCAATAGCCTTAGCCGCACTACTATCCTCAATCAGATACCATTGATATTGTCCATTGATCAAGGAGAAACGATATGCGAACCCATTGTATTCATCACTTGATTGCACATAATACATATCACCCAAGTGTCTGTTTTTCGTTTCATCAGTTCTCCAATTGACAGCAGGTTCATTAGTTAAGGTAGGAACAACAGAACCATTCCATGTTTCAATAGTACCATCAATCTGGCTTTGAATATCTGCAATAGTCTCATCAAATGTTTTTCCTGTTGTCATGGTAATACTGCTACCATTAAAAACAAGGTTTCCATTTTCATCTATATAAACTTGTTTCTCAATATTAAATCCACCCTGACCATCACTTGTCTTTTTCTGGATGGTAAATGTATTCGAATTTACATCATCATCACCATTTGATGTAATAGTGATTCCGTTCTTATCAATGGTCACATCACCATTCTCGCTGAAGATACTCATATCTTCACCAAGGATCATGTTGCCTATCAATTGTTTTGCAATGATACCATAACCTTCTTCGATCTGACCAGTCTTTGGATTATAATAATCAAATCTACCAAGTGCGGTTTCTGTAGTTTCCCAATTATCTGTAGTAAAGGCAAGAGTTGTATTAATCCACTTGGATTGAAAATCAGAATAGTCTTGCTCTATATCATCCCACTGTTTCATTGACATACCAGTATCATCAAGAACCATTGTTTGATTAGTGGCATTAAGGATTCTCATTGTAGTTAAGTCGAGTCCCTTTTTAATCCAATCATTCACCTGTTCTTTTGTCTGTACTGAAGTAGCGGCTTGATACTTAATTGACTCATATGATTTTGCCATTGACTTTGCTGATTCAAAAATATCAGAAAGGCTCGTATCGCCATGTCCAACAACATCAGAAAAGTCTACCTGAATAGTATCAATACTATCAAAATCAATAGAATAGGAGAGAAGTCTTACACGATATATCTCACCATCTACCTTTATTCTAATCCAATTTCCAACTGAGAAATAATTCACAAGAGGTTTGAACTCATCAATAGTCAATAAGTTATTCAGCGTAGTAGATATAGAATGATTTTCTGTTGCCGCTTTATGAATCTCATAATTCGCAATCTGAACAAACTCAGCGGCTTTCTTAAATAACTCAGCATTGTCAAGCCCATCAGAAATATAATTATTATTCTGATAATCATCTTCCATTTTATACGAATACAGTTCCGTTGCAAGATCCTGACCAAGATAGTTAACAATATCCAATGTATCATTGATGATGTGCTTACGTTCCATAAGACTATCATATAAATCTTCAATAGCGGCGATCTCTTCATCACGAGTTTTTACCTCTGCTTCAATTGCCCTTAGCTTTTGAACATATGGAAGATAAATATAAGTATAGGCATTTACTCCACCTTCAACCAGTGCGGCACTTGTTGGATTGGAGATTCCCATTTCAACCATTACACCAATAGCACCTTCACAAGCAGAGAGAATAGATGCAAGTCCTGCTCTGGAATATTTCTTTAATCTATCCTTGAAATCTTCAATTCCAAGATCAAACAGTTCTGTTATAGAATAGCTATTCTTATCTAATTGGGCTACAGCCTTTTCAATCTTTTGTCTTGCATATATCTCATATGTGTCGTTGATTGGAATGTTAATTGTATCTGTTGTTGCCGTATCCTCTTTATCAGATACAGCGGTAACCTCAAAGCTACCTGTCCAAATATGATTCACAGAATCATAAACAGAGGATACGATCTTGGCTTTATATCTTGTATCAAGAATAATCTTGGTTGCATTAACAACAGCATTATCAACAGTAGTAGAAGATGCAGACCTTAGATTCGCCACAGCAACAGACGGAAGATTAATAGGTGTTATCCTATTTGCCTGTTCTTGTGCCGTAGTGTCCATATCTAATGTCGGTAATAAACCAGACTCAAGATAGATTTGAAAATCCATAACATCATAGACAGCGTTCATCAACTGAGCATATCCAATAATATCATCTATCTTAACAAGATCATCTTTGTATGGGAGATATTTATCTACTAAATGATTATATAATGTTAACTTTGCTGTTGGAATTGGAACATCATAAGTGTTCTCATAGTATTCATAATCAGCATCATAAGCAGATAGGCCATTCTTCAACTCAGGACTCATATCTTCCTTCATCTCATCTGTGAAGTACCAGATATATTGAGAGCCATTTGGGTTAGAGGAGATAATAGCCGCATCCATCAAACCATCACCAGACAATAATCTGAAACAGTTTTTAACAGCATCAGTATTTGTAGTTAAATTGATTTGCGTTGCAAGTCCGTCTGTATCTACAAAAATAGTAGTATCCTCTCCATAAGGATACTCAATATTCGAGCTTCCACAGTTCGGGCAAACACCACTAAAATCATCTCGTTTCCCACAGTTTTTACAATAGCTTCTTAAGTCGTAAGCTGAGATAGCTCTTTCAATACTTCCATCAGGAAGAGTGCCAGAGTCATAAACAAAGATACATTGCACCTCTTGTGCAATAGTATTAAAAGTATCATAAACATTCTGACCATCCAATGAGAACGTTCTTTGAATGTTCCTTAAGGATTCATCAACGTGTTTAATTGTAAAACCCATAGTAAAAGAAAGCACCCTATGTAAAAGGGACGCTTCTGGTTTTTGTGGATTAAAGAATACAGTAGGTTCTGTATATTCTTTTCGTAATATATCAGACTCAGTATTGATCTCAAGATTGTGAACGTTCATGTTAGATAGCTCAAACTCTGAGTTCGGTGTGAGGCTGATATTCTTTATCAATTCATTGCTTTCATCTACATCATATGTAAGTGCAAACCACTTATCATATTCTGGTATCCAAACCTTCCTGAAATTCTTGATCTCTTTCCAGTTGGCACTTGTAGCATCATCAACATAGTGCGTAGCGAAATTGATTTCAGTAGGAGAGTTCATATTGTCAGCAATATGAAAACCAGTAATGTTATCAATCACACCAATCTTTTTACCACTACGAGTTGCTAAGACCATAGTCGGTTTTGTTGGTGTGTTTTTTCCATTGAATTTTATCTTTATTGCCATTTTATCACACTCCAATCTTTGCTAATGGACGATAAGATATCGTAACATTACATGGCATAGATAAAGTATACGTGTTCCTTTTCTCATCAAATGTATTTATAACTTTTGGATAGATATAATTAAAATCATTTGCTATATCATGTGAAGTATCACCAGAGGTGATGATAGGATGATAAATAGCGATAGATTCATTTGCGCTACAGTTTTTAATTACAGTTGATTCATCAGGTGTCATATTATTGGAGATAGTTAAGTCTCCGCTATTTAAACAAGTGATGATAAACTTCGGATACAGTGTACCAACTTCATCTGAGGTGTTAAGAATAGAAAGTGAAGTTGTGTTGTTGTATGTGTAGCTTCTCTCCATATCCCATCCAAAAGGACTATTCGTAGTTAATGTTAATTCCAATCCAATGATATTTGTTCCTGCTCTAACCTGATTGATAGTGAAAGAGCCATAATATGTTATGTTCTCATAACCGTTTGAATACAATTGAAATGGCAAGTATTCTTTTCTCTGTAACCATCTTGCCAAATCCCTTACGTCTTCTACAGATAAATAATCACCTTGTGACCACATATCACAAACACTTTTGCAAATACAAAACGTTGTCGTTATAACAGTTTCATATGATATTCCTGATATTGTCCGTTTAATCCCATGTTGTAGCGGCACTTCAGCGAATGTAATCTCAGCACCATTAGAGATCTGATCATTTATCCCACTAAACTGGCAAATAATATATCCTTTTTCACTTAAAAGGATTCCATCATACATAAAATCCATTGCGCTTACACTCATCGCGCCACCTCCCGATATTTTAGAGTCTTAGCTTCAACTGAAGAATCTTATCGTCAATATCCAGTTGCGACTCTTTCATTTCTTTCAATCCATTTATAGTTTCTTTTAGTTCATTCATTTTTTCCTGATATTCATTTTTTAAATTTGAAAGATCAGATACGAGCTTATTGTATTCATCAATAGTTTGATTCACAGTATCACGAGCCTGAGTAATCTCTTTTTCCTCAGATAATTCCTTTAGCTGTTGTCTCAGCTTATCATTTTCTTCGACAAGCTCTGAATTACGATCTCTCAATATTTGAATTGTTTTGTTATAATCCATGATATATTCTCCAAAATAAAGTAGAGTCTGCACTTTCGCACAGACTCTACTTATATTATATATTGTTAAAACTTCACATTGTACTTATCAAATCTGCTTGTTCCTTTCAGTCTGTTATTCAACATTGCGTCAAACATTCTTTCCCACTTGTCACTACTCTGAATCTGTCTCATCAGATCCTCAAAGTCGGAAACATTGGAAATAGGAATAGTAATATTAATATCATTATTAATATCACCTGCATTATTTGTATTAACAATGTTTGTATCCTTAAGAACAGTAGACATGAACTTCTCAGGATCTTTGAGCATTCTCCACATATTATCTGTAGCCTGAGCATCCACGACCATGCTTTGTCTTGCCAATGGAGTAAGGATACTACCATCAGGACGAACAATAGTTTCCGTACCACGTTCGTTAACAAGAGCAAATCTATCTTTGTCTACAGATTGTGTACCTGTCCAATATCCCTTAAGCTGATCAAGAGATACCCAACCAAGGTCAGACCAAGGATCTCCGGGTTTAGTACCTGCCTTTCTAATACGATAAGGTTTACTAACTCCTGCGTAATTCGTAGCAGTCTGATAAATCTCTACGGCATTAGGCTGTCCAGAGAACTGAGAACCAACAGGCTTTACACCCCATGCGGAATAGTTATATTGTCCAGTGAATGTGACAATGTCACCTACCTCTGGTTTACCATTTCCTTGTGAGGTATTCTTGGCAGAATTGACCGCGGCTTTAGCACCAACACCTACACTGCCAGACCCGTTTCCTGCGCCAGTATTTGACTTAACAGGTTTGAGGTTTGAAACATCAGCTTTGGTGTATGTACCATTCCCCTTTGCGGCGGCTGAATTTGCATTCGCTTTCACATTGGAAGAAGATGGCGTACCAGTTTTTGTCTCAAACAATTTCTCCATAAGCTCTCTGATTTTGTCAAGATCATCTTTAACACTTCCCATGTTATTGATAACATCACCGACTTTTCCAGTTCCCATATCAATGGCGGCTAAGATATTAGAAGCTTTATCCATCTCCTGAATCTTATTTTTCACGCCATTAATCTGATCCTGAATGGCAGTTGAGTTCTCATCAAACGAACGTTTGATCGCATTAGTATCTCCATTGCCAAGGTATGCATCAAGAGCAGTTCCAATGTTATTGATAGATGTACCGACAGATCCACTCTCACCAATCAATGCTTTCTGTAATGTAGAGGCCATTGTATTGATAAGATTCTGGATAGACTGTTCGCCAGAAAGAGCAGAGTTGATAACAGACAAGTCTTCACTGAATGCATTATGGATATTCTCAGAGAGATTTCCATCACCAGTTCCAAGAAGCTTTGCAATGTTATCAATCTTCTCAGCATTCAACGTGATACCATATACCGAATCTCCAATTAAGGATGCGGCAGTTTGTCCATCGTATCCAAGAGCAGAAGCTACAGCAGTCAAGTATCCTTCAATCAATCCTGCGTGTGTAGAAATGTTTTCAAGCGTACTTGTCTGTCCGTTGGTTAATGTCTCAGTAATGATAGCACGATCATTGGAAAGTTCGGTCATCAACTCAGAGGTATATGTAGCAAGAGCAGGAAGACTATTAAAGTCAGAGCTTGCAAATACTTCATTAACCCCAGAAGTCACCTGATAACCAACATTTCCCGCAACTGTATTGATGGTATCACTAATCTGTCCAGACGCAAGGTTAATCTCGCCGATCTGTTCAGCAATTAAAACATCCAGATTGTCAAGTCTTTCATTGAGTACAGTATTGAAATCATCATACAGACCATTTAACAATTCCTTCTGATCAGAAATAGCTCTCTCGTAAAGAGTTTCTTGTAAACTTTCTTGAGCAGTTTCCAGAGAATTGTTAAGTTCCTGAAGTCTCTTACGATTTTCTTCTGAATCATCACCAGAAAGAGCGGCAAGCTGTTTCTGAATATTAGTAATGTTCTTAGTCTGGTTAGCTACATTCTTCTGATAGTCATAAAGAGATTTCTGCTGATCAAGGGCATTGCTATATGTATCAATGAGTTCCTTGAGATAGGAGAGTGTGCTTTGGATTCCCTGTTCAACGAGACTCTTTAATGCTTGCTTCTCTTGTTCTGCGGCAAGAATCATTTCCTGCTGAAGCTCAAGAAGCTGTTTACGTCTCTCATAAAGAGTTTTGTTATTCGGATCTTTTGCAAGGTCTTCAGATATCTTAAGCATCTCATCTCTGTACTCGTCTGCCTGTTGCATATAGACATTGTAGTTTAATCCATGCAAACCTTTAGTGCTCATACCACGATTAGTAATATAGCCTTGGTCAGAATACATCTTAAAGTTTGACATAAGATTGATTAAGAAATCAGCCTCAGAGGTAATATCTCCAATCATGGTTTGAGTAAGATCAAATTTATCCCACTGAAGCTGACGAATAGCATTATTATATTCTATAATACTATTAGTCATTTCATCAATAGCAATAGTAACTTGATCAACCTGATTCTTGTAATTGTACCACGCCTCAGAACCTTCCTCTACAGCACCAGTATCAACAGCCTCTTGGAACATAGTAAGCATTTCTTCATGCTTCTTATTAAGAATGAACATCTGGGTTTCTGCGTTGTCAATAAGCTTTTCATAATACTTCTGACTTACAAGATAGCCCTTCTGTTCTGTTCTATTGATAGCACTGTTGATTAAATTGCTTGCGTTCTCAAAAGATGTGAGTACGGAATCTGCACGATTCTGAATAAGATCAAATGCTTCTTGGTAAAGATTGGAAATATCCATGCAGAGATCGTATAAGGAATCCTGCATTTTTATAGCCTTATTGTACCATTCAGTATAGCTCTTAATAGAATTACTAAGCTCCTCATTCTGAATGTTCTCAATATCAATTGCACCCTTACGAACAAGTTCTTTATAGTAATCACTGAGCGGAATGTTCTCTGCCTCAGTCATATATCGCCAGTAAGCGGCTCTTGTCACAGCGATCTCATCATTAACATTATTGATGTTATCCATGATAGCATCCGCTCTGGTCTTATACTTCTGGAACGAGTTACCAATTACCTTATCAAGTTTTGCAATTTCTTCTTCAAGTCTCTGAATCTTTACCTCAATCCAGTCAATAACCTCTGAAAACTCATTGGCATTTTCTGTAGCATCAGAGCCTCCGCTTCCACCAGAACCTTCAGATGGAGTACGATCAGAACCGCCACCAGAACCACCAGAATCTTTTGCATTATCTGCGGCAAGACGATTTGCAATATCCTGAACATTGATACCACCATTGGCTTTAAGGAGTTCGATTTGGTAAAGATTCTTTGCAAGAGTATTACGAAGATCGTTAAGAACATTGGTATCACCCGTTATGATCTCTTCAAGTCTTGCTTTCGCTTCTGCATAACGCTGTTCTACATCTTGCCTGAAAATATTATTCCTATTAGTATCATCAGTAACAAGACCATCATTATCAAGAACACGCTCGAAATCTAATTTGGCATTTTTTCCAACATCTCTTTTATATTTTTTCGCAACGCTATTAGATTCTTTTACTCCTGCTACAGTAACGCTATGGTTAATAGTATCTCTTATATTTTCTATACCATTATATAAAGTAGACGCAAATGAACCAACAGAAGATTTGACATCAGAAACAAACCAATCACCAATTGGCTTTGCAACATTCCCGAAAAATGTACCAAGATTAGTCTTAATAGAATCTTTAAGATTTGAGAACATGGTAGTAACGCCACTTGTGTCCACGCCACCCATATCTACATTTCCACCGTTTCCAGTGAAAATATTCTTTACTGCTTGAGCGGCAGAATTTGCTTTGTTTCCAATATTAATTAATGCAGTTTGAAGATTGGAGCTTGATGTACTGGCGTTCTGTTGCATTTTTGTAAACGCATCAGCGAATGCCTCAAGAACAGCCTGAGCAACATTAATACCCTTTTCCTCTACATAATCATCGTTCTCCTGAAGCATCTTAGAAGAATCTGAAGAAATGGTAACCTGATCGGTTTTTGCCGCCGCATAGTTCTCCATTTCATTATTGAGACTATCTGTATACTCTTGATTTTCAGTATGGATATTTTCTATTTCAGCATTGGTCTTTGCATCATCTGTCTCAGTTTCATCAACATCATTTTCTTGTTTATTTTCAGAAGCGTTGTTGTCAGATTCAATCTTATAATCCGTTAAAGCTTCCTGATCATCAGCAATCATCTTTGCCGCTTGAACATAAGAATCAACTTGAGCTTGATCGCTCTCTTCAGCATTCTGAACAACAGCATCAGCATTTTCAAGCTTAAGCAATGTTGACTCCATATCAGCAATGTTCTCGCTTTCAAGTGCAGCCTTAGCGGCTTTAACTCTCTGCTCATAATACTGAATCTGAGATTGAAGAACTACGTTATTGTTTTCAAGCTCTTTAACCTTTGCGTCAATATCACCCTTAAGTTCTGCTTCTCTGGTCTTAATAAAGTTCTCATAAATTTCTTTATTTAACTCTACAGTGCCATCACCGTAAATCTTGGCATTCTCAAGAAGCTGTGGGAAATAATTAAACACATCATCCGATCCACTCATATCAAGATGAAGACCAGTAGTGTTTACCTTATTGATAAACTCAGCAAGCTGATTCATTTCACCACGAACATCCTTAAGAACATTCATAGTGTGATCCATTGAGAAGGGTTGATTTCCAAGGTTATAGAAAGAATTGATTAGCGCATCTATCTTTCCTCTAAGCTCATCTGGAATACCTTCTTCAGCGGCAAGCTCACGAAGTCTAAGAATCAACGAATCACTCTTTTCGTTAAGCAACATGGCAACAGCATTACGAAGCTCGTGTACACTTCCAGTGTGACCAATTAACTCTGGGAACTGCTGAAGAAGAGTATTAACAAGAGAAGTAAACTCTACGGAATCCTCTCTTATATCAACGCTCATCAATGTGGTGTATGCATCATGAAGAGTATTGATTTCTGACTCGACATCAGAGATAGCTTGTGTAAATGATCTTGCTTCATCACCTGCACGATCAAAATAAATCTTGTCAAGCTGATCAGCAATATCTTTAAGACCACCCTTAATATCATAGGTTGTGATACCAGAAAGAATTCTTAAAAACTCATTGAAAGCCGCTTTTGCTTCATCTGTCATATTTTCCAGACCATCAAGTCCAGATGTATTCCTAAGAAACTCTTGATAAAGTAATCCAAGTTGATCTTTAAGGTATGAGATTGCAATAGATGTTTGATCATCACTATCTGCAAACTGCTTCATATATGAAGATAAACCCGGAATTATTTGATTAAGTTTGTTATAAGTATCATAATCTTTCTCAATATCTTCCCAAAGTTTACCACCATGTTCACTGTCATTTGTAAGAGTGCTGATAACTTGACTTATTGTTTCGGCCTCAGACTTAACAGTATCCATATAGCTATTAAGATTAGTTTCTTGACCATCTACATATATAGAAAGATTAAGAAGCTTCTCAGTGTCAATTCTATGTTTGAGTTTTTCAAAGTCTGCTTGAATCTCATCAAGGCTTGCATTTTCATCTATATCAAGTGTGAGTGCAAGAGAAAGATCTTCCGAAGAAAGCGAACGTAACCAGTTATCAATTTCTTGCTTTTGATAAGTCCAGTTTCTATTATTGGTTAATCCAAGATCATCTACCCTATTTAAAAGAGATTGTCTTGTGTTACTAACAGTATCGTATTCTTTCTTCCATGCTTCTTCACGTTGCTCTAACCACGCTAAGCCCGCTTCCCCACCTGCTTCCGCATATAACTTGATAACATTATGCAGACCGCCTTTTATCATGTTAATAACATTATGATCGGGGACAAATCCATATGTTTCTAACAATGTTTGTTGTTCGGATTCATCAATACCATCCTGAATTATTCCAAGTAATTGTTCGTATTCAGAAATAGCAGAAGAGAATCCTTCATCATCAAGCATATCTGATATGGAATTAAATTGTGCTATAGCGTCTCCATAATGATTAACCGCATCTGAAAAAGAAACACCTTGATCTGTTAATTGAAGTATTAAACGTTTTTGAGCATTAGATATAGTATCTGGATTAACACTATAGCCACCAGACACAGCAGAAATAGACGCAATTGAACCATCCCATTTATACTTTATTTCTTCATTACTTCCCGCATCAATCCATACATCATGCTTAACTTCATTATATCTCTGAAGAATAGACTTCTGAGCATTAACAGCGCTATTATATATATTATTGATATACTCGTCAAAGCCTGCAACATCGACTCCAAGAGCTTCCAACATTACATCAAATTGTTCTTTGATCTTGGTAAGAGATGTTTCATTTACACCCTCTTCAGCAAGCCACGGAAATACTTCAACAAGAGAATTTCTTTCATCACCAGTAAGAGAGTAGATACTATCTATACCTTTTTCAATAAGAGCGATGTTGTTTTTGTATAAGTTAATATAACCAGAAGCATCCTCATCGGCAAGAAGCTGTTCAAGAGATGTAAACTTTTTAGAAGACATATAATCTTCATACATCTGAATGGCTTCTGTTGCAGATGTAGCATCAGCAGTTACTTTAGCCCAGATCTCTTTTTGATATTTACCGAAATCTTTAGTATATTCCTCAAGCTCATCTTGCGCTTTTTTAAATTTACCCGGATCAACACTATCATCAAAAAATCCTTCTACTTGTTTTGAAATATTAAATGCATTAGAAGATTCCTTTGCCTCGTCTTTTAACGCTCTAAGAACGGCAAGCAATTCTTCAGCACCTTCGACTTCAGATAATGTTGCCTCAAGATCATCCCACTTTTTATCAATAAGCGTATTAAGCATATCAATAGTAAGCTCACCACCATTAACAATTTCTGGGAATGAACCTGCAAGGGTTTCGTATAGATCAAGCTTATCTGAAGCAGACATTGTATAGAAGTTATCTATAGCATTGCCAAGCTTCTCCCATAAAGCAACTGCATCGTCTACTTGTTTTTTAGAAGATTCATCTGTAAGGAAAGAAGATAAAGATATAGGTTCGCCTTTTAATTTATCCTCATATTCTTGTCTTATAGCATCTATTGCACTAAATATAGTGAACCCTTCAGTATCAACATTTTCTTCGCGTATCTTCTTTATTCGTGCATAAAAATCAGTAAGTTCTTTTTCACTATTTATACTGTAAGTTTTATATAAATCTTCTAATTCGGTTTCTACAACACGATCATCACTATCAGAAATTCCAAATAATTCTTTAATGCTAATAAAATCATTAGAGTTATTATAATCATTATATATTTCTCTTTGCTTCTCGCTTGCGGCTTTAATAATGTTAAAGCCATAGTAATCAAATATATCATCAATAGAGGACTGGATTAGTTTTTTTTCATTATTATCTAAAGCTGTAGAACCAAGTATAGCAAATATAATATTAGTCTTTATTGAATTTATTGATTCCTCTACATCAGTTGCCAATCTACCACTAATTAAATCACCGTTATTGACGAAATCTGCATTGATTAAATCAGAAAGTGAATTTAATATTATCCCCGAACTATCATTAGATAAAGCAGTTGTAAACGCAGTTAATATAGAGTCTACATAATCATGTTGAGTAATTCCATCCGAAACAATTTTAGTGATATCAGATTCAGAAATACCAGAAAACAAATTAGATAATAATTGATAAAAAATATTATCACTTTTTAAAATATCAGAATCTGGTAATTTTGTGAAAGAAGACTCAAATTCAGCTATAAATAAACTTCGCATGTTATCTATATCAGTCATTGACTCTGTACGATATTCATCTAATTTAGCAAGTGCCTCATTCATATTATCATGATACATTTCTAAAGTACCATCTAAATTGAATAACGTACCACCATTATACATATCAATATCTAACATGCCAGTATCACGAAGAGCGTATACTACATCACTTGCAAGTATATTATATTTTTTTGAAAATTCATTTATTGAATCGTTTATTAACGATGGAATATTATTTCTGTTATCATTAAGATTGCCGTCTATAATAGAAAATATATTTTTTGCTAAATCAAAATAATCTGTTGGTGCTATATTCTCTTCGTATAAACCACCAGTTAATCTATTTTGAATATTTAAGTTGTTCTTTCTGATATTAGATGAGTCAAGGATTAAAACATTATTGGCTTTTTCTCTTTCGGCATCTAAAGCTTTATTAAGAAGATCAACATTATCCTTTACTTTTAAAATTACTCTACCCTGATCATCATATCCTTTTACGAGTCTTGGAAACATATCAGCTATCTGAGAAGATATATTATGATATTCATCAAACTCATCAGTTGTAAGACCAATATTATTACCAACAGAATCAACACCAGATGCAAGTTCTATATATCTCTCACGAAGCTTCTTAATACTTTCGCTGTTTTTTTTATATGTAGAATCAAGCGTTTCGAATTCACCAAAAGTAGATTTTACTTTTTCTGCTATTATATTAGACTCATTAGCCGCATTATATGCTACCTCAATAAGTTTACTAATTCCATAACTTACAGCTGCAAAAATGGCGGTCATACCTATGTTACCAAGCAAAGATATTGAACTCTTTAAAATATTATTAAATAAGTTACCAGACTTTCCAGTTTTTGTAAATGCCTGTGCCAACCCATTCGATGTTACAATTGCATCTTTTTGCGAATTCGTAAACTTATTTAAAACATCATCTGATAACGTTAAATCTTTTCCATATTTTTCAACAGCCGCATTAAGAGCCGTTTGTGTATTATATGATGCGTCAGAAGTTAAAAGCCTCTCAGCTTCGGCTCTTATCTTTTCATATTTTCCAAGTGTATCATTAGATATAGATAATTTAAAACCAGATTTGTTTCTTTTAAAAAATTGACCTATATTAGATAATGAATCCCCAATCTCAGATACTCTTTTTCCAAAGATGGTAATCTTTTTTATGCCATCTGCGCTCACTATAGTTCCAAAAGCACCAAGCTTCTTATATGTTAATAACGCTCCTAAAGCAGCAAAAACACTTTTTTGCTGACCAATAGTATTTATGAATTTTACAAATTGCGTAATTAAATCAGTAAAGAATTTAATTACATCAGAATCTATTAAACCATTCCAAAATTCTTGTACTTGGTTTTGTAATAAAGTGAGTTTATTAGTTATGCTATCAAGATATTTATCAAGTTCTTGCTGTGCAGAACCAACATAATCATTTGCAGAAGATTCGAATGCCTCTTTTAATGTATCTGGACTGGATAATATACTTGCGGCAATATTAGCTCTGTTTTTTCCTGCTATCGTCTCTAATAGAAGGTTGACATTGTTGCTTTGTGTTTTTTTATCAGTATCAGCTATTTCTTTATATATTTCTGCTATACCAAGAAGTATTTCGTAGGTACTTTTATAATTCCCAGTATTTGTAAGTATATCAAAACCCTTAAAACCATTAGATGCAACTTTTGTAGCATTCATAATGGTGTCTCTTAATTTAGATGTTGTTGTCATAAAACCATCAACATCTTCACCAAGATCTTGAAGTTGTTGTTTTGCTTCTTTTGTACCAGTTAACCTTAATGCAATTGTTCTGATTCCCTTACCTACAGAAGTTGGATCTTGTGCTATGCGGTTACCCGCAGTAATTAATGCTATGCTTTCATCAAGTGTATTATTAGCAGTCTGCAAAGCAGAAGCAGAATCTTGTAATGCAACAGACAGCCCTTCAGTAGAAATAGCAAAGTTATTACCAATAAGATTCATCTTATTTACAAGATCTATTTTTTCTATATCATCATACGCCTGAGACATAGATATGAGCGCTTCTGTTGCGGCATCAATTGATTGGAATTCTGATACATTAAATAAGATATTTGCTGTTTCAGCAGACTTCTTTGCTTCAGCAATAGATTCACCAAGTCTTAAAAAATCTGCGGCAGATTTTTGAATTTGTAGACCTGTCGTGCCGACAGTCTCTCCAATATCAAAGCTTGCCTTTTTGAAATTCTCTAACACCGCAATAGAATCATTACTTACTTTTCTTAACTCAACAAAAGCATCATCATATTGTTGAATGACTCCAATGCCCTGTCTAACTAAACCGATTATCCTTAATGGATTAAGGAAGTTACCGACCCAGTATGCCGCCACATCGCCAATTTTCTTTTTTAACTTATCTAATACACCTGATAAACCAACAAGTTGTTTACCTGCATCCTTTGTAGAATAGGACACATTTGAAGACAATTTATTCCAAGTAAATACAACATTTTGTAAACTTCCATCATATTGTTTTACTTGTCCTGTTAAACGATAAATCCCTTCCTGCTGTTTTGATGTATCAAGTTCAAGTTCTTTTGTTACCTTTTTACCCATTCCTGACAACTGGCTTTGAGCAAGAGATTTGAAATCGTTTTCACTTGATACTTTTTTAGTAAGGAATGTGCCGTTAGACTGATATTTTAATGTTGATTGTATGATTCTATTTTCTTTTTCAAGTTCATTTACTTGATCTTCGGTAAGCTTATTACCATTTTTAATAAGATCATTAATAATTGAATAATTTGATTTTATTTGATTTAATATTTCTGTGTGCTTACTTCCAAAGTCACTATTTTCCCATTGTTTTGTATTATTTTCAAGAGCGTCATATGCATTTCTCGCTCTGTGTATAAGATCAATATCATTCTGGAAATCTTTATCATTAAGTAATTTTATTTTATTATTTGCGACCTCATTGTTAAGACGAGTAAGCTCAGTTTTAAATATCTCAAATGCCTCAATTCTATCATTATCAGAAAGATCAACATTTGACATAATATTAAATTCTTCAAGAAGCGACTTGACTTTTCCCTGAGTTTTTTCCGATGAAATAGAAAACGCATCTAATTCTTTTTGGATTTTTACTATTTGATTTAAGAACGCACCATTATCAACACCATCATTAATGGATTTTAGTGTTTTTTTTATATTCTTATCTTCTTCTGATTCATAGTTCTTAACTGATTCAGTAACTTTAAAAATAGAATCATTGGCTGACTTAACCGCTGAATCAATCTGCTTTATCTGCGAGACCGTTGTTCCGGCAAGTTTCTTCATATTCTCAAGATTATTCTGAGCTTTATTAAAACTTTCAACGGTTTCATCTGAAACAGCGCCACTATTATTTAATTCAGATTTATATTGATTAGTATCCCTGTTATACTCTTTTAATGCATCACTTATTTTTAACTGATTTTCTCGCTGTATGCTTTCTTTAGCTTCTTTTGTAACAGAAGAAGGTTTGCTAATAATATTGGCAAGATTCTTTAATTCATCAGTTTTATTGAGTAAATCATTGATAGAAGATAGTACATTGTTAAGAGAAGAGTATGACTTATTCCCTTTTATATTTCCAAGATTATCAAAACCAGTTTTTATTGATACAGTTGCTTGATTAAATGATTCTGCTTTTTTGATTGACGGGAAAGCGTTTATCAAGGATGAGAGTTTTTCAAAACCAGTATCGTCAAAATTAAGAGACTTTACTTTTTCAAGTTTACCAAGCGCCTCTTTTATTGTAGCAATATTCTTTGAAAACGCACTTAAACTTTCAGGTGTTTTCTTGGATATATTATTAAGAAACTTTATTATATTAGAAAAATCTACGTCTTTTACTGATATTTGACTAATGGTATTAATAGCATCAATAATCTTCTGAAGATTACCTAAAGACCCTTCGTTGCCACCTTGAGATAAAGTATTTATAGCATTAGTTATTGTCTCAATAGCATCTGCCATAATATAGAATTCTTCAATTTCTTTATTCAATACGCTTTCCGCATAAGCACCTTCTTCAATTATAGCATCAGTCTTTCGGTTTACAGCATCAGTAACTTCTGATATTTTCAGCTTTAATTCATCAAATTTTTGATTCTCTTTATTTACAGAAGTATCAACCGCCTGTTGTTCGTTGTTTAAACTATCAGATGCAGGAGATACCTGCTGTGGTAGTTGTACCTGCTGTGGTAATTGTAGTTGATTTGAATCACCAACTAATTCATCAAATGCACTCTTAAGTTTTTCAACAGATAAAATGGTCTTTGAATACTGATCGCCAAGTTCTCCGAATATTCTTTTTGCACTTTCAACATTCTCTGTTGTAATTTTATATTCTTCAGAATATTCGTTTTCAAGTGCTCCATTAAGCATATTGTTAGCTTCAACAATCATATTACTAATTCTATCATAATCATCACCCATAATATTATGATCATCATTATAATTGTTGTCTAACTCATATTCAATTTCTGCAAGAGCTTTACCTAAAACAAGAGTTTTTTCCGTTGATAGATCTAATTGATTGATCAAATCTTTAAAGAATTCTAAATCCAATTGCAGATTTCCAAACCAACTATCTTCAAACTGTAGATCTTTATATCTGTTAAAGTTTTCAAACTCGCTAAGATATTGTCTGAATTCATCAATAGAACGTTCATTGCCTTTTGACCCATATGAACTTGGAGAAATACCAGGAAGGAAATATCCAGTCTGACTAACAAGTTTATTTACATCAAAAATTTTACCGCTATTAGATGTATCTTGAGCCTTATCTTTTAATTTGGTCATTAAATCATAAGACTGCATTATTCTTTCTTCTAATACTGTAAAATAATCTGTAAGCGTACTTAAATAACTTGGAGCTTTCTTTTCTCTAACTGCATCAAATAATTGTCTTAAAGCATCTTGCGTAGTACCAGATAAATCAAAGGTTGTTCCCAATGCCGCATTCATATCATTAAGCGCGGCAATAATATCAATATCTCCTTTATTTCTTCTGAAAACATTAAAACCAACAGACTGTCTTAGATTATTCCAATTATCACCAAATTCTTCGGCGTCTCCTCTGGAAATATTTATTTTACGTCCTTTTAAATACGATTTGATTTTTTGAGGAGTATCATTAAACTGTGCATCTAATTTCTTCTGTTCTTTATATACATTTGCATCATCTTCAAAAATTCTTCTTATTGGACTTAAGTCAATATCTTTTGCACCAAGACTCAGTTCCTTAAACATTTTAAATAATGCATCTTGCAAATCAACAACAGAATCCTTTGTTAGATTCATTTCACCAGAAATAGCAGTAGATAATTTGTGAACCTCATTTTTAATTTTGTTATAATCAATTATATTGCGATCAACTTCGATGGTTTCTGTTGGATTATTTATAGCAGTTTTTATCTCGTCAAGTATATCACTTTCACCCGACAGCACCTTATTAGTATTAACACTTTGGAATCTATTTTTTTCAAGGGCATTATATCCGACATTATCAAAATACTCATTTATAGATTGATAATAGTATTCTATGCCACTATGAACATCTTCTTTAAGATTGTCTAATTCTTGATGCGCCGAATACCAATCATTACGCATTTCATTTACTATATCGCTTAAAAATCTTATTTTGTCATTTGATAATTGCGAAGAAAATTTTTCACTTTTATAAAACTTTTCTGCCGCCATTATCATTTTTGGATCTATTAAACTATTATAATTAAATGCATCATTAATAGCACTTTTAATATTAACCCTATTTCTGGGAAGACTAACTAACATTTTTTCTATTTCATCTTTAGAAAAACGATAGTCGTCTTCTTTATTCATATTTTGATATTCAGCATAAAAATCACGCGTACTTTTAATTTTTCTTATAGATTCGGTTATTTTTTTCTTTAAATTCTCGATCCCGCCCAAATAATCATCAATAAATTTTTGAGCATTTTCTGCTATTTCCCTATTAATTTCATCAGGGGTAGCATCAAAAGGATCATCCTTGATATCTTGATTTTTTGATGCGTTATTTACAGATATATCTACAGGAATTTCGCCAACATTGCTTTTTATTTTTTCGCCAAAACTTTCAAGAGATTTTGTAGATGGGGTAATATTTATCCCCATGCCAATGCCTACTCTATCAAGATCCGCGCTTATTTCATCCAAATCAGACTGAAACTTATTAGGATCATTAATTACTGGCCTTGAATTTATACCAATAGTTGCATTATCTTCGTCTAATTTTTTTTGAGCTTCATCTACAAAAGCATCCGAATTTATTATTGGTTTAACCTCGATACCTGCTTTTGCACCAGATTCTTTTAGTATATTTGTAACATCATCAGCGAACCCTTTAGGATCAGAAATGGTTGGCTTCGCTTCTACACCAACAGTCATATCTGACGGAAGAGTGTCTGATAATATGTCTTCAATTTTAATTGTATTTCTAAAAGAAAACTTTAATGTCTTGCCGATTTCATCAGCAAGAGTTTCAAGAGAACTAAGTTCTTTTTTTAACGAATTTTTATCAATTAAAGAACCAATGTTTATTGACCCAATATCATCAATACCAACAAACTCATGTTGTATTTTTTTGATTGTATTTAAAAGAACCTCTACGTCCTTTATTTTATCTGAAGAAAAAGAGCTTTTAGTAATTAACTTACCAAAATCAAAAGATCGTAAATCCAGATTCTTAAACTCTTTATCTGCTTGTTTTAAGGTGTTTGCTAAAACAAGCATTTGCTTTTGATATGTGGTTATTAAATTATCATCTTTGTTTGTCTTGCTTAATTCAGCATTTAATTTTTGTGATACAGATAATAACGCAGGTAACAAGTCTTTTTTGGAATCCCATTTTCCACTTGCTAATTTGTTTATTCTTTGTAAATTTTCTACTATCTGCAAAAGATCTTTAATCTTACCATCTGTTTTTGTGGTAATCTCTACTTTCGCATTCTTTTTAAGTTCATCAATTTGATTCTTAAGATTATCATTATTTAATGAAATAAATATTTCGTGCTTATATGCCATATTTAATCACCTCACTGATAAAGACCCATTTTTCTCATTTCTATATTAAAAAAATTATCAAATACCGCATTGTTTTTAATATACGTTTTATTAAGATCTTTAATCATTTTATCTGTTTGTATATTTAATTTACCCTTTTTGGATATAAAACCAGAAAAGTGTTTTGCGGTACTGTATCCCATATCATATTCGTGAACACCAATTTTTGGTTCTGTTTTCCTTGGTATCCATCTTGATAGATTACCCCATCTGTTTATATGTCTGCCAGTGTCGTAATATGTTGGGTTTCCATGCAACCATGTGTTCCTATTTTCGGTTCGTGTAAAGCCATGAATAAAACCTCCATAAGAACGCTCAAAAACCCATTCCTTACCACCCGCACCGGGATCATACGGATTAAAATCAGCATGATATGGATTTCCTTCTATATATTTACCATCTATATCCATAGTTATTTTCATATTCAAATAGCTTCCGCTTTTTTTTAGATTAAAGATCTGACTTTTATAAGCACCACCGTGAAAAGGAGAGTTGGTTGCCGCCTCGTACAAACTATATGTTCTTCTATAATACTTTGGTGTATAGTCTTTATAAAAGATATCAATTGTACGTTTATAACAGTCGTACATTTTTTTTGATATTTCTTCACTATATGCAATTAAAGCTTTTTCTGCGGCCTTTTCCACATCCTTCTCTATCTGATCAAATGTTCTGTCTTTTGCCATTTTTCACCCTCCACAAACCTGCGAAATATCGGGGTTCTTGAAGGGTGAAAAACCCCATCAAATAATTTTTTGATTCCCGATGTTTCTCATTGTTTTAATCTTTACTCCTTATTAGTTCCAGTGAGATTAGCCAACTTATCAATGATCTCACTAAAACCATTCGGATCTTCCTCAATCGCTTCCATAAAACCCTCAATGAATTTTCCTGCAAACGTACTAACAGCCATCTTTATATTATCAATTGTACTTACAATATTTCTTTCATTCTCTAATTCGTCACTAAGACACATATCTAAAATTGTAGAAATCATATCTACCTCTTTCTCAGGAATGAAATGGAATATAATATCAACACCACCATTCTCAGAGAGAGTATCAAATGACTCCACAGATTTTTCAAAATCAATCTCAATATCTGTATACGCATCAATTACACTCAGGCAGAAGAGCATATATCTGGCAGGAGAGTTCATACTGAATACCTTCTTGTTCTCTCCGAATCTCTCCGCATCAATATAGCATGTGGCATTAATAATCCTTCTTGCTATATCACACTTCTGAGCATACGAGATATACTTCTTATTAATATGCGTAGTCACATACTTACTCACCATATCATCCTTGTTGTCAGTATCAGTGCGAAGATCAGTGAGCCTCTTCAATCCTATTGCAAAATTCTTTGCAGAAACCTTTTTTGCCATCGTGTTTTCCAATACGTTATTATTCATTTCACTCATTATATTATTCTCCTTTTATCACATTATTTAAAATCATAAAAATATTTGGCTTTTCTAACCGTTTTGAAATGCTGTGCTAAACAATCCTTACACAACATTCGACCGTCACTATACACATATAAATCCTCTGGCATGAATTCCTTATTGCAATCATCACAAGTGCAAATCTCTATCATATAATATGGACACGCCATAGCTAAACAACCAGTCCTACAATCAGCACATTCTGTGTCATACAGTATCATTTTTAATTTTCTCCTTTGTGCATACATGATGATCATCTACATATATTATTTCTTCTTGTATCTTTCCAATTTTTGCATTGTTCAGCAGACTACAATTCTTACTGTATCTACTACACAATTTGCATCTATCTTCAAATGTATTTAATTTCTCTCTATTAGAGAATATCCCAATATAGTCAACGGGATATATCTTTATTTCAATATGAGGATTCTTTGTATCATACAGAATCCCATTCACACGTTCACAAACCACATTATCATCAACCCAAATAAGTTGCGACTCTGTGATTGAATCTTTTAATAACTTAAAATAATTATCAGGATCTTTATCAATCCTGTCAAAATAGAAAAAACAGTCCATATAAAAATGTTGGAACTTGTCAAGTGGCAAGTCCCAACATTGTTCTTTAATCTGTTGTTTAACGTATTTTATAAAATCTCTTTTATAATCCTTGGCCTCTTTTGTCTCATACACCATCGCCATAGGCTTTCCATTTTTTATAACAGCTCTATGAGCAAGATAGTGATTCACCGATGGTGGAATAGGAGAGGAGAGAAAGAGACAATCTTTATTCTCACTTGTACTCATTATTTATCACCCATACTACAACATTCTATTACCATCATTAAAGTTTACACTTCGCTTGGATCTTCGGCTTTATCACCATCATTAACAGAAAGCAACCTGTTGATTGTGTCACGAGCTTCCTCAGTTAAATTATTTCCATCAAAAATAATTGACTTTATCCATTTAGGAGCAAACCCATCTTCTATTAAACCATTGATCATTAAGTCTATATCTGGATCAATCAACCCCAAATACTTAAAACGAGCCTCATCAGTTAAATAAGATTCATCACCTGTGTTCTCATCATGAAGCAAGTCATTAATTCTTTCCCTTGTCTCTATGGTTAAACGACTCAGTTCATCAATCATGTCATTTTACCCCACTACGCTTATTCTTCTTTTAATCTCACTGTAATTAAATAAACATTTTTCCCATTAAAAACAATTGGTTCTGAAGACATAATACTCATATCATTCAAGAATGATACCCATTCAGCAGGAGGTTCATCACTGTGAAGCATAAGCGACAATTCAATATAATTGTATCTGTCCTGTGGGGCAACATAAGACTCATCATTCTCATCAATATCAGCAATAGCCTTTCCGTTAATAATCTCAATGACTCTTTGCTGTGCTTCTGCTGTTAATGCAACCCAGTCAACATAAATCTCATCACCAATATTATTTGCGCTCGTGCTTTCTACATTATAAATTTCATCAGCCAAAACAATCACCCCCCACTTATATTATGTAATAGGAATGGTCTCACGAGAGATTTCTGTACCACATGCAGAACAATAAACTACAGAATCATAACTGGTTGCGGTTTCGTTTTCTCTCACAGGTTCACCCGGAGTATGAACACTACTATCATATCCAGTTGAAACAGTTCTACGAGAGATCTCTTCACCACAGACTTTACAATACACAACTCTTTCATAGCTTCCTTCAATAGAACACGTTCCTGCAATTACATTTTCTCTTACAACATTACCACTTGTGTGAGCCTTCTTTTCAGATGGCCTTGACTCTCTGGCGATCTCCTGACCACAGAAACGGCAATAAGTTACCAAATCATTTATTCCTTCGGCAGTACAAGTAGCGGCCTTTTTGACCTCAACCTTCGTATATCCCGCAACATGATCTCGCACTGGTATTGTTACATTCTTATACTGTGTAGTAAAAGCACTATTTGTAAAAGTGGCAACATATTGCATCTCACCAGTTTCTGAACAAGTAGCAGATGATATTGTTGTAGAAGTCGTATTCACTGTCTCGGTTTCAGCACCATCCTCATCTATATTATCATCACCAATCAATCTTTTATTATAACCAATTAAATTTGCATTTCTTATGCGTGTCTGATTATTCGTAGGCGTTTTAGTAAAAAGATAATAGTTCTTGACATTATTATTTCCAATACCACCTAATATCTTTTTGAATATTTTCTTCCCATTTGTTGTAGCATATACACCATCCACATCAATGTTACTATTGGGAATTTCTTCTCTCTCAGCAGTAACAGTGCTGTTATCCTGCGCCCACGAATATGTCGGTGCATAGTATTGTTTCATGTTCCTGTCTCCATTTTATTATTCATTTGTTTCAAACAAATATAATACAAGCCAATGCTCACAAGGACTAATAGCCGCATCTGTTGGATTATAAATTGCATACAAAGCCGTTAACGGTTTTGGATCAATAATAAACTTACCATCATTATCTGTTTTTAATATAGGCATTATCTCTGTAGATAATAATCCACTTGACAAAGCCAGAGCAGGCTGTGTATATATTAATTTCAAGTTGGCAGGATTACCAAATTCAAATGGGGCTACCTGTGCTATTATTTTGTATGATGTATTAGGCTTTATTTTATCAATATCACCATATGCCTTGTAATCACCATCAGCTTTTGCTATATGTGTATTTAAAATATTAGCCAATGGAATACGATCAATAACAGAAGAATTAGAACTAACTGATCTGATAGAATATATTAGCCTAATATACAGCATACCATCATTACATTTGCCACCATTTAATAATCTCTGATATGTCTCTCTTCCATCAGCAGTTAATTCACTTAAATTATCTATATTCATGATATGTATTAGCTCCTTCCTCGGATACTTCAGACGTATGATTCGGTACATCAGCATCGTTGTCTACCACTACCCATGTATACGATTCTGGTTCACATATAGTGTGAACAAAACTATTTTCACCACCGTGTTCCTCATAATCCCTTATCAAACCAATAAAAGCTTCTTTTTCCATAGCAGTCCACTGTTTATCTACGCTATACTTTCTGTATCGTTGTGCTATCTTATCTTTAAGATCCGCTCTCTTTGTAGCGTTCGTCTTATCAATCATTGAGTCGAATTTTTCATTCAATCTTGCCATAGCCATAGTTAGTTTATCTATATCTGCCTTTAAAGCACTATTATGATTCTTGGATTCTTCAATCATGTTCGTCTGACTTTTTTCCACTTCATCTAATCTTCCAATCGTTTTTATCAATAAGTCATGTTCTTCGTTCCTCTTTCTTACACGTTTGAACTCAATACCGAACTGTCCAATGAACCACTTCACAGATTCTATTACTACCTTTAACCCTCCTACAACAATAAGAATACTGAGTAGGAGAGTAGGCAAGTCGATATTGAGTGCTTCTTTCAACTCGCTCATTGTTTTTATTATTCCCTTCTTGAAGCGTTTTTGTTATATTTGTGATACTAAGTGTTGGTTATAATATGTAATGTATATTACTGATATATTGGTGAGTTGTAATAGAGGTTGATATAGGTTGTATACATGTTAATCCTTTCTTATTTATAACCATTATCCGATATTTGGTGAGCCATATATATAACCATCGTTTCCTACCCATAAAGAATCTAAACGAACTGTCACACTACCAAATGTAATAGTTGCATCTAACGTTCCTATACAAACCACTTCATTTTCATTTGACGATGTTTCCCCCGTAGGTAAAAACATAAACAAGCTACCGACCGGATGTATTACTGGCTCACCGCTCACAACAGCACGATAAAGGAAAACATCACAAACAGATTCGGGAACATTCAATGTAGAATTTGCCGTGATATTACACCTCATAGACATATAGCCCGTAAGCGCAGTGTCAGGCGTATATATTAAACTTTGTGGAACGTATTCGGGAGATTCGCCATTTAGGACAACATCACCAGATGCGATTAAATCGGGCAAAAACCGTCCGCCCTGCTTCATCTCTTCCAGTTCAGCCGCACTCACACTAACCTCATTCTCAGTACCCTTCCCAAGAGTAAGTCCACCAGTAGCCTCTAACTCACTAACAACCTCACCACTATCTAAGTCTAACAGTTCCTTTATATCCTTCTTGGCTTCATCTGTAAGATAGCTGTCGTTTTTTTTTTTTTTTGATTATCCATATTATTACACCTCGTTATTGTATTTTAAATATAATTTAATCATGTTAATCACATAATCCAAATCTTCATAGGATACATTATTATCAATTGTAAATCTCACACATGATGATGCTTCTTCATCAGAATAACCAAGCGCTTTTATTACATGAGATGGTTCATCAACATGAGATGAGCAAGCAGATCCAGTTGAAGCACAAATACCTTTATCATTCAAGAACTGAACAATATTTCCACCATCAATACCTTGGAACATAACACAGATATTATTAGGAAGTCTATATATCTTATTTCCAATTACCTTTAGCCCAATATTCTCAATTGAAGTCATAAACGCCTGTTGTCTTGAAAGAAGATCAGAATAAAACTCTATGTTATGTTTATCCAGTTCACTAAATGCAACAGACAAACAAGAAACCCCAATAACATTTTCTGTACCGCCTATCAGTCCTTGTTCTCCAAAAATGACAGGGAGAACATTCACACCAGACCTTACATACAACAGTCCAGTTCCCTTGATACATCTGATTTTCTGACCAGACATAGACAACATATCAATACCAAGTTTTTCTACGTCCATAGGAAAATGAGCTATAAACTGCGTAGCATCTGTATGGTACACTCCACCATATTCATGTGTAAGTCTGGATAGAAGAGTAGTGTACTGTACCACACCGATTTCATTGTTTGCTATTTGTATTGTTACTAAGAACTTTTTGCTTCTTTCTTTTAATTCACTTATTATTCCTTCGAATATTGCAATATCTATGAACCCATTTTTATCAACTGGAACTTCTATACACTCTATGCCAGTACCTTTGAGATAATTAACAAGCATCATAATATCGTTGTGTTCAATAGAAGAGTAGACTATCACACCATCTGGATTTGCCCTCAACCATCCTTGAATAGCAAGATTGTTCGCCATAGTTGCACCAGTTGTAAAATACAATTCATCTGGTAAACAATTCAAATAATGAGAAATATTCTTTTTAGCATCCTCTATTTTTGCTTTCGCCTTAAATCCAACCTCATGAACAGAAGAGGGGTTACCATAAATATCTCTTGCACAGTTTATCATCTCTTGAATCACAGCTTCAGATGGTTTTGTTGATGCGGCAGTATCCATATAAATTTCTTTATGTTTCATTATGTTATTCTCCGTATTCATTTTGATGTTGTGTGTACTCTGTCTGCTCAATCAGGCTATATTTGATTTGCAGTGGCAATACCACAAACTCCGTATCAACATCACCAGTATCAGCACGATACAAGTCAATTATCTCAAGCGCTACGTGCATGGAGTATGTTTTTGTAGCTCCTTCAATATCTTCTACAAAAAAGTATTTATACACTGTTTCAGCAGGAACTACACTATCTGTTTGTTTGTATACGTGTTCCTTAATATATTTTAAATATTGCACAGGCTCAGAAGGATCTGCTAAGATTGCAATAACATATTTCCTTTTTACACATACCTCGTGTTCGATTTCTCTCATTTTATTCTAATTCTCCTTTACACCACAGATCATATACCTCTTTTGTGTTGCGTTTATTCACTATAAACACAAGAACAGGAACGTTGTTGAAGTTTATACTTGGGTATATATCCAACAACTCTACTCCGTGTTTCATATATGCAATTATCTGTTGTGTATTTAATATACGCACTACATCTTGTAGCGCATATGTTTTCCCAGTTACATTACTTGTAACATATTCTTTCATCGTTTTTATCCTCTTATATTAAATGTAATAAATCAATATAAATTAAAATTGGCGTGCAAATAGAGTATTATATATATTTACTATTTGATTATTTTAAAATTTTTCTCTCGGTTTGGGTTGTGTGTCGGTGTGGGTTGTAGCAGGGGTTGTTATATGTGGTGTACATTTTATTCCTCCAATGAGTAAACACCGGCTACATAGATGCCTGATCCTGTAGAATATCCTTCTACCACTGTTTCGCCTGTTCTGTTGATAACATTGATAGCAAACCCAGTTAACGTATCAATCTGATTTCTATTCAAATAGTAATCGTGAAACGTGTCCTTAGTAAACATCGGCACATAGTCCAGTTTTGCGGTATTTGCATTAACAGCCTGCCGTACACCGGGAGCTATCAGATAAAACTGTATTGCACCGCTATCTTTCATCCACTGTTTTAATCTCGTAAGATCATAAAAACTGTATTCAAAAACCACAGCAGCATAGGGATTAATTGTCTGAAACGGAGAAGAGATATTAAAGCCGCCAACTCCAATAATGCTTTCCTTGCTCTGTTTCATCGCCGCCAGTTCCGCCGCCGTTACGCTTGTTTCATCCTCCGTTCCCTTGCCAAGGGTCAGTCCTTCAGTGGTCTCTATTTGAGTTGCGAAAGAAGATGGTTGTTCGTCACCATCCAAATCCAACATCTCTTTAATATCTTTTTTTGCCTCTTCGGTTAAATAGCTATCGTTTTTTTTTTTTTTTTTGATTA